TTTTCCAGCAAGTTCTGTTAGATTAGCATACACTATTGTAAGTGGAACTTATATAGTACAACTTGGATATAGAGGATCTGGATCAACAGTAATAAACGGTGGAGAAATAGTAATACTTCCAATACCATCTATACCAGGACATCGCTTTAAAGTTTATACTATAAATGGTACAGATTATATAGAATTTGAAGTGATTCAGAATTATATAACATTATCTAGTGATAATGCTATAGATATAGATGTTTATGCAAGACAAAGTGAAGAAAGATATTTACATATCGGAAAGGTTTTACATAATAAACAATATTTTAAATATCTAGAAGATAGAAGATTATTTGGAAACGTTGGAAGATATGATGTACGAACTGATTATACAAGAGATTATATTACGTATCCAAGATCTTTAGTTCGTAGTGGTGGTGTAATTAGAGACTGTTCATTAACTTATACAATTGGTGCCACAAATTGTTTATATAATGGTGGGCAACTTTTAGTTAATGGCATGATTATTGATACTTCTAAAATTTCATTTTTGATACCTAACGATGGCTTAGCTACTTATAATTTATATGCCGAAAGTAATGGACTTATTAAGTTATTAAAAGATAATCAATATGTTACTGGAAAAATTTCAACATTTTCTTCAACTGAAATATTAAAAAGTCAAGATAAAACTTTGTTATATGTAATTTCAGTAAATTCAAATAGCCAAATATCTAATGTTTTTGATGTTAGAAAATTTATAAATAATTTAGATAACAAAATAGAATTAATTATTGAAGATCAAGAATATGTTGAAGGTAAAACATTATTATATGGAACATTTCATGATTTACAATCTGCTGTAAATTATATAAATATATTACAAACAACTTCTTCTTCAGTTCCGCAAATAATAAAAATACGTGGAAATGTTTATTTAGATTCCGCTGTATTTTTGCCTTTTGGAACTCTTTTAGTAGGAGATGGCCGATTTGGAAATGCAAAAATTGTTTTAACATCTAGTTCAGCATATATATCTTGTACATCTGGTTGTACAATTCGTGATATAAATTTCTATACTGCTCTTTTTCCATTAAATGGCTTTATTTCTTCATCAATTGGATCTAACATTTTAATAGAAAATTGTACTTTTAGTGCTGATACTTATAATTCAAATAGTATCGGTATCAAGTTTATGAGCGTTTCAGATGTAAATATAAAAAATTGTTTTTTTTATAATATGTCTATTGCTATTTTTGGTGATATTAGTGTAACTACTACAAATAATGAAAATTATTATATTTCAAATAATTTATTTAATGATATAAGACAAAATATTTTATATTTAAGTGGTATAATAACAAATACGAAAAATATATATTTTTCTAATAATATTATAAATAACACATGTCTTGATTCAGCAAATTTAATAAATATTGGACAAGTTAATGGATTATATATATCTGGAAATATTTTTAATTGTACGGCAACAACTGTCGCTTCTGGCGCTGCGATAAATATTACTGGAGTTTCAAGAAATATTAATATTTTGGATAATGTTATTATTAATACTCCTGCTTCTAATGAAGGTTTAAAATATGGTATTTTATTAAATGGAACTGATTTGCTATATAATAGTATAAGTTTAAGTACAATTTTAAATAATAAAATTTATTACTTTTTTGGTGGGTCAAGTATTGGTGTTTCATTAACTAAAGTATCATGTAGTATAATAAGTACTAATGAAATAGTTTGTTGTAGAACATCTGTTAATATAGATACCAGTTTTGAACTAATTATAACAAATAATTTTTTAACTAGTGGATGGCTTTTAGATTTAATTTCAGCAGAGGCTCCTGTACTAAAAATTGATGGAACATCTCCTTTTGATGGAAATATAATAATTTCAAAAAATGTTTTTTTACACTGGTTAGTTCAAAATGCTGGATTGCCAACTCCAAATTCGTTAGTTGAAATAACTTCAAGTGGAGGTTATGGACAAAATTTCATTAATGATAATTTTTTTATTGTTAGAACGACTAATTTAAATAATATTGGATCATATCCTATGTTAAGTAATGCAGCATATTCTTGTACAATTTCTAATAATATATTTTCCGCTTCATCAACTCTTACTTCTGGCATTTCTTACATAACTTCAATTATTAATTCTACTGGAGATAATTGTTTAGTAACAAATAATAATTTAATTGATACTAGCTCATCTGTATTTAGAAATAATATTACTGGAACTAATAGTGTTGATTATATGAATAAAGGTGGAACATATACAGCAGTTATACCTATGACAAATGCAAATATATCGTATACAGCAACACATAGCGGTTCATATTGGTTTGCAGGTTTGCTTCCTAGTTATATGAGTGGAATTTATGTAGCAGATTTTTATGAATTTGGTGGAATTGAATATACACAAAGAGATGTTCCTATTGGTTCGATAATAGAGAATGTCCAAGTTTATATATTTTTTAATGGTATTGTTACAGGTGATGTTTCTTTTATATTAAGAAAAACATATTGGAATAGTCCATCATCTGGAATTAATGTTAGTAACACTGTAACTCCAATTATTAGTGGTAGCTCTGGTTATCTTACGGTTACATTATACCCAACTATAACAACTAACATAAATAATAATGAAATACATTCAGTAATGTTTAATACAAAATCCAGTTCAATAAGTGGTATATTTATTATATATGGGGCATTAGTAACATATATTTTATAAGGAGTTAAGATGACAGAAAAGTCAGGGTTAGAAATGATAGAAAATATAAAGACTCGGTTAGAACTAATTGAGCGACGATTTGCAAACATGGAATTAATGATAAAGGAATTATTAAATCGTACAAATAAAAATGAACACTTAGAAACTTCTAAACCAATGATTTTAGCAACAGCAGAATTAACAAAAACCATGGTTGTTCCACAAAGTTGTACGTGTCTTGCTCCAGTTAAAACAACTATTGGTCAAACAAAACAAGAAGTAAAAATTGGTGATTCGCCAGTTAATTTACCAGCTGTAAACTCTGATGGTAAAATAAAAATTCTTGGTCAAATAAAAAACAAGGATGGGCGACTTGTAAGTGGAGTAAATGTGAAAGTTTTTAATAATAATAATAAAATGATAAAAGAAACAAAAACAAATCGAGCTGGCGAATGGATGTGTTTATTACCAAGTGGAAAATATAAAGCTGAATATTTCCTAGAAAATATGGTGAATGACAATGTTAATTTTAATGCTTTGCCGGGACAAACTTTAGTGCGAGTAGCACAGCCTATAAATAGAGAGGGATAATATGAAAGAGGTTTATAGCAGATGTGGAGAAAGTAAAAATAGTTAAATAATGATATTTTTTGTTGTTCTTATTATTCTGTACCAAAATATTTTTGTAGTTTTTGTAAAAGAGAAAAAATAAATTCATTTAAATCTGGATAATGGTCAGAAAGTTGTAAAGCGTATTATTACAAATATATATAATAAAACGGAATAATTATGTTCACTTTGTAATAAATTTTAATTATAGTAAAAAATTGACGGGATAAGCAAATTTATAAAAATACTATACGAGCCAAAATAAAATTTATTCGTTATGTGGAAAATTATGTAAGGTGGCAAAATAATAAATAAAATATATACGGAATATTATGTGACACCAAACAAACTTTGTTTTTTTTATGTAATAAAATAAAACCAATTCATTGTAGAAAACCTGAAGGCAATTTGTGTACAGTTTGTTATACTAAATATGGCTCAAAATAGATTCAATTTTTATATTAGATATTTAATTAGATATAGGACAAAAAAATTCTTTAAAATCTTATTTAAAATTTGGGTAAAATTTATAAAAAATATATAATTAATATTTAAGCAATATTAAAATTTTTAGGTCAATACCCTGATAATAGAATAGAATGTTACATTAATCACTTTTTCCGTTAATTGCTTTTAATTTAAATAGTATCGATTATATAAAGTGGTTTATTAATGGTTTAAAATAATAGAATTTGAAAAAAAATAAGAAATATGATCAAGAAAGTTTCAAAATTATATTTCTTTATTTGAGGTGGCAAATGGCAACAAGTCATAGAGTTTATTCAGATCTTTTTAATTATACAGATTTTACTCGTCAAGTTGCTGTAGCACAAAGTAAAAATTTGCTAATAGATGTATTACGAGACTATTTTAGAAATGATACCATATATCGTTTTGAAACAGATGGTTGGGGATTTCCATTAACACCAAATCTTACAGATGTACCGCCTGATATACAGGAAAAAAGAACATCTAGGATTTATATAGGAGATATATATAGGGCAGACAAAAGATTTTTTCCATCTATAACTATTAGATATTCTTCTGGTAGATATCATCCAGTAAGTTTTAATCAAGATGTAACTAGTAAACAATACAGATTAGATTTAGTCATTGACGGATATGGAGAAAATTCTTATATAAGAACTCCAACGCACTATTTAGTTTGTGGTGCTTGGGATCAAAGTTTTGATATTTTAATTGCTGCTGAATCAATTCCTGATAGAGAGGAACTTACAGATATAGTATCTGGATTTTTAATTGGAGCTATTAGACAGGAGCTTTATGAGGCTGGTCTTTTCATTAAATCTGTAAATTTGGGTGGAGAAAAAGAAGAAGATTTCGCAAACGATAAAATATATATGCAAAGTATTACTATAGATACATATTCTGAATGGCGCAGAGAAATTCCAATAGATGCGAATTCTTTAATCGATGCTATAAACTTTTGTTTTAATTATGGTCTATTTACTCAAGATAGATTCACAACAGACAAAACTACAATTACTTTTGAGGATAGTATTAGAATTAATGTGCCTTAATTATTGGCCCATTTTCTAATAGCACAGCAATTAAGACAAATCATAATATAATCTTGAAGTTCGATTTTTAATTTATTCAAAGACATATTTTTGGTCTTACTTAGTTGATAAGTGTGCCCTTCTTTATAGAACTCGTATACTGGTATTGGGAAAAACCCTTCGCAGTCAGCGCAGCAGCCGCCTCGTTCTTCAATAATTCGTTCTAATTTTTCTTGTAATTTTAGATTTTTAATAACTTTTTGGCATTCTATACAATAGCTAAATGGGCGGCCACTATCTTTTCTAGCATAGAATTCTTTTTTATTTTTTATTTTAAGACAACGAGCACAAAAAGCCTCGTCTTTTTGTAATTCCACAATATAACTTCGAGTGTTTCTTGAGCCTAGCGGAGAGCAATCAGGACAAAATTTTCTGCTAGTTAGGCTATAATTTTTTCCATCTACCTTAATTTTATTGGGAAACTCATTTCCACAGTTTTTACACTTTGGCATTTATAATTACCTCATATTATTATCTAAATGTAAATTTATTGATAGTTTAAAATTATTCTTTTAATACAAATATTTATCTAAAATATAAAATAATTAAATCTATCAATAAAAAGACATATTCGTGAAGCTGTCGGCTATGTATTCGACAGTAAAGCAAGAAATTTAAAAATATTTCTTGGAGGATTAGTTTAAATGGCAAATGTTCCTGGCATAGTTGGATATATACAACCGCAAACAATTTCAAGGGTTCGAACTCTTACCAAAGCAGTTTCTGTTCCTGGTGGTTTAAGAATTATTAGTATTCAGGGTGAAGGCCGTCGCGAAGAAATTATTGTAGATTCTGCTGTTGGTAATGGAACTGATGGTTTCAATCCAGATTTTGTAACACAATCGGATGGATACGGAAGATATTTTAGACTATCTCATTATCCGATAGTAGAAAATAGAACAGATTTGTATCTAAATGGTTCTCAACTTAGAATTGTTGAAGATGTTATAGATAGTTCTACTTTTTCTTATGAATATGATGCTAAAATAGATCCAGATACGGGTGAAATAGAATTACAAAGAGCATCTCTTGTTGATTTTGGTGGTGGTAAATATTATGAAGCCTCTACATCAAACTCTGGCGATGGGTATTTTAGCGGATTAACTCTAGCTGATGAAAATGCTCCTGAGGAAGTTTGGACTATTCGTTGTGTAAGCGTATTGCTTGATAGTTATGGCGCTGCTATTAGATATCAAGCAACATTTATTGCTAGTGGATCTTTAAGTGGTCAACTTAAGGATGCTTATGGCCAGCCATATCTATGGAAAAGCGATTGTCACGCAATAAGCAATGGAATAATTTCTTTTGCTATTTGTAACCCCTCTCCATATGCAATTTTTGAAAAGGGCGATAGATTTAGTATACAAGTACAAAGTCATGTTCTTCAAAAGCAAGATCAACTTTCTGCTAAATATATTGCTGTTGCTGATCTTAATGATCCAGAAACATTTGTTGACCCAAATACTCTTTTTGTTAAGCACGGCTATCCAAGTGTTAGTAATGCATTATCTCTTGGTGCTCAATTAGCATTTTACAATGGTGCTACAAGTGTACTAGCAATACAAGCGAAGCCACCTCTTCCAAGAAGAACATCTGATATAGTTCTTCCTGTAAGAGATACTATTAGTGGTGAGTCAGGTGCTTCTGGAAATTCTGATGAAGAAGATTTAATCTTCTCTATTACAGCTCCTGGAAAACCAGATATTGATACAGAAGTACATTTCTTTGTACTCAATACTGATGGAACAGAACAACAGATTTTCCCAAATAAAGTGAATTTTTATGATCCAGATTTAACAGACTATTTTGCTGCTTATGAGCGAGATCCTTCAAATACTCTTCTTTGGGATAATTTTATGAATCCAGGTACTAGTGGATATGAATATAGTTATACCGTTGTAAGCGATCTTAAAGTGGAACAATCATCTGATGATGGCATAATAGCTCCAATTGGTATGGGATCAACAGCTACTTTTACTAGTTCAAACATCGTTTTGAGTAGTTCTTTTGTTGGTAAGCTTATTGATGTACATAATACAGTTACAGCAAACCTTGGTAGATTTGAAATAACTGCTGTTGCAAGTCAACATAGTTGTACAATTATAAGAACTAGTGGTTCTTTCGTAACTGAAACAGATATTAGATGGCAGTTGCTACCAGCAGATACTGTTGCTTCCGAAACTTCTCAGAGAATTCTTTTTACTAAAGATTTAGCTTTAGCTAGATATAAGGGACTAAGAGTTACTTATATTGATCAAAAAGATGCAGACTTCTTTGACCCAAATTGGTCTGATGTGCTTGATGTTCTTGAAACACAAGACGTACAGATTGTTGTTCCACTTCCGGTACAAACAATTTCGGCTATTCAACAGGCTTTTAAAGTTCATGTTGAGAAAATGTCTACAACTTATTATAAGCGCGAAAGATTGCTTTTTACAGGCGCATTGCAAGGTTTGACAGTTGCTAATGTTCTTGGAACTTCTTTAGCTGCGGTTGAAGATATTGGGTTGCTAGAAGGAATTCAGGGCGAGAGTACAGAAGATATTCTAGAAGGAAACATTGAAGATCTTGCTGATTATGGAGTAGCAGATAATTTTGGTGGAAGTTTTAGAGTTGTTTATTTCTATCCAGATGAAATTATTGCCGTAGTCGGTAGTGAAAGAACAACTTTGCCGGGATTTTATATGGGAGCTGCAGGTGGTGGCTGGTTTGCTGGCGAAGCAAATATTGCTATGCCAATAACTATGAAAACTTTAGTTAGTTTTACTATTGCTAACAATAAAGTATTTAAACAGGATGTTCTAAATCAACTTGGTGCTGCTGGTATTACAGTTTGTCAGCCTATTTCTGGTGCAGTTCGTGTATTACATGGGAAAACTACAACCCAAAGTGGATATCCAGAAGAAGAAGAAGTATCAATCGTTTTTATTAGAGATCAGTTGGCACGTACTATGCGCCAGGTATTCCAAATTTTTATTGGACAGCCAGAAGATTCAACATTGCTCCCAAGTTTAACAGCTAAAGCGCTCGGTGTGCTTAATCAGTTTGTTTCTCAAAACTTAATTACAGCCTACAGAAATCTTTCTGTAAAGAGAGATACAGTAGAACCGAGACAGTGGAATGTTGTTGTTGAAGTACAGCCAAACTACCCAGTAAACTGGATTTTCATAGACATAAGTGTTGGATTATTCTAATAATGGAGTAATAAATGCCTAAGACAGAGAAACCAAATTATGTTGAAATAAGCCAAGAATATTTAAATGGTTTCTCTGTTAAACATCTTTCTCTAAAATATAAAATAAAAGAAAGAACTTTAAGAAGCAATTTTGAAAAACTTAATATTAAAAAATATCAGAGAAGTTATGGAATATTTTCTACATTTAACTCAACGGAATGCTATTGGGCTGGTTTTTTGGCTGCCGACGGCTGTGTTTATGAAAATAGAATTATTTTGGAACTTCAAATTAAAGACCTTAACCATTTAAACAAATATTCTTCTTTTGTTGGTGGACATAATAAAATAACTATAAAGAAAAATAGCTGTTTATTTAGATTTCGTTCGTCTGAAGTGGGGCTAAATCTAAAAGAAAATTTTAATATTATTCCAAATAAAACTTTTTATGGTGTAAAGCCTCCCGATAAAATACCAAATAACGAAATTAGGCATTTTATTCGTGGATATATAGATGGAGATGGAAGTATATTTTGGTTTGGTACATTAAGATTGAAAATAACATCTTCATTATTAGAAATTTTAGAATGGTTTAACTCAATATTTAGTAATAAATTTAATTTAAATAGTAGAAAATTAAATTTGTATAAGGGAGTTTATAATTTAGTATATAGTGGCCAAGATGCTATTAATATTTTAGAATGGATATATAAAGGCACTAATTTATATTTAGATAGAAAATATTATAATTTTTTAAAATATAAGGAAAAATATATTTTGAACAAGGTGTTAAATGATATATCCTAATTCCGGCAGTGCTCTCGGTTCAAACATAAATTCGGGGCTTTCAACTCAAATAGTTATAAAAGTTGGCAGTACTACTGTCGGAGCAATACAAGCTTTAACTATAAACCAAAACAGAGAGCTTTGTGTATGGGAAGAGATTGGCACCGAAGGAATTATAGAAATACATCCGAAAAACGCAACAAAAATAGAGATTTCTATTCAAAGAATAGTTTTTGATGAGCTTAGAGTTCTAGAATCATTTGCAAGAGGTTTTATTAATTTACAAGCTCAAAGAGTTCCTTTTGATATTCATATAATAGATATGAGTACAGCCAATGATGTAAGTAATGCTTTAAGCCACATATGTCATAATTGTTGGTTTAAACAGTATAGTACACCATATAATGCAAATAATTTCTTAATAACAGAAAGTGCAAATTTGGTTTGTGAATATATAACTTCAATGAGAAATGCACAAAATGCTTCGTATGGTGGTTTGAAAGGAATATCATACGAATATGATACAATAGAAAGAAATACGGATCTTACAGGAAGACGTGGTAGATTTAGTTCTACTGGAATTTCAAAATAGAGAATTTATGATAGATAAAATTATAGAAATGTATAAAAGTGGAGTTAGTTCTACTGAAATAGCAAAACTGCTTAGAATTAGTAAAGCAAAGATATTGGAAACATTACATATAAATAATGTAGAGATGAGACCTAAAGCCGCTAGTAGAAAATACGGATTAAATGAAAATTCTTTTTCAAAAATAACGTTAGAAAGTTGTTATTGGGCAGGATTTATAGCAGCAGACGGAAATATTTATAATAAATATTTAAGTATAGAGCTAAACAACATTGATGAAAAACATTTACAAAAATTTAGAACTTTTTAAAATACTAATATAAAAATATATAGTAGAAAGAGGAAAAAAATTTGGATTTTTAGAGTACAATTGTTTAAAAATTAGTTCAAAAAGAATAGTAAATGATTTAGAAATAAATTTTAATCTTTTGCCAAGAAAATCTTTGACTTTAGAGCCGCCAGAAATTTTTGATGATTTTGCTAGACACTACATACGCGGGTATTTTGATGGGGATGGTTGTGTTGGGTTCGATATGTATTTTAAATTAACTTTTGTGGGCGGCTCTATTAAAACATTAGAATGGATTAAGAAAAATATTGAAAAAAAGTGTTGAGGTGGGTAACCCCAGCATACACATAAAGAAAAACACTAATACGTGTTACTTATCATATCACGGAAAACAAGTTATTGGTATTTTAAATTGGTTGTATAAAGATTGTGATGTGAATTATTTAGAAAGAAAAAGAACAAAATTTATAAGTCTTTTGGAGGATTAACATATGGCCACCTATCCATCAAGTGGTTCGACACTTACATCAAGAATTTCTACTGGGCTAAGCACTCAAATTATTGTAAAAGTTGGTACTGATACTGTTGGTGCTATTCAAAACCTTAGTATTACTCAAACAAGAAATATTGAAAGGGTTAAAGAGGTGGGTTTGGATGGTATTTTAGAGGCGGTCCCAAACCAAGCTACAACTTATGAAGCTACACTAGAGCGTATCGTTTTTGATCGCTTAAGGCTGCCGGAAGCTTTTATGAGAGGTTTTATTAATATTAAATCTCAATTAATTCCGTTTGATATTTTAATTATCGATCAAACAAATGGAAGTGGAGATGGTGCTGTTGTACACACTCTTAAGAATTGCTGGTTTAATAGATATAATCCTTCTTATAGGGCTGATAATTTTATCCTTTCTGAAGGCGCATCAATAGTTTTTGAGGATATTTATACAACTCTGGGTAATTCGAGCGCTAATGCGGCTCAGGGCGGCTCTCGTGGTGTTAATTTTGAGGTTAATGAGCGCGAGCGAGCTACTGACCGTGGTTCCGGTGGAGCTGGTGGCGGTGGTGGATTTAGAGGCACATTGGATGTTTCGTCTCTTATAAATCAGGTATTCGAGAGTTAAAAAAAATAATGAGAAGAAAGAAAACGATTGAAGAATTTATAAATGAGGCAAATAAAGTTCATAATAATAAATATGACTATTCTAAATATATCTACATTGATTATAAAATGAAGGGTATAATTATTTGTCCAAAACACGGAGAATTTTTACAAAATCCCTCTAATCACTTATGTGGATTTGGCTGTCAAAGATGTAAAGGTGACAAATTAAGAGAGTTGCGCGGATTTACAATAAAACAATTTATAGAAAAATCTAATAAAATACATAATAATAAATATAATTACTCAAAATTTATTTATATAAATAACAATACAAAAGGAATTATTTTATGTCAAGAGCATGGAGAATTCGAACAGATTCCTGCCTATCATTTCAAAGGACAGGGTTGTCCAAAATGTGGACGAGATAAAGCTATTCAAAGTAGAACTTCATCTGAATTGGAATTTATAGAAAAAGCAAATCTCGCTCATAATAAAAATTATGATTATAATAAAGTTTCTTATGTAAATGCCAGAATTAAAGTTTGTATTATTTGTCAAATACACGGAGATTTTTATCAAACGCCAGATTCACATTTAAGAGGAAATGGATGTCCAAAGTGTTGTCACATAGTATCCAAAAAATCTCAGATTTGGTTAGATTGGTTTAATAATCCAAATATAGTTAGAGAAAAGTTTATTTATGTTAATAATAAAAAATATATAGTAGATGGAGTTGATTTTACAACAAATACAATTTATGAATTTTATGGTGATTTTTGGCATGGTAATCCTAATATGTTTAAAGCAGATGAAATCAACCTTGCAAACAAAAAAACTTTTGGACAATTATATAATAATACTATAAAAAGAGAAGCTGAATTAAAACTTGCTGGATACAATTTAGTTTGTATTTGGGAAGAAGAATTTGAAAGTTAATCTTCGTTGGGGGCGGTTGAACCGCCCCCAACTTTTCCTTCCCCGAGTGAAAGATGGAATACCTACCATTTATTTTTGTTAGTTTTTTATTTTCAAATCAAATTAAGAGGTGAACAATGGAATTGCGCCATAAGTCTTTTGGTGCCGTAAGCACGCCCCAACAATCAGAACAAAAAGAACAAACTCCAGTAGTTGATGATTTGCAATCATTAATTGAACTTGGTTGTGTCAAAGATAAAGTTCAACTTGGAACACTTAATTTTCAACTTCGAAGTTTGAACGCAACTGAGCGACTTGAGCTTGGAAAGTTTCTAGGTGACAACCCAACAGGCGATATGTTATTTCAGTTTAATATTAAACTATTAGCTTTGAGTATTGAGTCGGTAAATGGAAAACCTTTAGAATCTTTCCATCCGTCTTATAAAACTAATGTAGATGTAATTCAATTGCGCGAAGAAATCATATCTTCTATGCAGGCTCCGGTAATTACTAAGTTGCTTGAGTTTTATAATTCTATTGCTGAGCGTAGCGATGCTCAATTTGGATCGGAACAAATAAAAAACTAGCTCAGTCGCCATTACATAGGCTGCGATGGCGACTTTGTAAAGAATTAAAAGTTCCAGTAGATGATAAGTTTTTTAGAGATATAAACAATGCTCAGCTTATTTGGTACCAAACACAAATAGGTTTAGATGAAAATGAACAATATGAGTTGTTAAGAGATGTTGCGGAGCACAACGCTATGTTCTGGAATCCTGAAGGTGTTGACCAAATAAGAGAATCAAGGAAAAATACTTTTACAACAAATACAGAGGATTTTGAAGAATCTGTTAAGAGTTTGTTTGGTAGAGAAATGACACCCGAGGCGCCAGCTGTAATGGATTTAGAACAAGCTTTGCGTCAAGATTTAAAACAAGATAAAGCAAATCCGTATTTAAATATGGATTTAGATGAAATTAATTTCACACCTATTAGAGGTAATTAATAAATGGCTGATCCGCTTGATCCCACAAAACTTGCAGCTGATGCTGATGAGGCAACAAAAAAGGTTAGCTCACTAGAAGAAGCCCTAGATGCTTTCAATAGAAAAGCTATTGAATCATCCGAGGATTCAAAGTCTTTAGGAAATGCATTAGGCGCTGCTGGTGAAGGCGCTAAGGCTTTGGCGCTTACTATTGGTGGGGGTCTTAAAACCTCACTAAATGCTATAAAAGAAGTAGGTGAGGTGGCTTTTGCATCGGTCTCAAAATCTGCGAGAGGTTTGTATGATCCACTTAAAGAATCAACAACAATAGCAAATCTTTTTGGCGATGTTGGTGGAAAAGCTATTCGTGGTTTTGATGAAGCAATCAAAAATCTAGTAACTGCGCAGATGACAATGCGCAGCGCTATTGCTGTAAGTGGGCAATCTATAAAAGAATCTGCAGAAGCTATTAAGAATTATCCGCAGGCTTTGCGTGAAATGTCTGCCTATACGGGTTTTACAAAGGGCGAAATTGATAAGTTTAACCAAACTGTTGGGCGAATGATGCCTGAATCTTTGCGCATGGCAAGCAAAGAGTCGGTGGGTCTTAAAGACAATGTGGGTGGAATGGTTCAACCGACAGTTGTTGCTATGACTGCTTTTAAGGCATTTGGAATAGAAGGAGCAGCCGCTGCTAACAAAACTCTTGAAGCATTTTTAAGTTTTAGTCAATCTCCGATAGATACTGCTAGAAATCTTGGAGTTATGGCAGCCGCAGCCAAAGGAACTGGGATTGATTTACAAACAGCACAAGAACAAATTTCTAAATCAAGTAGTTCTTTAGCTATTTTTGGTCGTCAAACGGGAGAAAGCGCTGCAGTTTGGCGTACATTTGCAGAAACATTAAGAGCTGGTGGGGTTCCAATTGCTGAAGTGGGCAATATTGTTGAAAGTGTAACCAAAAGTATTGCTGGTATGTCCATGGAAAATCGTGCATTCATAGGTATGATGAGCGGTTTAACAAAGGGAGCTTCTGCTCTTGGTGGAGCACTAAAGTTAGAACTTGCTATGCGTCAAGAAGGCGGAATGCAAAAGAACTTAGAAGCTTTGAGTGGTACTCTAGCCAAATTTGGCGGCGGAAAAATAATAACATTAGAGCAGGCAGAAAATAATCCTCAATTAGAACAACAATTTGTTCTACAAAGACAAATGTTGGGGAAATTGGGAATGCAGGGTACAGCTGAACAACAAAACAGAATGTTAGAAGTATTACAAAAAGTTCAATCTGGTGGAATGTCTGCTATAGATGCTGATAAGGCTACAAAAGAAATATTCGATAAAGGTAAAGATTTACAACAGGCTTCTTTAACAGCTTTAGAAAGTATTGACCGAACATTACAGGCAACATTTGGTGGAGGAATTGATACCAAACTTGATGATATGAATCAGGGTCTAAAAGGAAGCGGACCGGGTGGGAAAAGTAACTTAGAGGCGTGGCAAACAGCAGCAATTCAGATGACTTCTCCTGACACCAGAGCTATAAATCAGCGAGGAATAAGATCTGCTATGGGCAGAACAGCAGGTGATGTTATAAATACTACACAAAGAGCTGTGCGTATTAGAACAGGTCGGCAAGGAGTTAGAAGAGGTCCGGTTGGGGTTGAACCACTTGCCACAGGTGCTTTAGAGGATTTAGGAGCACAAATTTTTCGTTATACAACGCGAGGTGGCCGACCAACCATGCCAGAAGCGAGCAAAGCTGTTGAACTTCCAGAAAGCTCTCTTCTAAAAGCTTCGGCTCCAGCGGCTACAGCTATTCCGAGTAGGCCAATTTTAAGGTCTAGAAGCCCTGAAGCAGCAATTCCAGCAATAGCAAATCTTTCCGGAACGGTAAGCCGTGGAGATGCTCAAACACATCGTGATTTACAACAATTACTTGAAGCTACACGTTCTGGTCTTGCTCCGTTAAGAGAAATAAAACCACCGACAACTCCAACAAATAAAGTAGCAACAGACCCGACTGCTGCCAGTAGTGGCTCGACTTCAACTTTATTTATTAAATTTGAAGGCGGCGATGAAAATGCAATTAATAAAATAAAAAAGGCAATAAAAGAAGAATTTAATAAAAATACTCTTGGGATATATGGTGATTAACGGAGGTCCCGATGGCTTTTGATAAAGGCGTACAAACAAATCCAAATTCAATTTCAGTTTCAAACAATCCAAATTTGGTTCCGGCGACTTCACGAGAAGCAAATATTATATTACCTGATATTATACAACAAAACCCGGAAATGCCAATTGCTAAGCGAAATAGGCAAACAATAATGTGGCGAGTTCCTGGATTAGGTAAGGTTGATATGTATATCAATCCTCAATCATTAAGAATTACAGAGAAGAAAGTAATTAAAACACAAAGAACTAAAGGTGGATATATTATACAGTATTGGGGCGAAGAGTTGCCCACTGTGAGTTTAAGTGGAACAACTGGAGCTTCTAGTATTGAAGGAATAAATATACTTAGACAGGTCTATCGTGCTGAACAAGATGCTTTTCAGCAAGTAGCTGCAACACTCGCTGATAGACTTCAAGAATATACCTCTGGAGCTTCTTTATCCGGCATAGTAAATCAAGCCGCAAAGGGTGGTATAGGAACTGTTGCTGGAAACTTAGTAAACACTTTGGTAGGCGGCGCTGCCAATCCGCCTCTTTTGCCAACTTTAGGTTCATTGGCTGTTGCGGTTGAAATGTATTATCAGGGCTGGGTTTTTAAGGGATTTTTTACGAGTTTTATTATAAATGAATCAACTTCTCTTGGACCAGGCATTTTTGATTATCAATTAGAATTTACCGTTGTGGATCGTCGTGGTGTTCGTAGCAATATTACTTCGTATTCAAGAAGTCCAGCAACTTTAGATCCTACAACTGGAAGACCGATAGGTTATAATCGAGCAGATTCATCTTCTGTTCCGCTTTCATACAGAGGGGAAAAATAATGGCAATAATTCTTTCTTCCCAAACAAACGTATATTCCGAAAATGTTGTCGGCAACGCTTTAGGTAGTTTTGGAGAAACACTAGGTATACCTGGTTTTCCAAATTCGGGAGGAACTGGTAAGGCAACTTCAGATATATTGGCTGTTCAAGATAAAATGAATAGCGTTTTTAATAAACTACTAGGTCGCTCTTCGGAAGTTTTTGATCCCAATTTTGTAGAAAGTGGGCGTCAGGTTGCTATTGGTAGTGGTATAGAAGGCGGCAAAGGACCAAATATTGAAACCGCAAATACTAGAAAAGTATATACTCAAACGCCACAAGCAAGTATTTTAATAAAGAAAAGAGCCTTTTCTTCTTTACAAGATTTATACAATCCCGCATATATGGACCCAGCAGAAAAGTGGCTAATTCGAGCAACAAAAAGATTAGTTGCTAGAAAATGTAAAATAATGTCCGACTATGAACGTCTTACTAAAATTGAAAAGTTGGTTGATGCTGGAGCAGCAACGAGCGTGATTTTAACCTCTTTGATATCTTCTGGCCAAGAAGAATCTGGTGATGATACTACTTTTAGCTCAATGATAGAATTTCAGAATGTTGTTTTTGATAGACAACCAGTAAAAACTACAACATATTTTGTTGATTCGGATATGCCTTTTCTCGAAGAATTAGGAACTGGTAGTGGAGTTTTTGAATTAACTGCAGTTGCTACTCTTAATACCAGTCTTGGTCTAGAAGGAGATGGAAGTTTTAGTATGAATATTGAAGATCCATATAGAATACTTTTTATTACAGAAGAAGATATTGAAACAGCTATTCGTGAAACAGCTCTTTCCGGAATAAGTAACCAGTTAGATACAATTGCTGGCCAGGCTTTAAATACTGCCCAATCTATGGATTCAATGCTAGCAAAACATCGAAGGGAACGCGGCAAAAGCGAAATAACCATAAATGTTGGATTAAATTTTGGTTCTGGTGTAAATGCTATTATTGATGTAATAGGTTTACAAATAAACTCAAATAATTTAGATGATATTCCCGAAGAGCAGGCGCTTGATAGTACTGAACAAAGATTATTTCTTTCAACCATATCTAATCTTAAAATCTATCAAGAATCAATAAGCAAACGACTTCTAATGGGAATAGATTTGGACAAACAGATTGAAGAAATTCGTGCCCAAATGACATATGCGAGAAACAAACTGCGCCTTTTTTATTTAGGAAAGTCTTTAATTCAGCCAATGGATACTATAAATATTTTCATTGATGGGGGAACTAGACGTGGTGGAGAATGTGAGGACATAGAAAATACAGATATACTTTCTTTTAAGGGAGCAGTAAATTTTGCAGCAAACGCACTTGGTTTAAGAACTACAGCTATAGATGATGACTTGCTTCTAAATGAGTGGCGTCGTGCTGGAGAGTTTCCAGATTTCGAAACATTTAAAAAATTAAGGACTTTGAGTTTATCTACAGAAAGCGGCGTTCATGTTTTTGGCGGTTTTGTAAATCAAGTGGTAGATCAATTTAATGCTGATAGTGGAAGTTATAATATATCTGTTTCTGGTACATCAAACATGGGATGGCTTGATATATCTAGATATAATGCCCAACCTTCTTTGGATCAGACCCAAGGGGTTATGTATGATCCAATGACTCCTTTTGATATTAAGACTGATAAAGCTACTGGTTTGCCAATAGGAAATGTTAAATTAAGTGCTGCAAACCAACAAATGTTAAAACAAGGATGCTATTATTTTAATACCGGGCCAAATATCGGGAAAAAACTTGAAGACACTAAAGACATGAAACAAGATGTTTTGGTTATTGGTAATAATATTATCAATTTATATCAACACGCTCCTGGTTTAGTATATAAGTGGAAAGAGGGCATAATGACAGCTACATATAATTCTTCAACAACAAATCCACTTGATGGAAGTTTATCAACTTTGAGTCAGTTACGACGTGATGTCGGATTCTTTGCATCAAATACTCCCTTTGATAATATGGATGCGGCTAATGTGCTAAGCACATTAATAACAGGTATGCCATATAATGCTGCAACATTTATTCAAAGCGCATTAAATACTGGAGCATATAATCCAGATACAACTTTAAATAGTGGTAAAGATTATTTTCATAGTATATTGAGCATGCAGAAATCTAACACTAAAGCAAATGGTGGTTTTGTACCTTTTAAGTCTATAACTATAGATCCGTTAGATTTAGCTCGCTCCATTTATTATCAGCGCAAAATTTTTGATAAATCTTATGAGCTTTCTCAGTTAAGGAATCAAGAGGCAAAACTTAAAGATCAAATATTAAATATTTCAAAAAATTTAAACGACCCCTCTCTTAAAGACGGTTTAGGTGTAAAATTAAACAGTTTAACTGAAAAGATAAACAACATGGCAACTGATTTATCAGAATTGTCAAAAGGTCAACAGGAACTTGGCAAAAATTTAATTGTGGTTGCCGGAAATGATATATCATTTGATTTAGAAAGTATTACAAACAATGAAGAATATAAGTTGTTTGGAGATAAGTTGGCTTTTGCTGTCCTACGCCGCAGAGAAGATGTAATACGAAATAAGGATAAGAATTATTTTATTGTTTCTGATGAATATGATAAAGATTATGATATTCAGGCTTTTGTCTTGAAATTACGGGAGCGTGCGCCAGATATGTGGAAAAGTTCTTGGCAACCAGTACGTCAACTTTGTAAACAAGTTGCAGAAACTTTGGATTTCGAATTTTTTTGTTCATCTCAGGGCCATATAGTTTTTAGACCACCACAGTACAACAGAACACCTCGCACACTGTTAGAACAAATGTTGTTACTTAATCGCACAGGTGGAATTAAACTTTTCCCAGACTTTTTAACAAGTTTATTTCAAACTAGAGAACAGGCTTTATTTTCACAAATAGAAATGATTGAGTGGGAAATAAGAATGAATTTTGCCTTGTTAGGTAAAAATTCAACACAAGATATTTCATCAACTATAATTGGTAAAACTGGGGCTTATTTTGAATTTCTAACTAATAATGGTAGTTCTTTAGCAGCAATAATAGACGCCAATTTACCATTAAATCCACAGGAAAAAAAACAATTAGGGGATTTAATAAAAACATTAAATTCATCAACGCAATTGATGGTTTCCGGGAGCGGTCTATTCGATGCAATTTCTCAAATAAATTTACAAAATGAAATTATAAATCGTACCACGAACACTGAGAATATTGGAAATAAAAGTGCATATGATAATGCTATTAAAAACCTTTCTACATTAACTGGAAATCCATTAAGGACTTATTTAGAGTATGATAAAGCAAAAGTTGGTGCTACTAAAAATGGAATATCAACTCCGGCAAGTGATGTTGCTAGAATTGTTTCTAATATTGAATCACTTATAAGCCAAAGATCAAAATTAATTCGATCTCTAGGAAAAATGCTAGAACAAAGTATAGAAATTACAACATTAAGTGAGGGTGGAGAATCTTCTGTAAGTAAAACAACCACAAATGTGGATGAACTTCCATCTGGAATATCTGAAAAACTTATTGAAGATGATAGAAAAGATTATTTAGGACACATGTCGGGAGATAGATTTATAATAAAAGATGAAAGTATTTATGAGTGCTCCTTTACTGAGGCTCCTCCAGAAATGACAATTTGTACTATTCAGGGCAGCCAAGCTATAGTTGGTGAATCTGGTGGTATGGCAGGAATGCCAGTATTTACGGCATTTGGGGTTGATTTTGATTTGTGGAGACAATATGGATTTAGATCTGATAAAACCATTGATAAGCCCTTTTTTTCGAGTGCTGATTATCAATGTGCTCCATATGCTGTAATGCTGTTATCAAGACAACGTAAAAATATTGTAACTGGAACAGCTACAGTTGTAGGAAATGAGTTTTATCAACTTGGTGACGTTGTTTATGTTGCTCACAGACAAATGTTATATTATGTTACAAAAATATCACACACTTTTGGATATAATGGCGATTTTAAAACAACTCTTGAGCTTAAATATGGACATCCTCCTGGACAATATATACCTACACCATTAGATCTTATTGGTAAAATGCAGGTTACAAAAGGAAATTCACAAGGCTCATATAGAATTAGAAGAGAAACTCCACAACTTGATGCTCTTATTGGAACAGTGGTTTTTAGTCCTCCAGATAGTAATGATATATTTGTAGGAAAACATTCTAAAAGAAATTATGAGCAATTAGTTAATGCTTTAACTATTGCACAAACTGAGATTGATAAAACAAAACCTTTAACTAGCCCAAGATTATATTGTATGACATTTTTTGGAGAGAGTTCAGTACAACAATCAAGGTGTAAATCTGTACAAAAATGGTTAAGTAACCCTGTAAAGCCCGGCGCTGCAATGGGTGGCCAAGGAGTTAATGGGGTTGGTGGTGGGCTATCTAATACTGTTTCTAAATTTGGTGGCAGTACAGATGTTGGTAAGTATAGAATAGATCCAGGTTTGATAAAAATTCAGACAGTGAGCCAAGATTATCCAACTGATGATGATAAGATATTGTTATCTCAAGGAATAATAGCTTCTCAAGAAACTTTTGTACTAGACCCGCCATTTTTTGGAGTAGTGGAAATAAGATTAAGACAACCACCTATTGGAGGATGGACAAATGAGTAGATTGGTTTCCAACGTACTACGACTAGCAACAGTTGATAAAGTTGATTATAGTAGTGGTGTTGTATATACAAAATGGATGGACCAAGCTGGAGAAGATGGCCCAATAGTAGCTATTCCCCACCCATTTCCGGGTCAAAAAGGAGAGGGTATATATTCAGGTATAAGAAAGGGAAACATAATTGCTCTAGCTATGCTTTCAAACGAAAGATATATACCAGTATCTCTTGTTGCTATTCCTGGTGCTTATGATGACCTTTTATCTGTTTCAGAAGCAAGTTTCGATGATATTGGGTTTCCATATCTAAATGCAGGTGATGTAGTTATTCAGGGGGCTACTGGTGGGCAACTTCGTTATAATTGCGATGGAGATATACTAATTAGCACAGCTTTTGGTGAAGGTATCATTTATGGTGGTGACACCGATGAATCGGTAAGATGTTCTATTGAAACTCCATCTCCACTAGCTTATTCCGTTTCGCATGCAGGTGTTAAGGCAACTGGTTTAGTTCGTAGAGATATGCGTGTAGAAGAGGGCGAAAGTGATTACGCAGATTATCTTATTAGTCTAGATGCCGAAAAAACACTTGAAGAGGTAGGATGGGACGTAACTAAAAGAGTTGCTTATGTTTCAAGAACACCAACCACAAAAGGAAATGCCGCCACTAACGACAAACACTTTAAAAATCCAGCATTTGTTGAAGATAGACAACTCTTGTATGAATTTGGAAAAGACTGGTATGTTAAAGATTTTTTAACAGAATTAAAAAGACTTGAAGATGCTGAAGTTTCTTTAAATAATCCAACAGATAGGGGTGCAAGACGAAGTAATGTTCTTAGTTTATCTCAAACAAATCCGAACGAACTTATTGAAAAAGTAAGCGGCACGTTAGTTGATATTTTTGGAAATCTTCTAACAATAAATAAAATAATGTTGCCTACGCCGCAAGGCACAAAGGCAAATGATTTGCTTAAAGAAATTTTTGAAATAAATCGACATACGGTTGCTTTTCATATGGAAATAAATACCAAAAAAGGCTACGGATATCGCGAAGGAAAAGCAACAACAAAGAAACCCATTTTTCTTGAGGGGTTTCCAAATCCTATGATTTCAGCAAATAATGCTAGAGATCGTAGTCGTTGGGCATTAAGGGTTGATAAAGAAGGTCTTACTACTGTAAATATTCCTGCTACATCTGAAACAGGTAATATCCCTTTATTAACTAGACAAGAAACCTCAAGCACACTAAGCGTAGATGATAAAGGGGCGGTTCATAAAGGACAACGCTCTGATCCAGATGGTTTATATAGAAATTCAAAAAATCAAGATATTTTTCATGATCAGTTTGGACCAGGTGGAATCAAACTTTCAGATTCATCGGTTAATAAAATAGAAAACAGGTTACAAGGAAATAAAACAAGCTGGAAAGATAAAACTGATTCTCAATATTCTTTACCAAAATATATAGAAGCTGGCACAGCTTTTCATGATATTACACAAACTGCCATGTCTCTTCTTAAAAACACTATCAATATTACTGCATCAGATATATTCGATGAAAGTTCTACAATAGAAGCTGACCCACCCGCGATAACAAATGAGGTAGATGCAAGTGTTCCGAAAGCTGAATCATCAAATGCTCAGAGAAACCCAAAAACGGGCTTGGTTGAAGGACAACCAAATGCGGGAGGCCGCAGCGCTCAAATAAACCTTGATGGAAGTTTGGAGATGTCTATTGGAGCAAATACTATCGATAGGGTTTCATGGGTCCTAGACACAGCAGGAGCCATTATAACACGTTTGGGGCGCGATAGGAAGGGTAGAAGCGCAGTTATTCAAGCGGACGGAACTGTAGCTATAGAAATCGGTGGATTTGATTTTGTCGGAGAAGGCGCAAATGATACAGTTGACACTAGATTTGTTGGTAGGGGCGATTCACGAACAACATCTTTGCCGGGCGATCCAAAACGTTATAAAAGTGGCAAGATGGTAATTAAGCTAATGAGAGCAAATCCCTCAGGAACTGGTCCAGATGAAGATGATAGTTTTTTAATCTTAGATGATACTGGTGTAACGCTAGTAACTGCTGGAAGATTAAACTTAATAAGTAAGCTTGATATGACTCTAAAAAGTGAAAGCAGAATTTTGTTTGATGCACCAGTTGTTCAAAATTATATTGATAATCCAAAATTTATTGTTAGGGATGGAAGAATAATGTAAGTAAGGAGAAAATTATGGCAGAAGCTGTTTGTAGTATTTGTGACAAAAACAAAAAAATAAAAGTTGGTTTAAAAAAGAATAGGCCAATTTGTAACTCTTGCTATAATGAAAATAAACCAAAAAGAAAATGTCGTGATTGTGGAGAAATAAGAGCTATTGCTAAAAATATTAACAATGAGCCCATATGCCATAAATATTATAAAAATTATCGAATTCAAAAAAGGTGTGGAATTTGTGGAAATATTGGGCCAATTAGTAAAACTAGTGATAAATTTTGTATTTGTAGAAGTTGTTATCAAAAAACAGCACAGCCAAAAAGAAAATGTGATGGATGTGGCAAAACTAAAAGAATTAGTATAAATGTCGATGAAAAATCTTTTTGTAATAAATGTTATGATAAAAATTTTGCTAAAAAGGTAGAATGTTTTTGCTGTGGTAAAATAGAGCCAATTCATAAATATATTAACTATAATCCAATATGTTTAAAATGTTATGATAAAAATTATAGACCAAAACAAGAATGTTTTAGGTGTCATAAAATAAAGCCCGTTCATAAAATTAGTGATAATAAAAATTTCTGTAAGAGTTGTTATGGTCAGATCCGTAAAGAAAATAACGAAAATTTGCGCTTAGCTTGTTTATTAAGAGAACGAATTAGAAAAGCTTTTATAAATTATTCTACAACTGGTAAAATTAAAAGTTCAAAAGAATATGGAATAAATTATGAAGAAATTTTAAAATATCTGGGCCCTTGTCCCGGCGACAGAAAAGACTATCATATAGACCATATATTTCCTATAAGTGCTTTTAATTTTGATAATAAAACTCAAATTATTATAGCTTTTTCTCCTGAAAACCATCAATGGCTTAAAAAAGAAGAAAACTTAAGTAAAAATAATAAATATAATTTAGATGAGTTTGTAAATTTTTGTAACTTTATAACTAATAAATATAATTTACAGGTGGTAGAATGAGTGTTCCCCAAGTAAAACCAATTAACTTGTTTCCCCAGAAGGGTATGATTCCGACTACTTATTCGGAATACGTTAATAAATTAAAATGTACGTGTCCAGCTGGTGCTATAATCAAGCCATCTCCATTACCGAGTGCAACTAAAAATTTAGGCGATGTTATTTCGGAGCAAGCTCGCTTACTTTCAGGTTTTACGTCTGCATATGGAATGATTACTGTTGTAATAAGGATGATTAGTTGTATTATTGAAGTCCTTTGTGCACTAGTAAATCCGTTTTCCGTGATTGCCGCTATTATTAAACTATTTGGTACTTGTTTACCAGATTTTATTTCGATATTTCCACAGTTAACAATTCCTGCAATTATTATATGTCTGATTAAAATAATATTAGCTATAATTGAATACATACTTACGGTAATAGTTCCACTCATCAATGATATAATAAAGAATATACAAATGTTAATTAATGCTTTTGCTAGTAATAATCAGGACGCACAATTAGCCATTGCTTTTAAAATTACATCTTTATTTAAAGAATTACAAAATATATTGGGCATATTAGCCACTTTGGGTGCTCTTTGGGAGATGATTAAGACCCTTCTTAATTTAGGTATAGGAATTCCTTGTAGAGGAAGTGATGCTTGTTGTAATGATGAAAATTGCCCACCAATTATAAAGAATTCAACAACAATTAGTGGTTCAGATGGAATTCTTAATGTATATTATACTTATGAAATTCCATTAATTTATTTTAGTGCGCCATCCCTTGTAAATGATCTTAAATCAATCAGAGATTTTTTCCCTGCCGGTTTTAATTATGTTAGTGTTACAGATAAAGATAAACTGCCATATGTTCTTACTGTTGAAAATACAGATTTTGCTATGTCGGGTGTTGATTCTGGTGGTTCAGCAATTCTACTTCTAACTGAATCAAGTTACATTACTGATGGTTATTTATCAAATGTTGACATGTATGGTGCACCATTGCCAACGACATGTGCTAGATTTTGTACAAGTAGGGATGCATTTGTTTCTACTTATGAAAATACAAGGTATATTGTTTTGCAGGATAGAAGAGGAGCAACCGAGGCGGCTAATAATAATGGAACTTGGCTTATTAAAGGCATCTATGATGGTTATAGCTCATTATTAGAGAAAACCGGAACCCTTACTTGGTCTTATGGTACAAATTTTAGCGATATCAAATGGTGTATGGCTCCACAACTTGGCTCTAATAAAAAGTATTTATTAGATATTAATCATGAAGAATTAATAAGACATAATTTGATAGGAATTGGTTGCCATCCTGCAGTTAGAGCAACTGTGGCTGGCGTAGAAAATAGATTCCCACAACTTAAAGATACAGTTCTACCAGAACTTCCTGATTTGGATAAGCTTATTTCTGATTTAAATGGATGCTTAACAGCTGTCGCTCCGTTAAATATTACTTCGGATTGGGTCCTTGATAATTATAGTTCTATGGCAACAAATATAGTTGGTCTTCAATCTTGTGTTGCCGACTCACTCAATAATTTTAAAAATGATATGGTTGATTATTTGAAGAAACTAATTGATAAGGTTTTAGATTTAGAAAATAGTATTCTAGCTACTGAGCCCCCAATTCAAATGATTGGACATGATGCGACTATAAATGTAATACCTTTAGATAAAAATGGCGCAGTACTTACTTTAGGATTGCCACCCGGAACTATTGATGTAGAAATATCTGCTTCTTCTGGAGAACTTTCTTCTACTATGGAAATTCTTGATGAATATGGAATTTCTACTGGAATTTTTGGCGCTACTTTAAATAGTTTCGTACCAATAACTTCTCAGATTGGAGCAACCATAGATGGTTATGACGTAGCATATTTCGATGGTTATAGTCTGCAACCAAGATATGTTTATGTTCAATTTGTTGAGCCAAGCGATTATCAAGTTCGTACTGAAGGTTCTAACGAGCCTCTTGGGGTTGGGAGATCATAATGGCTAATGATTTTCAGAGCGTGGCCGATTTTGACATCATTGATTTCGCAAAGAAAATTCTTGGCGAAGTAGATCAAATTCGTTCGTATGAGTTTGACCAAGCTGATAATGATACTAGCCAAAAAGAACATAAACCAATTGAATCAAGAGTTAATGCGTTTTTTAGATTAATTGGGCTACCAATGTTTGTAAGTATTGAGAAGCGCAACAAAAATAATAAATCGAAACCAAGTGGCAATTTATCAGGTGAAAGAAATTTAACACCAGGTTATTATGGTAATAAATTTTCTCAATACATTTTACAGAATACCGAAAAAGATGATGATCTTTCTTTTTCTTTAGCAAAAAGAGAATCTACTTTGTTAGATAGAGAGAATAAAGTCGGAACTCAGGAAATGGACGACGCAATGACGCAAGCTATGAGATATGCCATTCCTCTGGCTCCAAATGTTGAAGGTATTGTGGGACCAAATGGCGCTCTTTTAAACTATAAGGATTCAAAAAAAGCGCCAGCTGGTTGTAGGAAAGTTTTTAAAAAAATATTTCCTTTGGTTACATCTTATATAAAAGTAACTCCAGTAAAAAATGAAACTGCTCGGCCATTTTTACAATATACTAAAGATCAGATGCCTGATAGCCAGACAAAATTACCAAAATCTTTTATTGAGACTGTAATAAGAATACGACTAGTAACGGCAGCTAATGCAGAGAATTCTGCCGGAAAAGCTAAAGCAGATGATATTAAAAAAGCTATACAAAAAGATATAGGAGATAAAGCGTTTGCATCAATATCTGCTGAAACTAATAGCGTTCTTTCATCGGTAGATTCCGGCGGAATGTTAGAGAATCTTATTTTGAGGCGTCTTCTTTCATCTTTGCCGCAACTCGCAAAAAAATGGAACGAGTTACTTAAAAACCAAGAGCTATTATATCAAAAAATAAAATGTACAATATCTGTAAGAACAACGTCAGCTCAAAATAGTCCCTTTGGAAAAAGAACTACCTCGGCTGAAATTATATTAAATCCAGAATCAGAATTTGCTCAACAAATACAAGCTTTACAAAAAAAACTAGCAAAAGACCAAGCAATACAAATGCTTTTGCCAAGTGATGATACAATTCTTGGTAGTGATACAAACGCTAAAAATATGACCAAAAATACTGTTTTTATGAATCTTGTAATAGCATTTATAAAATTATTAACTCCTGATATTGATGATACTCAAGATAAAATTAAAAAAATTGAGGACCAAATTCAAAAAACAAATCAAAGAATGGAAGCTCTTAGATTAGAATTAGAGATGATGACCGGGGAATTTACAGGGCTTTCAGTAATAGATATTGTTTCTATTATAATAGCATTATTTACAATAAGTAAACAAGAGTTGGTTTCTTTGTTAGATAGAGACACAATAGATGAAATGAAAAAAGATAAGGTGCTTGCTGCGGCTCTTGAGTCTTTAAACTTAATAGATGGTTTAGATACTGCCAAAGGAGCTGTTGATAGTTTAGAAAAAACAGTAACTTGGATTTTTGATTTACTAAATACTTATATCAAAACAAATTCAGACCGGTCGGCGAGGGCAAAGGATGCAAAAAATGTAAGATCTGTAACAAAGTCTTTAAATTATTATAATGATCAAGTAAAAACATCATAACAACAGAGCAAGAAGAAGTTAAAGCTGGTCAAGAAATTACAGCATTGGGAGAAGAATTATAATGTCATTCGATCTGCGAATTGAAAATAATGATCTTAAGATAAATCCTGACGGTTCGATTCAAACTGTTAGAGATAATCAAAAACTTATTCAAGATATTATAAAGGCATTGCTAACTACAACAGGTGATAATAAATTTTTTTCATGGTATGGAAGCTCTTTGTCGTTAAATCTAATTGGTCAGGTTTTAGATAATGATTTTGTTACATCTGAGGCAGAACGCTCTATTCAAAATACTTTATCTCAATTAATTTCATTACAAAATGCTCAAGCAAGAACCCAGTATGTTTCAGCAGGCGAGATGATTGCTGCCATTAGAAATGTTACTGTGTTAAGAAGTAATATTGATCCAAGACAGTATGACATTACTGTAAGCGTACTTACGCGCAAGCTTAATGTTGTTGAAGAAACATTCTCTTTAACATTATAGGAGTTTTTCTAAAAATGGTAACTTATAAAAGCTTTAATAATATAGTTCTAGATATATTAAACTATCTACGATTGACTCAACCAAGCTTGGATACAAAACCTGCATCAGTGGCTCGCGATTTATTTGTTGACGCTCAAGCTCAACAAGTTTCAATCATATACGATGCAATTAAAAATGTTGCGGCTATGCAATCTGTGGCAAATTTGACGGGCCAAGATCTTACTAATTATGGCTCAAATTATGGTATTTCTAGACAAACCGGAACCAAAGCTTATGGTAATGTGGTTCTTACTTTTAAATCACTCAGCTCAGATGTTCCAATTCCACAAAATTCTATTGTTAGAACAAGAAATGGAATACCATTTTTAACAGTATCAAGTACAACAGTAACGACATCACAAGCAAACTCTTTGAGAGCCACGGCAACTAGATTAAGACAACAACTTAATACTGCTGGCATCACTGATACTTTTGCTATTGAGGTGTCTGTACAAACTCAGAGCACTGGTAGTGTTGGAAACATTTCGTCATACTCAATAGTAAGCCAAAATATTTCTGGAGTAAGTAATGTTACAAATGTTTCTCCTTTTACTGGTGGTACAAACTTAGAAGATGATGTTGCTTTTAGAGCACGAATTCTAGCTACATTTTCAAGTGCAAATATTGGCACGGCCTTATGTTATAGAAGTATTATTTTGAATCTTGCAGATGCAATAGACGCTCTTGTAATTGAACCTGGCGACCCACTAATGACTAGAGATGGAACGGTTACAACAGTTGATAGTTATGGAAACACCATAGTCTCAAAACCTGGAACTGGTGGTAGAATAGATATCTATGTTATGGGTGAAAATTTACAACCCGCGACAGATAGTTTTGTATATTACGATCAAAGTGGAACAGGAGATGCATCAGACCCTGCCAATAATTTTGTTCTAGGACAAAGCAATCTTACAGCAAGTACTAGTTTAACACTTAATTCTCGTAGGGTTGCAACTTTGTCAGAAGGCGCTGCAATTCCAAATCAACCAGTTTCTAAAATTACATCAGTAAGTGGAAGCCTATCTGGAACTAATTTTGTAGAACAATATTTAGACACAACAACCGGACAATATAAAGGAAATTATAAACTAATTAAAGATACTGGCAGTGCTGGTGGAAGTTCTTTTGGATTAGACAAGTTTGCATGGACATCTAGCTATATTGATCTATCTGATGAATCTAGTACTAAAGGTCAATTTAATTCAGTTGATTCTTTAGCCTATACTGAAATATCAGAATTAACTGGGATTACACAAGATATTCAAATTACTAATGAAAACTCGTCTGTTCAAAATTCTTCTAGGTCATACATAACCACCAAACACAAGCCAGTTAGAACCGTAAGCCGCATTTTTAATTTAACCACTGGAGAAAGATATATCATATTAGACCAAAACCCAGATGGGACTGGTAATCTTAATACAACAGGCAGGATCAAGATTAGTGGAAGTACTTTACCAACAGTAAGTGATATTCTACAAGTAGATTATACTTGGGTTTTTCCATATGATAAATATGTAGATTTTGATAATTTAAATCCAAGAGATCCTTTGGATTCAACTCAAGATTCTGTAGAGTGGGGCTATTCAAACTATATAAGAGATGAAATATCTCAAGCAATTTTGGATTCTTATGGTAACTTAATGGTTAAAACTTTATATCCAATAAGTCGCATACTTTCTGTTAATATTTTTAAATCGGAAACATTAGTTGTTGCTATTGATAAAACAATTACTACAACAGATTCTGTTTCTAATGTATATAGTATAAAAGATGCCTCCTTAACTGGTGAGCCTGAAGTATATAACACCAAAGAAAATGATGGAAAATTCTCATATAGGGTTATTACATTACCAACTGATACATTAGCAAGAGCGGGCGACATAGTATCGGTTATTTATAACCTAAATAATATTGCTGAAGTTGATGGATACGATAGTGGGCTTTTTGTAAATAACGATATTTATATTCTTCCAAATACAATTGTTACTTCTGGTACATTTGTAAGAGTTAATTATGTAGCAAATATTTCAAACGTTATTCCAACTTCAACTCAGATAGCTAATTTTCCAATTTCCGGAGATGGCTTTAATTCATTTGTGGATGTTGATGGATATCAGCCGGCACTTAATAGTTTTTCTGGAACAGTTATTACCGCTAACCAAAGAAGATCGCCCTCTAATTTAGTTGTTACTCTCTCAAACATTCCTACAACAGGGGGTTCTATTAGAATTGTAGGAACTACAATAAATAAAGTAACAGGAATTCTTACTGCTACCGCAGATAATACAATAGATTTGTATGGTCTAATAAAATCAGCAGAGGGTACATCTAGTATTCCAAACATTTATGTTGTAAGGGTTACTAAAATTGATAAAGTGACCACAAATATTAGCGGAGCTATCTCATCAACAGATTTTGAGTACGATTTAACAAATTATGCAATCAGAGATACAAGGTGGGACATAGCACACTCAATTGAAAATTCAAATATCTCGATGACTGGAGTGAGATTAGCCTCGACAACATATAATAATAGTTCAACTATAGTAACAGGAACAAAACTATTAGTAACTTTCTATTATGCTAAACCAAATGATTATGAAGATTTATATTTCTCGAGAAGTGGTAAGGCGATAACTAATAAACGATTTGGTTATATATCATCAATAAATAGAATTTCTGGTTTACAAGATTCTGGTGGCACCATTATTGGGTCAGTCCAAATTGACACTTTAAATCAGCCAACAATAAACGAAACATATTTAACTAGTTATATTTATAAAGCTCCTAAAGATAATGAAAGAATTACAATAAACTATGAATATAATAAATTAATTGTAGACGCAACTACTGCGGTAGAGCAAAAGAGACCAATAACTGCAGATGTTCTGGAAAAGGCAGCCAGTAAGATTGAAGTGGATGTTTCTGCAGTAATTATTGTATCTAATGCTTATAAGGATCAGAAAAGTACGGTAAAACAGGATGTTTCTGATAATATAACTTCGGCACTTACTGCGACCGCATTAGGAACAACAATTGATTCCTCAGACATTATTGATAGCGTGTATAATGTCCAAGGAGTAGATAGAGTGAGAATCACTAGATTTAATAAAACTGGAGTTCTTGGTACAAAACTTAGTATAGTTGCCCAGAAGAATGAATATATAGCCCCTGGAATAGTAACTGTAAGTACAGAGGAACGTTAATATGGCAAATATTAGAATTGTTAGGCTTAAAATAAAAAGCAGTTCTCAACTTGAAGTTGATTTTACAACAAATCTAGATCCATCGGTTTCTACTGATAGTATATCTATTAAAGGAGCTTATAGTGGAATTCCGGATTTGATTGTAACTTCTGTTTCTGTATCCAGTAATATATTAATTATTAATGTAAGGCCAATGATATCTGGTGCCTATTATCAATTAACACTAACTAATCTTGCTGGTGCTCGTGGCGAACAATTTATTGAAGATGGAACCTCTAATGTTGTTTTTTTTGTTGGAGAGATAGAAGAAAGCACAGTACGAGATGATATTTTTAATAATATACCAGATATATATAATAAAGATTCTGGTTCTGTTATTTTTAATACTGTAAGTGCAAGCGCAAAAGAAATAGAAAAGTCTTCTAATATTGTTGGAGAGGTTAAAAGTGCTGGTTACGTTTCAATAGAAATCGATGATGAAGAAATGACACGAGGCACTGGTCCATTTGATCGTTTTGCTAATGAAGGCGCTTTTCAAATATTAAGAGTAGGTTCTACAATAACTGGTAATATTGAAGAAAAAACTATAACTTATGATAGTTTTCCTGCGGCTCCTATTAGTTTACAGCAAGAATTAGTTTCTGGAGAGATTGTTTCTAATACTAGTACCATTGGTAATGGTTTTATTGGTTTAACAGTATCTTTAGCAAAGGGCTCTGTTATTATTGTAAATTCAGTGATTTTGGTAAGAGATTTTGTACAATACACTTATGATATAAATCAATATCGTTACGGTATTAAAAATTATAAATATGATCCAGATAATGCATATCCAGCACTAGATTTAAATAACAATCAGATTATATTGAATGATGCGGCTGTTGGACCCACATTTCCATTTCCACAAGGAACAGATTCATTTATAATTACTTACTATTATAAAAAGGAAGGAAGAATTGTTGAACCAGAAAGTTTGGATATTACTAGGGTTGTAAATATAATTCGCGAATCAGTGCCGGCTGTTGCAACAACATTTTTCTTAAACCATGCACCAATAGTAGATCAAAATGGAAATATACCTACAAAAAATGGTATTGTGTGGTTAAATCCTCAGCAAAATTTTGATCCAACAGTTAAACATCCGGCTTTTACTTCAGAACTATCTTTTAACCAATACAGCTTGCCAAGCTTGCCAGGGCAATTTATGGTAGATTATAGTACCGGCAGGGTTTTTGTTTTTGGTGTTGATGGAACTGGTACCGATGGCACTACAGTAATACCACCTGTAGCAAACTATTCATATCTTAAAACTTATCAAAATGGGCTAGATTATATTTTTTATACTGATTTAAACGAAGTCGCTTCCATACCAGATAGAGATTTAAGGTATAGCCCAGCTTTAGTAAAATTTGAATATGAGGATACATACGCAGATGGTACAGATTTTAACTTTAACTCTCACATTGAAGAAATAAATGAACGCGTAGAAAATCGTCTTATTGAGAATATAGGTCTCTATACAAAAAAATATCCAGTAAATGAGGTTTTTAGAATTTTTAATGAGACGACTGGAGAATTATATACTCCAACGAGAATTACAAATAATGAGGTTTATTTCAGTGCAACAACACCCCCAAATGTTGTTGAGGTTAGTCGAGAAGCAGCCAATTTTGAGGATGTTATCCAATCTCAATTGGTTATTGTAGATCATATTAGTATTACTGGCAAATCTTTTGTTGCTTTTAAAATTGAATTACTTAATAGTGAGATTGGTTCTGCGACCGGCTCTTTTATAGGGGCTAGTTTTAACAGCTCTCTAACGTTTTCAGATACAACTAGATTTATTCGCGAATTTTTCTTTGATCCAACAGATACTCTAGCTACTAATTTATCTAGACTTGAACAAATTGGTGACTATGTAGTTGATTATGATACGGGTATTGTGTATTTGGCTCAGTTAGATACAGCAGATACAGAAATTGGAGATGCAACTTATAAAAAAACAACATTTAAAACCAGAAATAAACATATAATCCGCGCTACAGACATTTTCAGGAGTCCAAAAGTTGGCCAGATTTCTAAAACCTATTCTATTGGTGAAATTTCTGATACAACTATTGCCGTAACGGATCTAGATATTGCTGGAGAAAGGGAGATTAGTGTAACTGATTCGTATGGAAATACAACATTACAACCAATCCAAGTAAGTAGCGGAACTATTGAAGTTAATTATGATATCTTTAGATTATATCATGTTTTTCAGATTACAGATTTACAGACTCGTTCAAATCCTATAGACTTTGGTGTAGGCGCAGTAGTTTCATCATCGACACTAGATACAGCTACACTAGATGCTACTGGTGTTCTTATAGCAGATAATAACGATGGTTATGGCTTGCTAATAGAGACTTCTGGTACTAGAGTTTATTTTAGTGCTCAAAGAATTTCTACTCTTGTAACAAGCGGATATGCTGAATTAAAATCAGCTATAAGCGCAATAGATATAAATAGCGGCATCAACTATTTTTCATATGGTAGCGATGGATATATAGATGCCACAACCAATAGAATTTATCTTCCAACTGGGGCTAGTTTTGCAGCAGGCCGTACAGTAACAGCAACATATCGTGCTAAACTAAGAGATGGGGCTGCTGTATTAGTTAACTATAGCGTGGGCGATGTTTTTATTGATTATGCTTACACTACAGATGAAATATTAATTAGTTACGAATATGGGGATAATATACTTGATTGGAGTATTTCTGATACCCTAGAAGCTGGTGAAACTTACTATGTAAGTTATCGTTATGGGGCGCTGAGAAACTCTCTGCGCGATAATTTTGGTATTTTGACTGGTATTGATGAGCTTTCAACTATTCCTGACGAACTTGACAGAGAAACTTACAGACATATGGTTGAGGGTTCTTTACAGTCTTTTCCGAAAGGACCGACCATTCCTTCAATTAAAGATTTAGTTAGTGCTCTAACTCAGATCGATCCAAAGATTACCGAAACGATATTTTTGGAATGGATTTTGGGTAGAGATTTTATTCACCTAGAAAAAATGAAACTTGGAGCAAATTCTAATGAGGAATTACCAACTTATGCTCCTGGAAAATTTGGAGATGGCCTCCTTCTTAGTAATGATGGCCAAACAGCAATTATTCCTGCAACATCAAATGTAAGATTTAATGAAGGAACTTGGGAAGCATTTGTAGTACCAAATTGGTCTGGTATAGAAAATGACGCACTGCTTACTTTTGATTTAAAATTTGATGGATATTATAGAACAGATAAAATCTTTATTGGTAGTAATAATGAAAATCCAACAGAAATTCCATTTAGTTTAAGCATAACTGACACGAAAACCTTGGGGAAACCAAGCACAATCCATACTGAAACTGGATATTTTATTTGGTATGATATTGGGGCCAAAAAGTGGCGTTGCCGTGTTAGAGCACCAGTTGGAATAGAACTTAGAACTTTTACTGGTACAATATCAACTGGTGGAGAATTTTATGATGTCTCTAGGGGAGCGACAGCAGATGGATATGATGGTTATAGTTTTATCGATGGTTATTATGATATAAATGAATTTACAGATAAAATAACCTCATCAGATACAAAGATAAAATTTTCTTTTATTTTAGATGCTTATGACGCGATTAATAATAATTATGACGCCTACGATAATTATGGATTAGGAATACGTGGTGGTTTTGATGGTATTGACTTTTCTTCAGATAATCCACACTATTTCTTCGATACGGGAGTGCGTGAAAACTATTGCCGAATGTCTTTATATAAAGATGGTAAAGGATTTTTAAGATTCAGAGTTTATGATGGTAATAATCGTATTAAAATGTTAAGTGCCAATTTGCATAATTGGCAAAAACTTGAAACACATCATATAGCCTGCTCTTGGAAAATTGGAACCATAGAGCAACGAGATGAGCTTCATTTGTTTGTGGATGGCGCTGAAATTCCTAATAATTATAGATACCGTGGATATTTTGAACCCCCACAAGATGCATTGTTTTTAGATTCAAGCACAGAAGTGCTTGCTATGACCGCTATCGCTCCAACTATTGGTGGTTTCGATCTTCAAACAACAGCTGGTTCTAATCTGGTTGTTTCTGTAGGTTCTACTTTTGCTACATCTGGAGTTTCAATAGGTGATAAGTTCGAAATTCTGGATGATACAGAAGATGGGACTAATACACAAACGTATCCTTATGTTTTTGTAAAAACATTGGGAGAAAACTACTTAACATTACAAACGGGACTTGGCGCGGACTATAATGCCGTTCTTTCTCTTAGTAATGTAAGATTTTCAGTGAATCCACTTCAACTTACAACATTGAGTGACAATGATGTAGAACACGTCCGCGTTTTTTCGGGAGACGGTTATAACATAGAAACCGAATTATATGCCCCAGGTTCTTTAACCCCTCAATATGGGTTTTCCAATGATGGATATGTTGAATATGTAAATGTATATGATGGGATTGCTATAAATGATAGTGTATTATTAAAATCCTACGGACTAATGCAAAGTCGCTGCAGACAATATGTATTTGTGTGGCCAAATTTAAAAACAAACGTTTTAAACACAATTATGCCACAGCCTACAGATATTAGCAAAATAAATGTTACTAAAATTATTGTAAAACGAATGCTAATAGATCCAACAGTTTTTTCATTAATAGCCACTCTTGTTGGTGGGCACATGATTCCAGTTATATATGTAAATATAGCTAACTTTTGTCAACCATCAAATAGAGTAACTGGAAGAAAGATTTCCGCCACTTTATATGGAAACAACATTGATTGGGCTGGTCTTAACAATGTTATAATTGATGGAATAACTGCGGATGGCTATGATAATGAGGTTTTAACTTGGACAGCACCAGGAACTCAAACGACAGAAAAGTTTTTTACCACAATTACAGATATTTTTGTATCAGTTTCGCCGATGGATCCGACTAAACCCGCTGGAGCAATTGAAATTCGTGAAACACATCCACTAAACTGGCAAGAAAATAATGGAAACTATGCACAAATTTTCCTTTCTGTTCAACAACAGGCTGGAATAAATGGTGTAGTTGTTTCTGGAGATAATAAATTAATAGACGGATATTCTAGATTTGGAGTTGAAGATATTGGAAAAATAATAAACATTACTTCTCCTTCGGCTATTGCTAATGTCTACAAAATCCAGGATGTCTTATTAGATCCAAGTGGAAAAGTTAAAGATTCTAATACTATAGTGTTAGAAACTTATGGTGGTGGCTCTGTAAGTTGGTCAGCATCTTATTCAAACGTAAGTTGGAAAATGCTCGCAACTTCATATGGAGATAGCGGATTTGCAAACGGTCTAATAACCTTAGAAATTGCAAGATCGGGTGGCCAACCTTTCTTATTAGGTAGTTGTTGGTATGAAGTTGATTTCCCAACATATCTTACTGTTCCTTGGCCAGAAACCCCCAAACTTTTTTTTGTGGGTTCAGATTTTAGAGCTGAACATCAAGCAAATGCGGTTATTGATGAAATGAGAATTCTTGATGAGATGTCGGTTGATACTGGCAAAGGTTCGCCTGTACCAAGTTCAGGTCGTTCTATTACAACTGATAATTTAATTGTAAGAGAATTAAGCTCAACAATACAAACGCTTGGGCTGTTTCATTTTGATAATAATGTAACAAATAGCGCAAGTTTTTATTCAAGCTATTCTCCAGTTTACAATCAAAGTGAAAACAGTGTTAATGCTAATTTCAAACAATCAGCGATTTTTAATAAAAAACAGCCCCTAAAAGTTGATAATAAATCAATATTTAATAATAATAGTGGGACTATTGAGTTTTGGGTGAGCCCGATTTTAGATACATATAATGACCCAACAAAAAGATATTTTGTGGATTTAACACCTGCTCAACAAATAACTGTAGGAAGAGCGACCACTGTAGCTCAGAGTGGCATTATATCAAACTTGTTAATAAGGCTTTCTGTAAGAGCTAGAACAATCGATTCGGTAACTGTTTCTGGAAGTTCTAAAAACTATTTTACTGGTGGAACACTTTCCAATGATGGATATATAATAAGGCTTGGACAAACTTTACCAAAAAACATACAAGAAGTAATCGTTACATATGTACCAATTACAAGCCAAGGAGACAGATTTAGTTTATATAAAGATGAATTCGGCGCGTTCAACCTCTTAGTTACAGCTTCTGGAGTAGATTATCAAATACGGGCTCCAATATATTGGAAGAAAAACTCTTGGCATAGAGTTTTTGTTGGTTGGAGTCTCAATAATATAGATAATCAGGACCGCCTTGTTTTAATGGTTGATGGTACTGAGGCTGGTATTATTAGATACGGCACCGGGCTAAAATATGGTGCAGGCCATCTATACGGATCCCCTACAGTTTGGGGTTCGGCAACGGCTGGAACAATCGCAGCCAGAAACATTTTAGCTGATATTAATTTAACTGATTTGTTTAACATAATAAATATTGGCGCAGATTTTACAGGTCAATTCCCCGCCATGGCTAGAGTGGATAATCTAAGATTTTCTAGTGAAATGAGACAAATAGTTTACTTGGGTGGTAGTGGGCCAGGACAACTTATTGGAAAAGATATTTTATATACTAGCAACGTGAATACAGCGCAGCCAGTTGTAAGTGATGCTTTAACGAGGTTATTATTGGATTTTGATACACCGCAAGAAAAGGTAGAGTATCTTGCTACTGTTAGAAATATGGCTACTGGTATATTTGATTTTTATGTAGAAGTGATAGATACTTTTGGTTTGATCGATACTGATTTGGCGCACGAATTGCTAACAAGTCTTATTGAGAAACTAAAACCAGCACACACCAGAGCATTTGTAAGCTTTACAAAATAGAGGAGAGATTAATGAAAGATCTTATTAACTGTTATTTAGGTGGGAAATCGATGAACTTTTTAGTAAAAAACTTTCATTTGGCTCACGCTACTGTAAAAAACATATTACTTAAAAACAACATTATGATTCGGGATCGCGAAGAATCAAAAAGATTATCAAGAGAAAAACATATTGAAATTCCAGAGGAGCTTTTAGAAAGAATTGAGGGAGAATTATTGGGAGATGGTGGAATGTATTCAAGCAAATATCAGGCTGCTTGTAAGTTTACTAGTAAACATCTTGAATACATGGAGTGGCTTTCTTCCTGTTTTGAAAAATTTTCTATTCCCTTATCTAATGGTGGAATTAAAAAAGTTCAACAATGCGACTCTCGAACAAACAAAATATATACAAGATTTGCTTTTGGAACCAAATGTTCCATTGAGTTTAAAGAAATATATAATGTTTGGTATATTAATGGAATAAAAACTGTCCCCCAAGCTCTAAAGTTGACTCCAAATACTGTTCTTCATTGGTGGCTGGGTGATGGCTCTATTAATATACGTAGTGGCTCTTTGTGTACTGACTGTTTTACTGAGAATGAGGTGATATTTTTATCAAACTTATTAAATAATACATTTGGGTTAAAAACAAAAGCCTGCCCAAGAAAAAATCCTAGTGGAAAAGTTATTTTTAGAATATATTTTCCACAGAAAAGCTTAATTAATTTATTAGAGATTATTGGCGAATCGCCAATAAAATCTCTATCATATAGGTGGGAGATTAAAAAATGACTAGTAGATTACTTCCTGTAAATCTTAAAAATTGTAATTTTTTTGATGGAGAGCAGATTACAGAAACTGACCTTACCGACGAACAAACTAGAAATGTTGGGATAGATGCGGCTAACGAAAATAACTTTTTTGGAAGCGGTGTATTGGATGAATTTCCATATCCTCCTGTTATTTTTGATACAAATAGTCTAAATTCGTTACAACAATCTTTATTAGATTCATATAGTTTTGATGGTCAAAATGTTTATGTTGGCTCCGATCTGGTTGAGGTATCTGATACTATAAATGGAGTAAATCTTGCCATACAAATAACGGGCGCTAGATTGGATGGCGCCGCACATATTAAGGTTAGCATTATGGGTGATGAATTTGGTGACGCACTTATTCATGATGATTTAATTTTTAATACAAATGGTACTCAGATAACACGAGGCAGATATAAAAATATAAGAGCCATACTATTCAATAATTTTGCTGGCAGCCTTACAAATAATAGAAAATATGCTGCTGAAATAGATGGTTATAACTTAATTGGTCGTTGTGTTGTGAGAGAAGCCGTGGCAATGGAAATTTCTGCAGACCCAATAATCGCTGCTCAAGTTGCACAACCAAGTATGTTCTGGAGCGATTTTTCTCCATCTTCATACACAACCACTGTTGTGGAAATGCTACAAAATGCGATTGGTCCAACAAAATCTTTGGCGGATCTTAATATAGGAATGTCGTCTGAGGCCCAAAGAGAAATTCCCTCTAATGATGTTACGACACGTATAGGTCAAAAATTCTTAGCTAGTGGCGCTAATATACAAAAAATTTCTATATTAGCTTCAGTAAAATATAATTCATCTCATCTTCCTGGAGAGGACGGTTATGAATGGAGAGGAGATATAATCTTAACACTCCACAAACTTCAAACAGAGGTTGAATGTCCGGTTACTCCAACACCCGACAACACTATTGATTTTGATCCCGATCCAACAATTATTGGTCAAATAGCGCTAAGTGATGATGACCTAAAATATCAGGGAGTTGTTTTAAACGGTGTACCACAAATTATAGATTTTGTTTTTACTGGCTCTAATGTCTCAGATCCAATCCGTTCTAATATAGAAGTTGGTAAATATTATGTATTTACAATTGGTAGAGCGGGCGCAGCGACATATGGGACTCTTTTATTTGAAGAGGCTTCTGATAGAATAGATAATAGCTATATGGTTATATATGATGGTACACAATGGGTAAATATTACAGAAAGTGATATGTGGTTTGCAATTTATGGAGACTATATAAAAGTATCAGATGGTATTGCTTATGATAATGGTATAGGTGTTCAAATTCCAAGAATAGCTCCGGATAATACAAACACCGAAGTTCCGTATATACTTGATGAACTTCCATTTTATACAGTAACATATGATGCATATAATTATGTATTATTAGAAACTTCCGAGGAATTTTCAGATCCAGAACAAGATCAGCGAACTGGGGATGATATTTATTCAAGAGTAACGCCTGTACCGGATATCTCTTTAATAAATTCCGCTGCTCTCTCGGTCTTAGTAGAAACAACTCCGGACCCAGTATTATTAGCCTCAGTAAGAGATGAAAATCCAAGAGGAAATCCTTCTACAATTTCTGGAGAGACTTGTTTGCCAGGCTTAGCAAATGGAAATATCTTTAATATTTTATTACCAGATGCAGATATCTTACAAAACAATCTTGTTGGTTCAATATTATATCCAAGCACATCCTGTGGTGGCAGCGATTGTGAATTCAGAATTATAAAACAAACGCATTTTAATGATGCATACGGTGATGTTAACGGTGATGGAGAAATAAATCTCACAGATTTATCTATTGTTGACGGCTGGCTTTCAAGGTGGCCTAGTTATGTACCATTAAGTATGAGTGATGGTTATGTTCAGCAATTAGTAATAGATGGCTATCTTAATATTCTCGAATTTTTGCGAGCAGATGTAGATGGAGATGGTGATGTAGACATTAACGATAGAGATTTGATTGAAGATTACATAAATAGAGCTGTAACAACGTTTCCTGTTGGTTCAACTTTTTCTAGAACAGAGCTTCAAGTTGAAAATTTGTTAAATCCTTTGGTGGCTGTTGCGGATATACCTGATTCTTGTTGTACATCATTTATAACACCAATAGTAAATTGTATCCCGTGGGAAATTGATTATTTTGCTACCTGGATTCCAGATTTATTAGCAACAATTGACTTAAGAAGGTTGCTCGCAACTACGTATACAAAACCAGTTTCCACAGAATATCCTAGTGGATTAAACAATTTCTTTATTCCTGGGAATTTATTGTTAGAGGGATTTATTTTAAATCCAGATGAAACTTTTTATTCTGTAGATCTTGAAATTAACCACTTATCTCTTGATATCCCAGTTACGGATTCTTATGGAAACCCAACTTTTCTTGATGGATATAGAGGAATATTATTATTTGATAATTTTGTTGCGGAATCTTCTGATGGATTAACTTCTACCAAATTTCCTGCTATGAAATATGCTGACGGCTCATATGTACAAATTTTAGATTTTGGCAAAAATAGGGTTAAAATAACAGCAGCTTTGCAATCAATTACTAATGAGTACGACGTAGCAATCGGTGGGACAATTAAGGATTTGGTTGGACTTTATTATGATCCTTCTACTTCTTTATTAATGTTATATATGGATGATTTGTACGATGATTTACATGGAAATTTAATACCCGCACTTTCTACTAAAATTTTAGTAACTGTATATCTAAAACATGCTGGGTTTAGCAATCAAACTGGGGTTGTTACTAAAGATCAAATGCGATCTCTTTTGGGTATATAGATTTTGTATAAAATACTAACAATTTTTTAAATTAAAAATCTATCAATAAGTATTCATTTAGATATAAATTATATACAGGTGTGAACTGCTCGGCAGCAAGTTGATTGGGTTTTTCAGTGTGAATAAATAAATTTTTTAATTACTACAAGTAGGTAAAATGGATAAATTATCAAAAAATATAGAAAGGAAACAGATTAATATAAGATTAGAAAGAGAACTCTTTGATTTTCTAATTGGATATTCGAAAGAAAATTATAAAACAGTTACAGGAGTAGTAAGAGAAATAATAGCTGATCTTTATAAAGCTTATAAAGATCGTATTGTTGTTGATGAAAATGAAAAAGTAATTATAACAAAAAGATAAGAGGAAAGATATATGCGTATAAGATGGCATGGAATGGTTGGACAACTTCATTCTTGGTCAATTGTTACTCAATCACTAGCTAGAGCAATGGATAAAATTGGTGGTCATGAAATTTTCATAAAATCAACAAATAGTTTAAAATATTTTCCGGACAACTTAAAACATTTACTTTTACCAGGATATCATAGTCATTTGATAAATGAACAAGGTGAATTTATTGATGCCGATTTTCTAGATGAAAATAGAAATATTATTATAACCACATCAAAAAATCGTTTTCCAGAAATTCAGGATAGAAATTTTTATGATCTAGAGTTAGCATATACAATTCTTTATCAAGCTCCTCGTAGATTTTATCCGCAGTCGCGTGCTAGAGCTATAATTTGGAATTTAGATAATTCAGTATTTCCTCCAGGTTGGCAAGAATATCATAGGGCGCTTGACTATATTTTGCCTTCTAGTAAATTTGCTCATGAAATATTTAAACAAAATGGAATACCAAAAGATAAAATGTTGATTATTCCACATGGAGTAGATACTACTATTTTTAATCCAGATATTCCACCTTTTAAATTACAAACACAAAAAAAAATTAAAATATTTTGTAACACTATACAACCACATGGTAGAAAACTATATGATCGTGTTTTTAAAGGATACTTGGACGCTTTTACATCAAAGGATGATGTTTGTTTAGTGCTTAAAACTAATTTCAAAAAGCCAAATTCAAAAATGGCTTTTGAGGTTGATGTTAAAGAAATTCTTGAAAAATTATATTCACAATATAAAAACCCACCAGAAATTGAAGTTATAAATGATACGTTTATTGAAAATATAGGTTCTCTATATACTGCCTGTGATATAGTAGTAAATATGAGTTCTATTGAGTGTTTTTGGCTTCCTGGTCTTGAAAGTCTTGCCTGTGGAAATATAGTAATAGCTCCTCGTTATGGTGGACAACTCGAATACTTAAACGATGACAATTCATTATTGGTTGATACAAAAGAGATGGAAGCACCAGCATCTCATCAATATTGGACATACAACACAAAAGCTTTAACTGGTGACCCAAGCATAAAACATTTTACTGAACTATTAAGATATGCTTATGAAAATCTAGACAAAGAGAAGGCGCGGATTAAAATGGCTGCAAAAGAAACAGTTGAAAAATTTTCTTGGGAGTCGGCAGCTCAAATGATTCTTGATCTTCCAATTCCAGAAAAGTCTTTTAGAATTAAATCTAAAAAAAAAGTACTTTATGTTGTTCCTTATGAAATATGTGGTGGCGGCGAAACTTGGATTAAAGAAGTTATTAAACAATTAGATAAGGATATTTATGAACCTTATGTTGCTTGTTTAAATGCAACACCAGAACTTAAAAAAATGTTTGTCGATGTTGGCGCTTATGTTGAAGATTTTACAAACAATGGACAACTTTGGTCTCTTAAGTGTGCCCTGGAAGCAGAGAATTATGCTATAATCCATTTTTACAATAGCTTTGGTGTCTATGAAATTCTTAAATTAGCTTGGACACAAGGGTGGAGATGTCGGGTTGTTGAAACAGTACATAGCGACTTAAGTTGGAGCGATTCAATGACTAAAGTTGCAACCAGGGAAAAAATGGTTACAATGATAGTTGCCGTTTCACAAACCATGGCTCAAAAATTAAATAAATTTGGTAACAGAAATGTTGTTGTTCTACCACAACCTATTGATTGGAATAGGTTCAAAATAGAACGCTCTAAAGAGATTTTAAAACAGTATGGAATTCCAGATGGATTTACTGTTGGATTTGTTGGTAGGCTTTCACCAGAGAAAAATATTCCTGTAATTTTTCAATGTGCTAAAAATATGCCTGATATTTCTTTTGTTTTTGTTGGGAATGGTCCTCAAGAAATGGCTTTACGACAAATAGCAGCCCCGTTAAAAAATATATTCTTTGTTGGTAAACAGACAAACGTTGAAAAATATTATGCCGCTTTTGATGTTTTAATGCTTCCATCCATAATGGAAGGTATGCCACTAGTTATTCTTGAGGCAATGAGTGTTGGTACTCCCGTTATAGCTTCTAATGTTGGCGCAATATCTGAAATAATTAAAGATGGAGTTAATGGTTTTCTATTAAATAATTACAATGATTACTTGGGATATATAGCCTCCATTACAAAACTTAGATATGAAAAACTATGGAATAATTTCTCTATAAATTGTAAAGCAATTGTAGGTTCTTTTGAAGAACAAGCAAAAAACACAGATATAAATAAATTATATAAATTAATGTTTTAAAGGATAGAACAAATGGAAATTTTTCAACCTTCTTTTAGAGGGAAAAATCTTGGAGTAAGAAAAGACACTAATGGAAAATTTATAGAAATGTGTGGTAGTCAAGCATTAATATTTGTTCCAGTAAGTGTTTTGCCAAATGTAACGTATTGTATTAAACTTGAAATGGCTAAAAGAAATGGCAATGGAATTTTATACTGTAATATTTATGGAAACCCAAGTTATGATTTCCCTCAAATTAAATTTTGTTGTGATAGTACAGACTGGTATTTATATAATTTTAATATAAAAACTTTAGATTTCCCAAAATTAGTTCCAATGGTTTTTAGGATTTGGAGAAATCCTGGAGGGACTGGTTCTTTATTTATTAGAAAAATTATAGTTGAATTGGTTGAAAATAATACAGTTTGTTTTATTTCAAAAATAGCAGTAGAAAATTCAAAAAATCCTAGCTTATTTGTTCCCATTTCTTCATCATCTAATTCTCCAATTGTGTCGCCGCCAATACCAAATACTATAAATTCTACAACAACAGAAATAGCAACATTACAAAATACAACTATTACTAAAAATACAAAATATATTAAGTATTTTGATAAAAACCTTAATTCACATCGGGTTTTATATTTACCTATAAATAACAGAGAAATCAGACAAACAGGAATGGAAGATGCTTTTTTAAAAAATGGTTTTAATTTGTGTAGTTTTGATTTTTATACATGTTACAGAAATGAAGGAATTGATACTGCTAGTCAACTATTAAAATCTGTAGCAAAGTTTTTTAATCCAGATTGGATTCATATGCAATTACAAGATACTCATACATTTTCTCCACAAACAATTTCTGATATTAAACAAATATGTCCTTCAGCATTTATAACAAATTGGACAGGTGATATAAGAAACGAAGCTATTTCTTATTTTGTAGATATAAGCAAAGTAGTAGATCTTTCGTTAATAAGTAGCATTGGTCAATTAGAGATGTACAGAAATGCTGGATGTAAAAATGTTGAATATTGGCAAATTGGATATGATCCAGAAAAATTTTACCCTCTAGATGAAAATTTAAAAGACAAAACAATTAATGATGTTGTTTTTTGTGCAAATCATAATCCAACATATTTTTATAAAGGGGAATTAATACGAAAAGAAATAATAAATCTTCTTGAAAAAAATATTGGAAATGCTTTTTCTTTATATGGTATGTATTGGCCTGATAATTTAAAATGTTGTAAGGGGCACTTATTATATTTTGAACAAAATATAGTATATAATAGCGCAAAAGTAGTTATAAGTATAAATAATTTTAATAATGTAGAAATGTACTTTTCTGCAAGGCAACTAATAGCTATGGCTAGTGGTACGCCAGTAGTTTCTCATTATATCCCAGGAATGGAAAAATATTTCACTCATATGGAAAATATTCTATGGTTTAAGACACCAGAGGAATGTTTACAATTAGTTAATTATTGTCTAACAAATCCTGAAATATCTAAAAAAATTGGAAAAGCAGGAGCAGAGGTTGTTAAAAATAAACACACTTATTATAAAAGAGTTGAAGAACTTAGCAAAAGATTAAATTTTTTAGATACTGAACCAAAAATGAGTATTGTTCTTGGTACTTATAATCGATTAGAAACATTAAAAAATGTTATAAATTCAATAGTACTTTCGATTGGTCCAATATCATATGAAATAATTATAAATGATGCAGGATCGACAGATGGAACTATTAAATATTTAGATAATTTAAGTAAATTTGATAATCATATTAAACCAATTTTTAGTGGAAATAGAACAAATATAACAGAAGCTTACAACAAAAGTTTTAGACAAGTTAGAGGTAAATTTGTTACTTGGTTAAGTGATGATACTATTCCAATTGATAATTCTTTAGAAAGAATGTATAATTTAATGCTAGATTCAAAATTATATGATGTTGGGGCATTTAGTTATAGAAATAATATAAATGAAAAATATTGGATTCCAAAAATTGGTTCCTTTTTGTGTCCAGTTATTGCTTGTGTAAGTAAAGAAACACTTAAAAAATTAAACTATTGGAATACAGATTATCCTCAATATGGGCAAGATATTGAATTTAATGCACGGTGTTTGCGTATGGGTGGAAAAATTTTGAGCACAGATAATTTAAATATAGATCATTTAAATTGTCTTAATGGGCTTAAACAACAAAATATTACTGAATATAATAAGGAATGTTATGGACAAAAATTTCATATAATTTATAATGAAAGATATGGTATTCTATCATCTTCTCAATATCCAATGTTTTTATTTATTAATAATATACAAAATAAACAAAAACTTATAAAATTAATAAAAATTATGTACAGTTATTATAAAAATGCTTATTTTTTTATTTCAAATAATGAGTCATATGAATTTGTCGTAAAACAACTACCATTTGTTAAATTATTAAAAAATGAACAGTGTGATTTAATTTTTTCAATAAATGAAAATGGGATAGAATCGAAAAATACAAATGGAACAAATGTTAGTCTTGACTTTATAAAAAAAATTATAAATGACATTAGTACTAGCAATTTTGATATTGAAATTGTAGATCTTAATTTAAATTACGTAAAAATTTTTAATGAAAATTTAGTATCAAAAAGGGTTTTATATTTACCTATAAATAACAGAGAAATCAGACAAACAGGAATGGAAGATGCTTTTTTAAAAAATGGTTTTAATTTGTGTAGTTTTGATTTTTATACATGTTACAGAAATGAAGGAATTGATACTGCTAGTCAACTATTAAAATCTGTAGCAAAGTTTTTTAATCCAGATTGGATTCATATGCAATTACAAGATACTCATACATTTTCTCCACAAACAATTTCTGATATTAAACAAATATGTCCTTCAGCATTTATAACAAATTGGACAGGTGATATAAGAAACGAAGCTATTTCTTATTTTGTAGATATAAGCAAAGTAGTAGATCTTTCGTTAATAAGTAGCATTGGTCAATTAGAGATGTACAGAAATGCTGGATGTAAAAATGTTGAATATTGGCAAATTGGATATGATCCAGAAAAATTTTACCCTCTAGATGAAAATTTAAAAGACAAAACAATTAATGATGTTGTTTTTTGTGCAAATCATAATCCAACATATTTTTATAAAGGGGAATTAATACGAAAAGAAATAATAAATCTTCTTGAAAAAAATATTGGAAATGCTTTTTCTTTATATGGTATGTATTGGCCTGATAATTTAAAATGTTGTAAGGGGCACTTATTATATTTTGAACAAAATATAGTATATAATAGCGCAAAAGTAGTTATAAGTATAAATAATTTTAATAATGTAGAAATGTACTTTTCTGCAAGGCAACTAATAGCTATGGCTAGTGGTACGCCAGTAGTTTCTCATTATATCCCAGGAATGGAAAAATATTTCACTCATATGGAAAATATTCTATGGTTTAAGACACCAGAGGAATGTTTACAATTAGTTAATTATTGTCTAGCAAATCCTGAAATATCTAAAAAAATTGGAAAAGCAGGAGCAGAGGTTGTTAAAAATAAACACACTTATTATAAAAGAGTTGAAGAACTTAGCAAAAGATTAAATTTTATTTAATAGGAGATTTTTTTAATGAAGATACATATAGGATGTGGTCCAGTTTATCTAATTGGATATGTAAATATAGATTGTAATCCAGATTTTCTTATACATAATTGTCCAAAAGAAATAATTGAAAATAATAAGACAGTTTTGGATAAATATTATAAATATGATTTTTTATTTTCACTTAATAAAAATTTTTTAACTGTAGCAGATTTAAATCATGATATACAATATCCTTTACCATTTCAAGATAATTCTGTAGAAGAAATTGTTATATATCAAGTTGTAGAACATTTTCAACAATATAATGTTGGTAAACTTTTACAAAACATGAATCGTATTTTAATTACTGGTGGAAAAATTTTAATAAGTGTTCCTGATACAAAAGGTTTGGCAAAATTGCTAATTGACTCAAATACAGAAGATCTTGAAAATCTGGCAATAAGATATTTATATGGAACACAAAAAAATATTTGGTCTCATCATTATTGTGGTTATACTAATAATTCGCTTAAAAAACTTTTAGGAGAATATAATTTTGGAAATTTTAAAGAATTGTCCAATATTAATGCATATCCGACAATCCATTTAGAAGCAATAAAATTATAATGTTTACGGATAAAATAGATATTAGTATTGTTTTAGGAACATATAATAGAATAAATAGTTTAAAACAAGCTTTAACTTGTTTTTTAAATAGCGCAATACCCAAAAAATTTGAAATAATTATCAATGATGCTGGTTCAACAGATGGGACTATAGAATATCTTAAAAGTATAAAAAATAATAATATAATTCCAATTTTTGGAAACAAAAATGGTGTAACAAATGCATATAATAATTGTTTTAAACAAGCTAGAGGTAAATTTGTTACTTGGTTAAGTGATGATGAAATTATTGTCGATAATGGACTTTTTGTTATGTGTAATTTAATGGAAAGTCTTTCTAAAAATGACATGGGGGCCTTCAAAATGAAAAGAATGCTACAGCCAGAATTAGGATATTTTGTCCCCATGATTAATAGTTTTCCTTGTCCATATGTAGGATGTATGTATACAGAAACTTTAAAAAAATATAATTACTGGAATATTGATTTTTTGTATTATGCTCAAGATCAAGATATTTGTTCAAAAATTTACAGAATGGGCGGAAAAATAGTTTCTTGTGAAGCTTTTATTAATCATTATTCAATAAAGGATTTAATAAAAGAAACAAATGTAACTAATTATCTTAAATCTGGTGGCTCCCAAAAATTTTATGTAATAAATAGAAGATTTGGACAATATACTGGAAATATTAATTATTCTATTTGTTTTTTTGTTACAAAATGTATTGATATTAAGTTATTAATATATTATATTAATCGTGTTAAATCATTTTATTCAACTGCTGATTTATTTATAACATTTAAAAATGACAATTCAGAAATACAAGAAATACAAGAAATACAAGAAATACAAGAAATACCTTTTAATTATTTTAATCTACAAAATTATGATCTTATATTACAAATTGAAAACAGTTGTATGAGTAATATTACTCCATATCAAGATAATGAAAGTTTTTATAAAAATTGTGAATTTTCAAAAAAACTTTGTGCAAATAGTGAGGAAAATATTGGAAAATAACATTAATGATTGGTCATCCTTTTTTAATGGATGGTCAATTATAAAAACAATTAAAATTCAATATGATTTTTTAAATGAAATTATTAATTTTACAAATAAAGACTCTTTTTTATTAGAACTTGGTTCTGGTAGTGGTCTTTCTTCATTATCATTATTCTTTTCTGATAGAAAAAATATTTTAGTTTCTGATATAGATGAAAAAGTTCTTATTAATATTAATAAATCCATTCCTTTTTTAAACACAAAAAATATTGATATGTTTAATATACAAATATCAAAAAAAATTGATTGTATATTCCATCAGGGATTAATGGAACATTTTAGCGATGAAGATATTATTAGAAGTTTAACAGAACAGTCAAAATTTGCAAAGTTAATTATTTTTGATATACCAAATAATAGAAGATTTACGAAAGTTCAAGAATTTGGTAATGAAAGATTTTTATCTGTGAGAAAATGGTCCAAGTTAATTCGTAAATCAAATTTACGTATTATAAAAATTTCTGGTAGGAGGCTTCCAAAATTCTTAAATTTTTTACAAAATAACTATTTTATAAAAAAATTTTTTGGAACATCCAGTATTTTTGTTTGTAAGAGTTTAAATGAACAATATTAAAGTTTCAGTTATAATCTCAGCTTGTGATGGTCGAATTAAACTTTTTGAAAACTCTTTATATACTTATTATAAGCAAAATTTTCCAAAAAAATTTTTTGAGATTTTAGTTATTGATGATAAAGATCGCGTAGAAGTATGTAGTTTGTGTAAAGAGTTTAATAAAAATTTCGGCCTTAATTTCCAATATATAAAAATAGATCCAACAAAAATTAATTATCATACCAATTCTTTTACCCCCGCTCTTACTAACAATATTGGTTTTAAATTGGCCCTTGGAGATGTTGTAGTTATTTCTGGTCCAGAAACATTAATTTGTGAAAATAATATTAAAATAGCATCAACTATGATCAATAGAAAAGAATGTGCTTATGGATTAGTTTTTAGATCTTCTTATGAATTTAATGAACATTTGTCTGATGATAAAAATTGGAAACTAAATAATTTTTCTTATTTATTAAATATTCCTGGAGCTAGAAGTGATTGTAGAACATGTCCTCCTCATCCTCCAGCATATTGGTACTTTATGGCTGTTAACAAAACATATGTTTTTGCTATTCATGGTGTTGATGAAAGATTTTTAAATGGATTATGTGCAGAAGATGATGATTTTGCAAATCGTATGAAATTTTTAGGAATAAATCCAGTTTTTGAACATCGTATGATTGGGATTCATCAAGATCATAGTATTGTAGACAAAAATGATGAAGTTCATAATGTTAGATTTACAAAAAAATTTAATCAATTAAAGTCTAATAATTTAATATTAATGAAAGAAAATTTATTATCAAAAAATCCAATATCAAATAATAATATTGAATGGGGAAATTTGGAAGCAATAGTATCAAAAGAGATTTTATACTAAATGACGTATAAAATAAAAATTTTTTTAATTTTTATAAGTTCACTAAATAAATTAATACTTAATAAAAAATATGAATTGTAGCATATAAATTTAATTTTGATGGATGTCTTAGTTCTTGATTTATAAATCTAATTAAATGTAAAAATGGAGTAATAGAGATAAATGATAGATTTTGAGAAAAAAACTTTACTAATTACTGGTAGCAATGGGATGTTAGGTCAAGCTTTGTTAAGAAATCTTGAAAATTTTCCAACAAAAAACATAATTGAAGTAGATTTACCAATTGATCTTAGAAATCAAAACAAAACTGAAGAACTTTTTAGAGCTTTTAAGCCAGATTATGTTATTCATACAGCAGCTAAGGTTGGAGGAATTAAAGCAAATTCTGATAATTTGGTTGATTTTTTTATTGATAATATTAGAATAAATACTAATGTTTTAGATTGTTGCCATAAATTTAAAATTAAAAAAACAATTTCTTTATTAAGTACTTGTGTATATCCTGATAAAGTATCTTATCCATTAATTGAAGATTATATTCATTATGGTCCTCCACATATGTCTAATTATACATATGCCTACACTAAAAGAATGCTTGATGTCCAATCTAGAGCATATAGAGATCAATTTAAAGAAAATTTTATAACAGTAATACCAAATAATCTTTATGGGCAAAATGATAATTTTAATCTAGAATCATCTCATGTAATCCCGGCAATAATTAGAAAAATATTTGAATCAAAATTAAGAAATTCTGATGTAGAAATTTGGGGTAATGGACAACAATTAAGAGAATTTACTTATGTTGATGACTTGGCTAGAATATTAATATTTCTTCTTGAAAAATATGATAGTCCAAATCCTATTAATGTTGGTAATATAGAAGAATATAAAATAATAGATATAGTAAATAAAATAGTAGAGATATTTGATTTTAAAGGAAAAATTTATTGGGACATTACAAAACCTATAGGACAATTAAAAAAACCTTCAAGTAATAAAATATTTACTGATCTTTGTGATTTTAAATATACTAATTTGAATACTGGATTAATAAAAACTTGTATGTGGTTTAAAAATAATTATCCAAATATTCGAGGTTTTTAATGAAACAAAAAACAGCTCTTATTACAGGAATTTGTGGAATGGATGGGTCTCTGTTAGCAGATTTATTACTTGAAAAAGATTATAATGTTTTTGGTATAATGCGTAGAAATGCTACACATGATTTAGGGAATGCAAAACATTTAGAAAATGATGTTGATATAATTGAGGGTGATATAACTGATATGTCATCAATGTTTAGAATTATTCAACAAGTAAGGCCAAATGAACTTTATAATACTGCTGCGATGTCCGTACATCCTGAAACATATGTAAATATTCATCGAATAGGACCTGGAAAATTTACTAAACCTATTAAAATTGAAAAATTGTGGAATAATATAAGAATTAAAAATATAAAAGTTGAAAAGGAAAGATTTTTATCAGAAGGTGGAGAAATTGATATAGAATTAATTAATTTAAAAAATAATAAAAATTTATTTGTTTTGGGTTTTAAAAATGGTAAAGCTCAATGGTTTAAAATAAAACAAATTTCAAGACATTTATATAAAGGAAAATTAATTAGGTTACGTCAAAAATGTGGAGAAATCATAGTAACTCCTAATCATTCAGTTTACGATGAAAATGGAAAATTACAAAAACCAACGATAAACCCAAATCTTTTAGCCGTAAGAAAGATAAATTATTATAATAAGTGTGGTGAAACTTCTGTTAAATTAAAAACATATAATGTTGGGGAAAAAATTGTCGAAAATGATTGGATTTGTTATAAAAATGAATCAAATAAATCTGTAAAATCAGTTTTAAATATTACAGATGGGACTTTACAAGCTTTTTTACGATTTTGTGGGGCTTTTATTGCTGAAGGTTGGACATCTTATAATGTAACAAATAAAACATTTAAAACAAGTATAGATCATACTGATCGAAAATGGTTAGAAAAATTACAAAATGATTTACAGCTTTTTTATACTGGTTCGTCATATATTATTGAAAATAAAAAAGAAAATTGTCAATCTGTTTGGCAATTACAAATTTCAAGCCAAATTCTGTATAGCATAATAAGAAAATATTGTGGGAAAAAAAGTACAAATAAACAAATTCCTGATTTTTTTTTCTTGTTAGTAGAAAATTTATGGCCTGAATTATTACAAACTTTACATAAGGAAGATGAATCTTCTAATTTTTGTAAAAATTGTACAAACATAAAATATATGAGTACTTCTAAAAAATTAATTGCTCAACTTTGTTACATATATACAAAATTAGAAATAGATTTTAATTATAGTTTTTATAAACATGATACAAAAAATGGGGATGATAATTTTGAACTTGTCTCAATTCAAAATTATCAAAACAATCAGGAAATAAATGATTATGAAGAAATTAATTATGAAGGTTTTGTTTATGATATTTCAGTCGATGAAGTAAACAATTTTTGTGCTGGTTTAGGTAATATTGTTGTTCATAATAGTCATGTTCATACAAGTTTTGAACAACCCTTGGCTACTTTAGATATAGACACAAAAGGTGTAGTAAATATTCTTGAAGTGGTTAGAAATTTGGGTTTTACAACTAGAATATTTCATTGTAGTACTAGTGAAATGTTTGGTTCTGCTGATCCACCACAAACAATTGAAACTATGTTTATCCCATGTAGCCCATATGCTATTGCAAAAGTTGCAAGTCATAATTTTATAAGGCTCTATAGAGAAGCATATAATGTGTATTGTTGCGCTGGAATAACTTTTAATCATGAGGGACCTCGTAGAGGTGCTAATTTTGTGACAAGAAAAATAACTATGGGTGTCGCACAATCTTTAAAAAATCCAAGTTTTAAATTAAAACTTGGCAATTTAGATGCTAAAAGAGATTGGGGTTTTGCTAAAGATTATTGCCAGGGTTTTTGGCTAGCCCTACAACAAACAAAACCAGATGATTATATTTTTGCAACAAATGAAATGCATTCAGTTAAAGAGTTTTGCGAATTAGCTTTTTCATATGTAAATCTTAATTGGCAAGAACATGTTGAATTTGATAGATTTCTTATGCGTCCATCAGAAGTTGATGCTTTACAAGGTGATTATTCTTTAACTGAATCTAAAATTGGTTGGAAACCTACTATAAAATTTGAAGAATTAGTTAAAATTATGGTTGAACATGATTGTAAATTATTAGGGATTGATATAAAATAATTAAAAACTATAATTTTTTTGGTTAATAAAAAGGATTTTAAAATGATAAATGTAGGTATTTTTATGCCATGTTATAATGTTGAAAAATATATAAATAAATCAATAGAATCAATTAAAAATCAAACTTATATTAATTGGGAACTGGTTATAATAGATGATGGATCTTACGATAATACATATAAAAAAGCTTTATTTTACAGTTCAGAAAATATAAAAGTTTTTAGACATAATGGCCATGATGGGAGAATTGGCAAAATAAAAAATGAGGCTATTTCTAAGTTTTCAAAAAATTATGAATATATTTGTCATTTAGGGTCTGATGATTTAATGCCGTCCTATTGTTTAAAAATGTTTGTTGACTTTATGGATAAAAATCCAGATATAGGAGTATGTTGTGGAAACTTTTTATGCTTTAATGATGAAGGGAAAACTTGGGCTTTACCACATGTGGCCAATAGTGGAGAGTACGATTCAAATTTGTTGCTTAAGTATATGTGTCTTTTTCCAATGAGATTTTATCGAAGGTCTATTGTATTAAAAGTTGGTGGTTATTCAAATGAACTAACATCTGCTGTTGATTATGATTTAGCTCTTAAAGTTGATGAGATTACTAAAATTCATAGAATTAAAGATCCCATATCTTATTATTATAGACAACATCCTCATCAGGTTTCAACAAAAGCGCGGCCAGAACAAGATATAAATGCCAAGAAAGCACTAGAGGAAACTCTTAAAAGAAGAGGAATTGATGGTTTTGTTAAAAATGATGCACCACCTTTTATAATTGAAACAAAACAACAACAGCATTATATTTGGGGAAAATAATGGAAAAGAAAAAAATTTTAGTTTGTGGTTCAGCGGGATTTTTGATGTCAAATTTTATCCGCTATTTGATGTATATGACGCGTGAAACAAAAGAATTTGAGATTGTAAGTGTAGATAAACTAAAAAAAATAAATGATTATAAAAGAGTTTATTTAAATAAAGATCACAAGTTTTATATTGGAAATATAGCAGATGAGTATTTTATAGATAGATTGCTTTTTATAGAAAATCCAGACTTTATTGTAAATGGATGTTTTTATACAAATCAACAAGCAAATAATTTTAACGAAATATTAACAGGTACTACTAATTTATTGCGTGCAAAAGCACCTTTAATTCAAATATGTGGGTGTATAGAACCATTATTTGATTATATAGGTTTTTGGAATTGTATAAGTAAAATTATAGAAAATGATGGAGAAACAGTCATAGAAATACCAAATGTCTTTGGGTGTAGACAAAGAGTTGAACCTTGGTTTAGTGTTCCATGGATACAAAACAGTTTATTAAAACATAAGACAGTAAAAGTACGAGATGAAAAGTTTCCTTGGGTATTTGCTGAGGATGTTGCATCTTTAATATGGTTTGTTTTAGATAATAAAATAAAGGGTCATATAAAAATGCCAGTATTAGGATATTTAAGTGAAAAAGAAATTGCAGAATGTATACAAAGATTATATAATATTGATTTTAATATTTGTGTGTCAAAACCAAGTTTTGACCATGATTATATGGTAAAAGAATATAACGGTGATATTATAAATAATTGGAAGCCAGATTCTAATAATATAAATAGTTCTCTAGAAAAAACTATAAAGTGGTTTGATCATAATAGATGGGCTTTTAATCTATAACTATATGGCCTTGGTCCTCAATCATTAACTTATTTGGAAATCGAAAATTGTCAAGTAAATTTTATAGGAGAAATAAAATGTCTGAAAATGATAAACAACATCGCGTGGTTGTCACTGATGAAAAAATCGCGCACACACAAATAAAAACAGACGCAGAAATCGCTCAGGAGAATGCAAAACTCGAAGAAGTTTTAAAACCGAAGCCAGCATTAGATCTAAACGTTTTGGCTGCGCTCAAAAACAAACAAGCAAAGGAGGAACCAATGAAGGCTGTAGCAAAGCGTGATAGAAGTTTATATTTTGGTGTTATTGGATTAGGTCAAGCTGGTTCGCGAGTTGCTGAAACTTTTTTTGATTTGGGGTACGAGGCTTGTGTTTTTAACACAGCAACTCAAGACCTTGAACATATTAATTTACCAACGAACAAGAAAATTTTTCTACCATTCGCATTAGGTGGTGCCGGTAAAGAATTAGATAATGGTAGACAAGCTGTTGAACAGAATGCGGAAATAATTCTTGATAAACTAAATGAAAATTTTGGTGACAATCAAGAAATGCTTATTCTTGCTGTTTCTGGTGGTGGCGGAACTGGTTCAGGTGGAGCAGAAGCTCTTATTGGTATTATGTCTACACTTGGAAAACCAATGGGTGTTATTTATATTTTGCCCATGGAATCAGAAGATGCTCTAAGCAAACATAATTCTGTTTCAACTCTCGGGAAACTTGCCAAAATGGCAAGCGCCGATGTCATTACGGCTTTAATGGTGGTCGACAATTCTAAAATTGAGCTGCTTTATCCAGGATTAAGTAAGGCTGAATTTTGGACGGTTGCAAATCAGGCCATAGTTGATCCTCTTCATATTTTTAATCATTTGTCAGCTATGCCAACTCAATACGATTCTTTAGATTCTATGGATTTTGGTAGAATTTTTACAACCGGCGATTGTACAATTTATGGAATGCTTGAAATTTCTAATTATTTAGAAACGACAGCTATTGCTGAGGCGGTTATTGAAAATCTAGAAGCTGGTTTATTGGTGAGTGATTTTAATCTAAAGGAAACCAGGTTTGGTGGTTATATTGTAACAGCAAATCAAGCTACACTTAAAAAACTACCAGCTATCAATATTGAATATGCCAACCATGTAATTAGTGAAGCTTGTAATTTTCCATCATTAGTTCGTGGCGTTTATGAAATGGAAGATATATCAGAAGATGTAGTTAGAGTTTATACGATGTTTAGTGGCCTTGGTTTACCAGCAGCTAGAATAGAAACTCTTAAAAATCAAGCTGCCGAACAAATGGCGGTTATGCGTGAAAAAGAGAAAACAAGGGCAGAAAAGATGGCAGTTGATTATGGTACTGGGAATGATACTCAAACGAAAGCACAAGAAGTTCATCGTGTTATTCAACAAAAGAAATCTGGATTTGGAGTTCTTACCAATAATGCGGGTAAGCGGATTATAGATAGAAGAAAAAGATAACAGAAATTGAAGTTTAGAAAAGGATAATAATATGAAAACAATGACAAAAATTGGTACAAGATCTTATTGCGTCGGGAGAAAAAACTCCACTTCCGCTCGATGTTATTCTTAATTATATGGGCAATCAATTTGTGTTCAGTAGAAGCATTAACATGGACACGACAGGATGATGGGCAACGATAATTCATTTTCTTCCTGCTGAGAAGGATTAGCTAGTTTTTAAATCATCGTAGGATGATTTTTAAAACTTTTAAAGAGATAAAATTGATAGTAACCATTTCTGTAAGCAATGTTTGGTCGAGAATCAGTGGTCTCAAAGATATTGAGATCGTTGATAGTCTTGACAAGATTACCAGTTTTTATGTTGAGGGTTATCAGTACACCAAAGCTTTCCGCTCGGGCTGGTTTGATCCTGAGTCCCAAAAGTTTATACATTGGGATGGGAGAAGACATCTGCTTACTTCAAAAATGGTTTTTCCAACCGGATTACTCAAGCTGGTTACAGATTTTCTCCAAGAACATAAAATAGATTATGTTATAGATGATAAACGCGAAACTTACCAATCTATAGAATTGCCCTTATATGGGCACACTCCGAGACAATATCAAAAAGATGCATTAGATGCCACTGTTCAAAACGAGCGCGGTATAATTCGCGTTGGCACAGGCGGCGGCAAGAGCCCGAAAATTGGTACAAAAGTTATAAAGTATGATGGAACTATTTGTAAAGTTGAAGAACTTAAATCCGGAGATTTATTAATGGGTCCAGATAGCAGGCCACGGAAAATTTTATCAACAAATATCCAATATGGAAATATATGTAAAATTTCTCCAATTAAAGGAGAGCCGTGGTATTGTAATGATGAACATATTTTAACTCTAAAGCATACAGTTTCAAATGAAATAATAGATATTAACATTCGAGATTATAAAAATAAAAGTAAAAAATTTAAGCATTGTTACAAACAATTTAGTGTTGGTGTTGATTTTAAAAATGATACAGAAATTTCTATAGATCCGTATTTTTTGGGGATATTTTTTGGAGATGGTGACAAACTTGTTACAAAGGGGAAATTAGACCATCTTTGTATAACAACTATTGATCAAGAAATAATTGATTATCTTAAGATATTTGTTGAAAAATATGACAAGTGTCTTAAAATCAGAAAAGACAAAAGAAGCCGCGCACTCCGTTGTCGAATTAGTGGTTTTTTGAAAGAAAAAAAATTATTGGAAGGTGTTAGAGAATTGTTAGGCCCAGAACTTATAGTCCCCCATACATACTTAACATCATCCAGAGCAAACAGATTACAGTTCTTGGCTGGCTGGATTGATACTGACGGGTATTTACATAATAACTCTTATGAAATTACTCAAAAACGAAAAGATTGGGCAGATTCAGTTGTATTTTTAGCAAGATCTCTTGGATTTAGGGCGCTGATGTCTGTAAAACACGACAGAAAATTCAATTTAGATTATTATAGAATAAGCATTTCTGGCGATGTTAGCGAAATTCCAGTTAAGATTGAAAGGAAAAAAGCTACAAAACGAACTCAAAAAAAAGACACATTGAAAACTGGTTTTAAAGTTGAACCCGCAGGGCAAGACTATTATGTTGGAATTGAACTCGATGGCGACGGCAGATTTTTATTGGGAGATTTTACTGTAACTCATAATACCTATATAGCCGCAATGATTGTAGCCAAATATAATTTACCAACTATGGTTTATGTAGTTGGTAAAGATTTGTTATACCAATTTCGTCGAGAACTACAGAAAGCAATAAAAATAGAAATCGGTATAATTGGTGATGGCCATTGTGAGATTAAGAAAATTAATGTTTGTTCAGTTTGGACCGCAATTACTGCTTTTGGTTTAAAATCTAAAGTCTCTCTTGATGATGAAGATTGGTCACCAGAAATCTGCGAAATAGGTTCTGAACAGAAAAAAGCAATTAAAAAAGCTATAGAAAATAGCAATGTAGCTATTTACGATGAAGCGCACTTTCTGGCAACCGACACGTTGCAATCGATTTATAAAGCAGGGAAACAATGTAGATATTTATTTGGATTGAGTGGAACAGATTGGCGTGACGACGGCGCAGATTTGTTGCTAGAATCGGTTTGTGGTCCTAGAATTTTCAATATGCCAGCATCCAAGCTGATTGATTCCGGATTTTTGGTGCCAGCCAATATTGTAGTGTTTGATGTACCAGAAATCACAAAAAAAACAGGAAACAATTATCATAGTGTATATCATGACTATATTACAAACAATGAAATAAGAAATAGCATGATAGTGGATTCTGCTAGGAGTCTTATTAACAAAGGAAGAAAGGTTTTAATATTAGTTAGATATATATCTCATGGAAACGCTTTATCAAAACTTCTATCTGATATCCCATTATACTTTGTAAATGGAGAAGTAGATGGAGAAATGAGAGAGGTAGTTAAAAAAGAATTTGAGAATGGAAGATTCAAATGCCTAATTGCTTCCAGCGTATATGATATTGGTGTTGATATACCATGTTTAGATGCTTTGATTCTTGGTGGTGGTGGTAAATCTACGGTACGTGCTCTTCAACGCATTGGTCGTGTTATCCGTGGTTTCCCTAACAAATCTGATGCTATTGTTGTAGATTTTTTTGATAATGTTAAATATCTTGATAAACATTCTGCTATTAGAATTTCTGTCTATGAAACGGAATCCCGTTTTAAAATTAAGCTCCCCAAAAAATTTGATTCAACTAAAATTAAACGATCAAAAAAAATATTACAAAAAGTTGGTTCCTAAAGTCCCTTTTATTTTCTAGATGTTACAAGTTCGAAGTCGACTTGCCATTTTTATTTGTATATTTATTGGAACGGAGGCGCTTATGTCTAAAAAATCTGAAAAACCAAAATGTAAAGTTTGTGGTTTAGAAACTGAAGTAATATTTGAGGGTAAAGGTGCCAAGTATCCAGTATTCTCATGCCCCAAATGTGGCTACGGAACTAATGAGTGGGAAAAGTGGTGGGAAATGTATAGCACGCGTTGGAAAGAAAAAGAATATTGGAAAAATATTAAAGATAAACCATCATGTCTTATAGGATATTTTTGTTATAAGTTTAATGAGTTTTATGAATATCCATATACTTTTGATGTTTCTAATCCTATTCCATATAAAGGAAAAGAATTTACTATGGCTCGTAGGATTATTGCTATGTTTGATGATGATGCTAGAGATGCGGCGACATATATTAAATGGGTTTTTGCTAAAAAAGTGCGCAGTAGGAAAAAACCAATAACTAGTCTTGGATTTTTTACATTATCAGAATTTATAAACGAATATAAATATGCTAAAGCACAAAATCAGCTATTACGTCGGCAGACGCCATTGCCACAAGATTATCTTGAATGGTGTAAATCAGAATGTCCGGCTTTATTTGAAACGCACGATTTTAAAACCTGGAATGATCTTAATGGTTTAATATCGTTTATAAAAACATATAAGACAGCAGATTTAGAAAAGAAGGTGGTTATGGAAGCTGTTAATAGGAAAATGATTATTATTATTAATAATGAGCTAGAATTTAAGAAATTGGAGGATTGAATGTTTAGTAAGATGATTTTTAGAGAAGCTGATATTTATCTTAAAAGTGGCGTTGTGATAAAAGGATTTATTACAAATATACACGAAGGTTTTATGGAAATTAATGAACATGGTTTGTTTAAACAAACTATGGTTTGTTTAGGTGAAGTTGCAGCTATTCGTGGTCAATCACAAAATGTTCCACATGATAAATATAATATCAAAGAAGATAGACAGTTTTATCCAGTACAAGAAATTAATTCTACTGATGAAGCAAATACGGATAATGTTTTGTGCGGAGATGTGCAAAATACAGTTAGACTGGCTGCCAAAATAAACAAGCGACCTAATGATTTTTCGATGGCTATACCAACTACAAGCGATGTTGTACAAACATCATATACGCCTCCAAGTTTTGTGAGAAATACAAATAGGAGTGAAAAATGATTTCTACTAAAAAGATAGAATCTGAGAAGAAAAAAATTGTAAGTAATTGCCAAAAATGTAAAGGTCTAGGTTGTAGCGCCTGTTTTGGATATTGTGTGTTCATTGATAAAATGGCTGAAGCAGAAATACCAGTTGATTATTGGTACAAAATGATGGATAATTTTTATGGTGAAGTTAATTTTAAAGATTCTATAGTAGAATATATTAAAAATATTAGTAATGAATATAGTAGAGGTATAACTTTATGTTTAGTTGGTGAGCGTGGTCGTGGCAAAACATTAGCAGCTTGCGCTATACTCAAGAAAGCCATTCTTGAAAATTTTAGTGTGTTTTATATTACACTTTCAGATTTAGTAGCTAATATTGTAGGGCCAAATCCAGAATTAAAATTACTAATGAAAGAGTTTGACTTTGTAGCTATAGATGAAGTTGATCAGAGATTTTTTCCTACCCAACAAAGCATGGAATTATTTGGAAATCAGCTTGAAAATATTCTTCGTAATAGGATGCAAAACAGACTTCCTACAATTTTATGTAGTAATTCTTTAGATATTAGTCAGATTTTTGGAGGAGAGTTTAAAAAATCTTTCGAATCATTAGGTGCACAATTTATTAGAGTGCTACCGGCAAGCGGAAAGGATGCTAGAGAAGGTAAGGAAAAATTATGATTCCAGAGTTAGATAAAAAGATTTTGGCATATGTTTTAGGAGAGAAGCGTATTGCACTTCAACTACAAACGATTATTACAACTGATTACTTACATCCAGAAGCTCAAATTTTTTATCGATTATTGATGTTATGTTTTGAAAAATTTCGCGAACTCCCAACTCCTAAAGTTATGGAAGAACAGGGCGGTGTTATCTGGAATGAACAATTATCCGCAGTTTATACAGAAATAATAACAATATCTTACGATGTTAGAGAATTTCCATCTGACCTTGATAAACTCAAAACTAGATATAATACTCAACTACTTCTTAAATTAGGTAAAAATATTTTTAGAGAAAACTGGGATGGAAAAAAATTTACCGATTTAAGTTCGGCCAATAAAGATCTTAGGAGGATTGTTGGCAATATTGATGGTATTTATAGCAATCGTGTTTTTAAGGAAGGGTCTTTAGCAGAAACTGTTGTAGAAGCTTGGAATAATTATAAAATTGCTAGAGATAATCCAGAGCTTACAAGAGGAATACATCTTGGATTAAGAGAATTTGATAAAATAACTAATGGATTACAACCAGCAGAGCTAATGTTAATTGGTGGAGAATCGTCATCTGGTAAATCAGCACTTTGTATGCAAATGGCTCTTAATGCTTGGTGCGGAACTAATGTTATATCAAGTACTATTGCTGAAGCAGAGAAAATGGAATTTAATGATTCAGGTATCAATGTTTTATTTTTTACAATTGAAATGCCTTATGCCAATTTGCGTCGGCGCATCGATTGTTCATTAGCCGGTATTCAATTATATAATCTACGTGATGGTAAATTAACATTAGAGGAAACAGAACGTTTTAAGGCAGCTCTTAAATTCCAAAGGCGATATCATAAACATTTCCATATTGTTGACGTACCGCGTGGTTGTACTATGGCACAAATCGAGTCTGCATATATTGAAAAATGTTTTGAATATCAACCAGATTTAATTATTATTGATTATATAAGCTTGATGACTCCAGATAGAGATGAGGGTTCAGACTGGCTTAATTTAGGAAGATTGGCAGAACAGATGCATGAATTTTGTAGACAATATAATATAGCAGTAATTTCGCCCGTGCAACTTAATCGACCACCTAAACAACATGATGGTGGAGAGCCGCCTTCTCCAGATCAACATAGAGTTGGTAGATCTATTATGTTAACACAAAATGCAAATATTCTTCTTAATATTAAAACACGAAAGGATGAGCATTTGCGACCAGATATGGAAGTTTATATTAGTAAAATGCGTGATGGTGAGAAAGGGGCATTTGTTTTGCATAAACGCCTAGATATAATGCGTATTTATGATGATGTGCCAGGATGGGCGCCGGAGACTTATAATGTAATGGATGGTTACGAAAATGACGGAGACTGAAATAGATGAATTGTATACGGTAATTTATCAGGAGTTGTTTCTTAAATTTAAAGTTGTCGACTCAGTTTGGCGACAGAAAATATTACGAGAATGGGAAGATTATAAATTTAAAATTAATTGTAGAGAATGAAGATGGAATGAAATTATAAACGGCGTGGCGACTTTAGAAGTATGATAGGTTACTTAAAAAGTATACAGGTTTTTTTAATATTATTGTATCCGATGATCTGCTTAGATTAAGAAATGGTTTTTATGTGTGTAAACAAGCGAACATTGGTTTTATCGAATAATAATTATAAGAAAAATAGTAAATATAAAAATATGAGCAGTGAAGAAATATGTAAGTACGCTAAGGAGGAAGTATGCCGTTATATGAATATCGATGCCTCGCTTGTTCTCATCAATTAATTGAGCTTCAGAGTATTAATGATGAGTTGTTACAAGTATGCCCTAAATGTAGTGGCAAACTAAAAAAAATAATTTCACTGTGTTCTCCTGATATTAATTATCAGAATTCCAAAGAGTATTATGAAAAAGTTATAAAACCTGATGCCAAAAGAATTGCTAAGAAAATAAAAAGCGGTGATGAGGAATCAGCAGCAAATATTTTCGGTGATAAATAAATTGTTGAATTAATTCGTTTTAACTAGATTAAAATATAAAGATGCCTCGTGGCATAATTTTCAATTTAGGAGATTAGATGACCATAGTAAAAAACACAAAGAAAAAAGAGGAAGTAGCAGAATTGTCCAGTATTCTAGACTTAATTGATTTTTGTACTAGTGAAGAAGATTTAACGCAATGGAATGGTACATTGCGAGAATATTTACCTATGGTTGTTGAGGAACCATATCTTAATGAGCTTGCACATTCTAGAATCTGTAGAATGATTGAGTCTGCTGGTGTTGAGTTTGAGGATAAAGATGAAAGGAAAAAGATGCCTTTCTATAATTTCTTCAAAAAAGAGCTGTTTGGTGTTGATCATGTTTTGGCTCAAATTATGCAATATTTTAAAGCTGCTGCTGCTGGTTCTGAGGTAAGCAGAAGAATTCTTCTTCTCTGGGGACCGACTAGTTCCGGTAAATCTCAATTTTCTATTATGTTAAAGCACGGTTTAGAGAAATTTACGCGTACAAAGGAAGGTAGGGTTTTTGGAATTGATGGTTGTCCGATGCACGAGAATCCACTCAATGCCATTCCTCTTGCTGCCCGCAAAGCAATTAGAGAAAAGTACGGATTAGTAATTGAAGGCGATTTGTGTCCCAAATGTGCTTATAGGTTAAAAGAAGAATTTGGTGGTGATTTTTGGCGAATTCCAGTTAAAAGAGTTTTTATGTCTGAAATGAATCGTATTGGTATCGGCACTTTCCAGCCTGGCGACACAAAGTGTACCAGGAACTCATTGATACTATTAGATAATTCTTTAAAAGATATTTCTGAACTCGGTAATGAAAATGAAGAAGATATTAATATTAATGTTGTTTTGGATAATGGTAAAATGGCTAGAGCAACTAAATTTTTCAGATACAGTGACAGAGAAATTTTAAAAATTGATACAAACTTGGGATATAATATAGAAGCAACACCAAACCATCCTCTAATGACAGTGTGTGATAATGGAGAATTTGTTTGGAAAAATGCTGAAGAATTGGCAATAGGAGACACTCTCGTAATGTCAAAAGGGCATGGGCTCGATTTTAAAAAAGAAGAATTAATGGAAAATAAACTTAATTTAAAATGGACCCAAAGTTTTGCTCGTTTTTTGGGTCTTTATATTTCCGAGGGACGCTTTTTAAAAGAAAACGTTGGTGTAGAAATATCTAATTGTAATGAAAATGTTAAAAACATGATAAAAGAATTTAGTATCGAGGCGGGCCTTCATATGACCTATAGAAAAGATGGAAAAGGCGTTTTTGTTTGGGGGGAAAAATTAGTTAATTTTATGAAAGAATTAGGATTTACTACTGGCGCGCATTTAAAACATATTCCATCAGCGTGTTTTACTTCGGGTCTAATAAAAGATATTTTATTTGGAATGTGGCTAGGAGATGGGAATATAGGAAAACACAGCGTTAAAGACACAAATGAAGCAATATATAGCACTGTTTCTCCCATATTGGCACACCAAACACATCTTCTATTACTTTTTCTAGGAATTCCCTCTAATAGAATCTATGATCCTTCTATTGGAACTTCTGGGGCCTATAAAATTTTAATAACAGGCGAAAGAGTAGAACATCTAGCAGATATTCTTAATATTCCTAAATATAAATATACAAGGGATTTATCTACCGTTAAACACAATGAAAACACTTATTTAATGCCAAGAATAGATACACTAATACGAAATGTTTGTAAATCTATAAATTATATGAGTGATTGGCATAGATATACGGTTAGTACAAAGTCTTATGGTCGCAGATTTTCAAGAAACAGTTTATTAAAATTTGCTGAACAGGCAGAACAAAACGGTTGCCCAAAAGATATTTTAAACGTGGTTAAAAACATAGCAGATAAGAAATATTTATATGTCCAAATAACTTCCATAAATAAAGAGATTGGTGATGTCTATGACATAGAAGTTCCTGAACATCACAAATTTATAGCAAATGGGTTTATTTCTCATAACAGTCAGTCTCAGTCAGAATTAGTAGGCTCAGTTAATTTTGCCAAGTTAGAAGATTTTGGCATTGAATCTCACCCTCTTGCTTATAATTTTGATGGCGAGCTTAATGTGGCCAATCGCGGACTAATGGAATTTATTGAAATGTTAAAGGTAGACCCTAAATTTAGACATATTCTGCTAACTCTCGCACAAGAGAAGCGCATCAAGGTTGAGCGTTTCCCTCTTATTTATGCCGATTTGGTACCAATTGCACATAGTGTAACCGGAGATACACCAATTCCATATAAAAAAAATGAAGAAATTTGTTTTAGCACTATGAAAGATTTAATTGATAAAAATGACACTAAAATTCAAGTTTTAGCAACTGATGGTAAAGGAAATCCTGTTTGGACGAATGTTAAATCGTTTTCTCAACATCAATTTTCTGGTCGTTTAATTAAAACTATACAATCAAATGGTATTGTTGATACTACTTGGAATCACTCTATAATTGGAAAAGATCTTAAACCGTTTTATCCAGACTCTAAACAGAGTGCTTTAACTTTTAGAACCTTGCCAGAAAAATCGGAAAAGATTGGTAGTTTTTCATTACCTATTCCGGATAGTTTACATGTAGTAGAAAATAAAATTTTTGTGAAACCATCAGGTAATAAGAAGATAGATGGAGAATATGGCAAATATTGGTTAAAATCTGAATACAGAACTGAATCAAAAGATCTACGCGATCTTTTGAAAGTCATGGCGTGGTTTATTACTGAGGGACATGTTAATGAATCTCATGCTATTATTAGTCAAAATAATATTGATGTTTTACAGGATATAAAAATTTCTGCCGAATCTATTTCTTCTTCAAAGGGATCTTTACAAAATAGAAGTGATAAATTAGATGGGACAAGTAGGCTTCATTTATCAACTCGTGTTTGGAGAGAGATTTTAGAATATAATTGCTGTAAATACAGCGAAAATAAACGGATTCCGGACTTTATTTTTAATTTATCAAGACAAGACATAGAATATTTTTTCTATGAGATGGTAAAAGGAGATGGAACAGTAGTTCCAAGTAATTTGGCAATCAAATCTCAATCCTATTTAGATAAATGCTATCGTTATAAAACTACAAGTAAAATGCTTGCCTCACAATTTGGCTTTTTATCTACCATGCTTGGAATGGATTTTAGTATATCTCATTCTTATACTTCTACCGGGAAAGAAGCTTTTGAAATAAGGTATAGAGAATCTACAAAAAAAGATCAGAATAATACCATAGAAGAAGTTTTAGTAGAAGATATAACAGTATATGATATTGAATGTGAAGATAATCATTCATTTACATGTGGTGTAGGAAATGTTGTATGTCACAACACTAACGAAACTGAATTTAATAAGTTTGTTGCTAATAAAACTGAAGAGGCCCTTCATGACAGACTCTGGGTTGTTAAGTTCCCGTATAATCTTAGATTAGATGATGAAGTTAAAATCTATGAAAAACTAATTTGTCAAACTTCTGGTTTTCAAGGGGTACATATTGCTCCACATACCCTATATATCGCAGCTATGTTTGCTATTCTTTCTCGTCTCGAAGAACCTAAAGATAGAAGTATTACTCTTCTTCAAAAGATGAGACTATATAATAGTGAAAACATAGAAGGTTTGAGCCCAGAAGATATTAAAGAGCTTCAAGAAGATGCTCAACGTGAAGGGTTAGATGGTATATCGCCAAGATATATTGTTAATAGATTGGCTGCCTGTTTTGCTCGTCATGGCGTTCGAGCTGTTACTCCAATCGCAGCTATTCGTAGTATTCAAGAGGGTCTTTCTACAAATGCCAAACTTGATAAAGAACAAATTCATAAACTTGAAGAACTTATTTCTTTATGTATTGAGGAATATAGTAAAATTGCTACCAATGAAGTACAAAAAGCCTTCTTCGTAAATTTTGAATATGAGATTAAAAATCTGCTTTCAAACTATATTGATAATGTTGGCGCATATTTAGATGATTCCAAGATTGAAAATGAATGGGGCGACATGGTAGAAGCTGATGAGAAGTTAATGCGCAGTATTGAAGAAAAAATTAATATTACAACTAGCGGAAAAGATGAATTTCGTCAAGAAGTATATCGTAAAATGATTAAATCAAAGAGCGCCTCGGGCCAATATAATTATCAATCCCATCCAAAACTTAAGGAAGCCCTCCAAAAACAACTCTTTAATGAGCGCAAAGATGTTATTAGATTAACAGTTTCTGTACGTAATCCCGATCCTGAAGGTCTTAAGAAGATCAATGAGGTTGTTAATGTTCTTGTCGAAAAACATGGTTATACGGCTGAAAGCGCGAATGAGCTTCTGAGATATGTTTCAGATATAATGTCAAAAAACAGTTGAGATTGTTATGATTATGGGTATTTGTTCTAAGTGTAAAGAGACAAGACAAATTGTTTGTAAAAGCAATAATCAAAATCTTTGTGGAAAATGTTATAATGAAATAAATCGTAAAGTAATTTGTTCTGTATGTGGAGAATTAAGAATTGCTGCCACGAAAATAGATGGTAAAACAACTTTGTGCCATAAATGTTATGATGCCTCTCATACAGAAATTTGTTGTATTTGTAATGAATTAAAGACAATTTGTACCCGTAATGAAGATGGTAAATCTATTTGTGGAAACTGTCGTTCAAAAATGAATGCAGAAGTTTGCAAATTTTGTAAACAACTTAAACCAGTTAATGCCAGATCGGATACACACGAACCCATTTGTACTGCATGCTATAATTTGTATATACCAGAACAGATGTTTAGAACATATAAAACAAGTGCAAAAAGTAGAAATTATGTTTTTGAAATATCTTTTGATGAATTTAGTATACTCGTTCATCAGCCATGTTGGTATTGCGGTGATTATAACAGAGCGGGAATAATGAGCGGGTTGGATCGTATTGATAATAATATTGGGTATGTTTTAAATAATGTTATCCCATGTTGTCCAGATTGTAATAAAATGAAATTAACTATGTCTCAAGATAATTTTTTTGCCAAGATACAGAAAATTTTAATATTACATAAAGATAAATTGGAGAAAAATAAATGAGTGATAGTTTTAAGGATCTTTGGAAATTACGGCAGCCCGGTGCACGGGATTCTGCGCGACACAAACAAAGAATACGTGAAGCCATTAAAGAGCGACTCCATGAACTTATTTCTGAAGAAAATATTATTTCTTCAAAAGGTGGCAAAAAGATAAAAATTCCCATGAAATATTTAGATATGTGGAGATTTAAATATGGCAAAAATAATAAGTCTAAAGGTGTAGGTCATGGCGACGGAGATCCTGGAGATGTTATTGCTAAGGAACTTCCAGAAGGCCAGGGCGGCACTGGAGCAGGCTCTGATGTAGGCGAAGAAGTATATGAAGAAGATATTGATGTTGAAGAAATTATTGAAATGATGCTCGAGGATTTAAATCTTCCATGGCTTGAAGAAAAAGAAAATACTGTTGAAATTGAAACAGAAGAAACAGTCTTTCAGGATATTTCGGAAAGAGGCTTGCCATCAAATATAGATAAAAGGCGTACAGTTTTACAGAACATGAAGAAGAATGCTCTTAAAGGAAAAATGAGAATTGGAGGTTTTGATTTAAGTGACCTTCGTTATCGGGTGTGGGAACAGATTAAAGAGCGTCATTCTAATGCGGCTATATTTCTTTTAATGGATCGTTCAGGAAGTATGACTCAAGAAAAGAAATATATTGTAAAATCATTTTTTTGGTGGATGGTTAGATTTATAGAAAGAAAATATAAAAATGTTGATCTTGTTTTTATTGCTCATGATACCGAAGCCAGAGAAGTTGAAGAAGAGAATTTTTTTAAAATATCTCAGATGGGTGGCACAATGGTAAGTTCAGCTTTTAAACTTGCCAATCAAATTATTGATGATAGATTTCCTCCTGCTATTTGGAATAATTATGTTTTTGCTTTTTCCGACGGAGATAATTGGCCAGAGGATAATTATTTTTGTATAGAAACGGTAAAACAGATATTGCCTAAATGTCAAGCTGTAGGCTATGGTGAAGTTAATTATAATGATTCTTTCTATAAGTGGGACGGTGGTTCCGTATCTGTATCTAATTTGCTTAGTGTTTTTGAAAATGATTCTGAACTTTCAAGCGTGGAACGATTTATTTGTGCGACCATCCATCGGCGCGAAGATATATATAACTGCTTGAGAGCTTTTTTACATGGGATTGATGAGAAAAGCAATGCAAAATAAACGAATGGAAGAAATAACTCAATTAGCTTTAGATAATGGTCTAGAACCATTTCCGGTGGTGTTTGAAACGGTAGAAAGATCTACAATGACTAATGTTGTGTCATACGGATTGCCAACAAAGGCACGACACTGGAGCTATGGGCGTTCGTATGATTATCAAAAAACATATGGAGAGATGGGATACTCTAAAATATATGAGGTTATTCTGAACAACAATCCATCATATGCTTTTATGCTTGATACAAATACAGAAGTTCAAAATATTTTTATTACTGCACATTGTCTTGGACATTCAGATTTTTTTAAAAATAATTGTACTTTTAAAGACTCAGATAGAAACATGATTTACCACGCTGCTGAACATGCTGGTAGAATAGAACAATACATTGAAACTTATGGTTTTGAAAAAGTAGAACATTTGATGGATATAGCTTTTGCCCTAGACGAACATATTGACTGGCATAAAGGTTTAATTCGTAAACCATATGGTGGCAAGAGAATTATAACCTGTTATAAAAAGTGTGGTGAGTTTGATGATGTAGCTTTTACAAAACCTGTTTACACAACCCGTTCTATTGAAAATGGTAATTTCCCTCCCCATCCGGAAAGAGATTTGTTATGGTTTTTTATAAACTATGCGCCGTTAGAAGATTGGGAACGAGACGTTCTTGATATTGTTAGAGAAGAATCATATTATTTTTATCCACAAAAAATGACAAAAATTATGAACGAAGGTTGGGCGAGCTATTGGCACGCTGAACTTATGTTTCAATATGATTTAAATCCAGAAGAATATTTAGATTTTGTTAGAACACATGAAAAAGTAGTTCAACCGGGTGACAATCCATTTAGAATAAATCCATATTATCTTGGGTTCAAAATTTTTAAAGATATTGAAAAAAGATGGGATGAAGAATATGGGAAAGGTGCTGGTAAACAAAAAATATTTGAGGTCCGTACAGAGGAAGATGACATTTCATTTTTGCGAAATTATTTAACAACTGAATTGGTTGATAAATTAAATTTATTTACTTATGGATATATTAAGGATTATGCACAAGATTATACGGGCGAACGATTTATTGAGATCAAAGAGCGTTTCTGTGATGAAATTGTCGAATCTTTAGTTAGACCAATCTATAATGGAGGTGCCCCAAAAATTGTTATTACTGGGATTGGTCAAGAAGGAACATTATTATTAAATCATGATAATGAGGAATTTGGTACATTTGGTACATTGGACAATAATTTTGTAAAAAGAACCATTGAATATATTTGGGATTTGTGGGCTGCGCCAGTTGAATTACATACAAAAAATGATGATGGTGGCAGCATAGCTATTTGTTTTGATGAAGCTGGGGCTTATGAGCGAGATTTAGAAGAAGAATTGAGTTTTATTATGGAAGAGGAAGAGGAGAAAAAGCCTGTATTATGTGGAAATAGAATTATAATTCCGTAGGAGAAAATATGATAAAAATTGCTATTACGGGGCATCGACCAGATGCTTTTTTAGTATCACATTATTTGCTAGAAACTATACAAAGAGCTGCAAATGATATGGTTGCTATTTTTAAAAGAGAGCATAAAGATGAGCTTATGTTTAATCTAGGGGGAGCTATAGGTGTTGATCAATGGGTTGGAGCGGCTTGTATTGATCAAAATGTTCCGTATGTTCTTTATCTTCCATTTCATCCAGATGTTCAATCTAAATTCTGGACACAAGAACAAAAAGATGAACTCGCTAGGCAGGTTAAGTTTGCTGCGGGAATAAATATAGTAGAACCCAATCCAGAAGCAGAGTATTTTATTGGTAATTATCAAAAGCGTAATGAAAGAATGATAGATGAAGCAAATTTTGTTGTAGCTTTTTGGGTAGGTAAGCGCCGGGGTGGTACATATAATGCGATAAAATATGGTCTTAAAAAATCAAAATTTGTTTTTAACGCACTTGATAATTTGTGCCCACTTTTTAATGAAAATCTTAAAAAGGGTTGGACTCCATCAACAATGAAGGCATTTAGCAATGAATAATGAAATAAATGGCTTTATTTGTGGTACATATTATGTATGTAATGATCATGTTCTTGCATTGTTAAAAATTCTTAAAGAGTCTTCCACAAAAGATAAAGAAAAAGTTCTTGCTTCGCTGGTTAAACAATTGGGATATTTAGTCCAATCAAAAATAAAAGGTTACAAACACCAACTTTTTTATGGAGATTTATTACAGGAAGGAAAACTTGGCCTTCTTAAGGCAATAAAAGATTTTGATCCAGTACGTGGAATTAATTTTTTCAAATTTGCTTGTTGGCATATACAACATCGTATTAAGCTTTATTTACATTGGTATAAAAAAATAAATATGGTTTTGAAAGATGAAGATAATTATTTTGGTACTTATGAAGAATGTTCTTCAGATATTTTTGAACAAGCTGAAGTTAAGCAAACAATAATAAACGCACTTAATAAATTACCAGAAATAGATAAAAGGGTTTTAATAATGCGTTTTGGAATAAATAATAATAATTTTTATACATTTAAACAGATTGGTGATGAATTGTTTTTATCAAAACAGCGTATAGAACAGATTCAGAAAAGAGCACTTCTTAGACTTAAAAATAATACAGAAATTAGATTATTGGTGAGGTAGGCACTTATGAGTAAATTAATTTATTTAGTTGGTGATTTCGATTCAACTGTTAACAATATTGTGCAAGATAAAGATTTTGATGGTTGCGGCCTGACCGCAGAAAAAGTTTCTCATACTCTCCGCTCTTTTGATGGCGATGAATCAGCAGCTTCAATATTTTTAAAGAAATATGCAATTAGGGATAATGATAATAAAATTATTGAATTTACTTTAGAGGATGCTAAAAATCGCTGGGCAAATGCCGTTGCCGAAGCAGAATTTAAGTTTGATTGCGAAACGGTCAGAAAACCAAAATATTTCCGTGATCTATATGATTATTTTCTTCCTGCTGGTAGACAAATGCTCGCTCTAGGCAACAATTATTTAAAAAAAGCCACTTTTACAAATTGTATAGTTGGTGGTAGTTTAGTTCTTACCACAAATGGGCTTTCTAAAATTAAAGATTTGACTTCTACAGATGGTTTTAATATTTTGTTAGAAAACGAACAATATAGAGCGATAGCTTGGTCTAACGGAGTTAAGCACGTAGTCGAACTGAAAACCATCGAGGGATATTCTATCAAAATTACTAGAGACCACAAAATACAACTATCGGATGGTTCCTGGAAAAAAATTAAAGATTTAAGTTTTGGAGAAAAAATTCGTCTTAATTTTGATGACAGAACATTCGATTTAGATTCAAAAGATTTTGATCGCGGATATGCTTCTGGACTTTTTGTCGGCGATGGTACGTTCGCTGGAGAAGATTTTTTGGTTGCAAATATTAGGCTTTTTAAAGAAAAGAGTTTTTTGCCAATTCAAAAAGTTGCAGAGCTATATGGTGGAAATATTCTTACAAAAGAAAATTATCTTTCATATAATAGTACTGCTTGGGCAAAAGATATGTTATTCAGTTTAGGAATAAAACACAAAAACAAAACAATTACAGAAAAATTGTTTTATCAAACAAAATCATATATTTGTGGCTTTCTATGCGGTATGTTTGATGCTGATGGCTCGGTATCTAATTATTGTGATAGTAGGGGAAATATAAATCGTTCAATTTGTTTGGTTCAATCTAATTTTAATTTTTTACAAAATGTTCAAAAATTGCTCACCATTTTTGGTATTAAATCTTCAATATATAAGCATGGTAATGGAATAGGAAAATTTCCCAAAGGTGTGTATAAATGCAAACACAGTTGGGTTCTTAGAATATCTTGCGAATCTTTTAAGAAATTCGCAAATATTATTGGATTTTTACATCCGCGCAAAAAACAGATTTTAAAAGATGCTCTTTCAGATGAATTTAAAAGTGATAATTTATTTGCTCGTGTTAAGGAAATTGTGGATATTGGCGAGGAAGAAGTTTTTGACATGAGTGTTGAAAAAGTGCACGCTTTTGTTGCTAATGGAATGGTTGTACACAACTGTTATGTAACAAAAATAGAAGAAGATAGTATTGAAGGTATTTATGATGCTGCTAAAAGATGTGCTCGCACATATTCTTATGGTGGTGGTATTGGATTATGTATTGGTGAATTAAGACCTGCAGATTCTAGAGTTTCAAATAGTGCTAAATTTTCTACTGGTGCGGTAAGCTTTATGGAGCTATATTCGCACACTACTGGTTTAATTGGGCAGCAGGGTCGGCGCGGCGCCCTTATGCTTACTATTCCAATAACTCATCCAGATGTTCTGAATTTTATTGAGATGAAGCACAATAATGAAGAAAAAGTAAAATTTGCAAATATTAGTATCAAATTAACCGATGAATTTATGAAAGCTGTTGAAAACGATGAAGACTTTGTTTTAAGTTTTCAAACCTCTCATGAGTGTATAATACGTACAGTAAAAGCTAGATATTTGTGGAATAGGATTATTACTTCTGCTCGTGATTCTGGGGAGCCGGGTTTACTTTTTTGGGATCGTATGGTAGAAATGTCTCCATCTGATTCATATCCAAGACTTAAGGTTCATGCCACAAATCCTTGTGTTACGGGAGATACTCTTGTATATGTTGCAGATGGCCGAGGTCATATTTCAATTAAACAATTAGCAGAAGAAAATAAAGATGTCCCTGTTTTTTGTTTTGATAATAATAAAAGAATTATAGTAAGGACAATGAGAAATCCTAGAATTACAGGATATAAAACCCCAGTATATAAAATTACATTTGATGATGGGAATTCATTAAAGGCAACAAATAATCATAAATTTTTAATTAAAGGGGGAGAATATAAAGAAGTAAAAGATTTAGTTGTTGGTGAAAGTATGCACATAATAACTAAATTTGAAAATTCAATTCAATTGTCTTCTGGTAATATTAGTTGTAAGGACTATTGGTGGCTTAATAATGGGAAATTTGCATCATCTACTACGGAGCATAAATTGATTGCCGAATTTTTTAATGATAAGTTTGTTGAAAAAGGATATGTTGTTCATCATAAAGATTTTAACACTAAAAATAATTCTCCACAAAATTTAGAAATTATGAATTTTTCTGAACATAACAAACTACATACTCAAAATATGTTTGGTGATAAAAATCCAATGCGTCGTGCTAAAACAGAATGGTCAGAAGAAAAATGGCAGCAATATTCTAAGAATATGTCTGAATCTGTAAGCGGAGATATTAATGGAAGATTTAGTGGCATAACCAATGAAGAACTTAAAAACCATGCTCTTATTTTAACTAGAAGACTTGGATATAGATTTTCTAATAAAGATTGGAAAACATATGCTAAAAAAAATAATGTTGTAGAACAATTTAGTAAATGGCGGAATGATCATTTTAATGGATTGTTGGGTTTAGCAAAATGGGCTGCCATCCAATGTGGTTTTGAAAATATTGATTTAGATCCGCGCAGCCAAAAATTTTACATTGATCTTATTGAACAAGGTTATGATTGTATTATAGATAATAACGATATTTTTATTATTAAAAATTGTGAAATTTGTGGTAAATCTTATAAAGTTCATCATAGGTGTAGAGAATCCGGAATTTGTTCGAAAGAGTGTCACTCTAAATATATGAGTGAAAGAAATAAAAATTCTGATGTAGCAAAAAAAGCTATTAATGGAATGAAGAAATATTATACCAATCTCAAAAAAGAAAATGGAGAAAAGCAGGTTCAAATTTTTCTAAAATTAAAACAAGTTTTAGGAAGAGACCCCAAAAGAAAAGAGTTAGAGGAAGAATGTAAAATTCAGGGAATATCATACAGAATTGGTAAGCCTAGTTTTTTTAATACCTTTGAAGAATTAAAAGAATCAGCCTCTCAATATAACCATAAAATTGTAAGTATTGAATTTGTTGGTTATGAAGACGTGTATAATGGTACTGTTGATGAATTTCATAATTTTTTTGTAGGTGGGTTTGAAGGAATAACCAACAAAGGAAAGAAAAAGATTAATTATTTCAATAGTTTAAATTGTGGCGAACAAATCCTTGAACCTGGTGGAGCTTGTGTATTAGGTTCACTATTGTTACATAAGTTTGTTGTCGATCCTTTTACAGATAAGGCGCATTTTGATAGCGATACTTTTATTAAAATGACAAGGCGCGGTGTACGACATCTTGATAATATAGTTGAACTTAATATGGGGCGACATCCATTGAAAGAACAAGAGGAAGCGGGTAAGTTAGGTAGGAGAATTGGTTTGGGGGTTACAGGTTTGGCTGATATGTTTGCTGCACTTAAAATTAAATATGATTCAGATCAGGCTTTATCTGCGGTAGATTATATTATGGATATTAAGAAAAATACTGAATATGAGGCTTCAATTTATTTGGCAAGAGAAAGGGGTTCTTTTCCATTGTATAATCCTGAAATACATTTTACAAGAGGATTTGCTGCAACTTTACCAGAACGAATAATTGAGAAAGCAAAAATAGATGGTCTAAGAAATGTAGCAATTTCTACAATAGCTCCAAATGGCTCTTTATCAATTATAGCTCAATGCTCTAGCGGTGCTGAACCAATATATGCTTTACACTATATTAGAAATGTAATGCTTGGAAAAGAAGAAAGGAAAGAATTTTCTGTACATCATCAAGGTATAGCAAGATTTTTTGACACGGTTGGAAAACAAGAGCTGCCAAATTATTGGGTTACAGCTCACGATATTAATGATGTATATCGTGTAAAACTTCAGGGATTATTACAAAAATATATAGATGCTAGTATATCATCAACAATTAATTTACCAAAAGATACAGATGCGGCTACAGTTGGTAGAATTTATTTTAATGCTTGGAAAGAAGGATTGAAAGGTATTACAGTTTATAGAGAGGGCTCCCGTAAAGGAATTTTAATTACAGATGAATATGCTAAAACTATTGGTATACCCAATATGAATACTTCAATTCATTGTGTTCGTGCTGAAGGCGGTGACAAATTTTATATTATGATTTCTTATGAAGATAAAGATATTACTAAACCATATCAAGTTTTTGTTATGAATTATAAGAAATCTGATTCTGATTCTTTTGTAAAAATAAGTAACTCTCTTATAAAAATGCTCAAAGAAAAGGGAACATCAGAAGATAGAATAGTTAAATATATTAATAGAAGTTATAATTCTCTTATAAAGATGACTAGATTTTTATCATTATCAATGAAAACAGGAAATCTTTCAGAAGCTCTTAAAATTTTAAATGAACATGCTTTTGCTGGTACTCTAGCTTCTAAATTATATGATATTTTGAGTAAAAGTGTACTAGCTGATAAGGCAAGTTGCCCCAATTGTGGAAGCACCAATCTTAAAACAGAAGAATCCTGTATTAGTTGTTTAGATTGTAATTGGAGCAAGTGTAACTAAATGTCTGATATAATTTTGGTAAATCGCGGTAATGAACAAAAAGTTATTGTTGAAGAGAAAGAAAAGTGGGTTTATCAAGTTTTATTTGCTCTTGGCGTGGCAGAAGAAATTCTTGTTGAATTAAGTAATAGAGAGGTTGTCGACTTTTTGAATACCGTTGGTATTGAAATATTTGATGGTTTAGGTGAAGCTTCTATTAAGATCTGGAAAAATGAAAAATTAGTTGCAGAGTGGAAAGCTCCAAAGCTTATTCTTAAAAAAGAAAAAGATGAGTATTATTATGAAATTCATCTCAACGAGTGGGCTTTACCGTTTCAAATGGCAAGAAAAGGAGAAAAGTAATGAGCGGCTTCTATATTAAGAATGGAAGAGGAGATTATATTCCGGCAGATTTTAAACAAATATCTACTAAAGATTGGGAAAATAAGCTTATTTTGGTAAGTATTGGTAAAGATGGAGAGCACGTACCAGAATCAGAAATTGATGAAGTTAGTGATAGTATTAATAATTCAGATGTTTTAAGGCGTTTAAATGGTACCAGTTTTTTAATAACATTATATAATTTAAGTTTTGAAGTTTTAGGTAGTTTAGATGATATTAGCAAGCAATATATAGCTGTTCGTGTTACAGCAGATGATGATCTTTCTAAATTAGGTTTTCTTCAAAAAAATGTAAAAGAGCAACTGAGAGGAAAAGCTAAAAAAAATATCATTATGCCGACCCCTTTGACAGTAGAGGAATATAAAGAAGTTATGGATGTAAAACAGCGTTGTGATACACGAAGAAACAGACGCGGACGCTAACAACTACTAATATTTTTTATTAAAATTGAAAGCAATGCTTACCGAGGAGGATTTCAATTTGAAAACATTTCTTTTAGATACCAACGTTTTGTTATACGATCCTGCCAGTCTTAAAGTTTTCTCCGATAATGAAGTAGTAATTCCACTTCCAGTATTAGATGAACTAGATGGTACGAAAAGTCGCCTTGATGAGGTTGGACGAAATGCTCGTCTGGTAATTAGGATGTTGGACGATCTGCGTAAAAGCGGTTCGCTAAGTGAAGGAGTTAAGTTAAATGAATCTATTATTAGAGTAGAGTTAAATCATTGTGGTAATTTACCATCTAGTTTGGCTGTGGATAAAGTAGATAATAGAATTATTAGCTCTGCACTAGGTCTTAAACAGGAGGGTAAACAAGTAATAGTAGTTTCTAAAGATATCAATTTAAGAGTAAAATGTGATGCTCTTGGGCTTGAAGCACAAGATTATGCCAAAGGAAAAATTGCTGATCATGTTAGCTTAATATTTACAGGAGTTGAAGTTTTATCAGTACCTTCAACTACAATTGATAAATTATATTCAGATGGATTCATTGAGACAGATTTAGAAGCTCATCCTAATCAATTTTTCTATTTAAAATCAGATGAAAAAGAAAATCATGTGGGTATATCTAGATTTATAAAAGGGAAAGGTAATTATAAAAACAAACTGGTTCCATTGAAGAAATTGAGAGAAATTATGAATATAACTCCTCGCAATCTAGAACAAAAGATGGCGATGGATTTGTTACTTGATCCAAATATTAAGCTAGTTACACTAATAGGAAAAGCTGGTTCTGGCAAAACTTTAATGGCTGTAGCCGCAGCACTGCATCATGTGTTAACTGATTGCAAAACCTATGATAGAGTGCTTATTTCTCGCCCAATTCAGCCTATGGGAAGAGATTTGGGATTTTTGCCAGGAGATATTGATGAAAAACTTAAGCCATGGATGCAACCAATTTATGACAATTTAGAATTAGTTCTTGGCTCAGAATATCGCAATTCTAGTATGTATGAGGGATTAATTCAAGTAGAACCGCTTACTTACATCCGTGGCCGTAGTATTCCAAAGTCTTACATTATTCTAGATGAGGCTCAAAACCTAAGTTCTCAGGAGATTAAAACAATTATTACTCGTGTTGGGGAACACACTAAAATTGTAATTACAGGAGATATTGAACAAATTGATAACCCTTATGTAGATTTCGCGGACAACGGCTTGACCCATGTAGTTGAAAAATTCAAAGAACATGAAATAGCTGGTCACATTACACTAACAAAGGGAGAACGTTCTGAACTTGCAACATTAGCATCTGAAATTCTATAATAAAGTATTTAAAACACGGGTTTTGGGCCCCTGTTTTAAATTATAAAAAAACACGGGCTTTGGGTCCGTGTTTTTTATTTCGACCTTCCAAAAACTTCCTACCTTTTTGGTTGCTTTCTACTTGCCACTAACTATTAATATAAATCTATAAATCTATAAATCTGTATATTCTTATCCAGGAGACAAAAACTATGAGTATTCCAAATGTAACTTGTGGCGCCGATGTAATTGTTGCTTCAAGTTCCTCACCACAAACAATTTCTTTAACAGCATCAGCATCCGGCTCTCCAACATCTTGGCGCTGGGATATTTTATCTGTGGCGCCAGGTTCTATGGCAAATGTTGGTGTTAAAGGAAGTTTTACAGATGGGGTTGCTTTTATTCAAAACCCCATACTAGAAATAGATGCTAATATAGATGGTGGATATTGTATTCAATGCCGTGCTACTAACTCTGACGGTCAAAGTAGTCCTAGTATAGATAAAAGTAATGGGCAACAACTTATTATTGTTCAAGTTGGTACTAGTTCTCCTATATTAGAATTGCCACCAGATTATGCTTACAAATGGGGAGAAACATATATTAATCCAAATTTACGATCTTTAAGAACAGCTATTATTAATAATATAGATGACAAAAAAGTTAAAGTAAGTATTGATGATTCTATGCCGAATTTTTTAGAAAACAAATTATTAGCAGGTTCAAATATAGCATTAACAACAATAAATCCTGGAACAAACGAACAAATTAGAATTTCCTATACTGGAGGGGGTGGCGGAGGTTTATCACCAATTTTTCAATGGAATGGCACAGATGTATCAGAATTTATTTGGGAATTTGGAGATTCATTAAGTGAATTAAATTCAAGTGTAGTGTTTGATGATATTGATGGAATTGGTGTAATTAAAACTAGTATTTATTTGAGACTAAATAATGGCCAGATAAATACTATTACTGCTAATGGAGATGGTTCAGCAACTATTTATTCTTCATTAGCAGAATTTCGGGACATTGATATAGAAAAATTAGTCACAATATCTGGATCTAATAACCCAGATAATGATGGTTCTTTTGAAGTACTAGCTAGTAGCTATGAATATATTACATATAGTAATGCAAATGCTATTACAGAAAATCCTATTAGTGCTATATGGAATTTAACATTTGGGACTTCTGTAATAGATTTTGGAATTGTTATAACTCCAGTATCTTTAACAGCTGGAGATAAATATATGATTACTTCTGATATATTTTTTGTAACTGATCCAACTAGTGGGCCTACTAGTGTTTTTTTAGCAAGTCGCTTAAGTTATTCTTTTTTGGGGGGTGCTTTTGATGTAAAAGGGTATGCCTTGTCGTATAATGGACTTAATGGTGTAAATTCTGTACAGATTGATAATATTGGTAGTGGTATAGTTGATCTTAATTCTCCTATATCTGTAAGTTGGAGTACTGCAGGTTCTGGAAGCCGATTAATGCATGCATCTACTAGCGGATCAGAGCAACCAATAATATATGAAAATGGACCAGATTTTAGATTTGTTCAAGCAATTTCTGTACCAAATATTTCTGGATTACCAGCAATCTTAATTAGCAGCATTGCTGAAGGAGCAACAGTATCATTTTTTAATTTACGTGTTTTTGAAATTACAAATCCCGCAACAGTTTCAACTGGAAGGTGGTATTAATGAGTATTGATGGCTATCTAGATATAGAATGTTGTTTCGGGGTTAGTCAATATGATTTGGTTATGTATGGTGATTGTAAAGGATCTCCTTTTATTATAAATAAAATACCAAATAACTTACAACCTGGAATTGATTTTTCTACTACAATATCTGCTGATATTCTAGACAGTTTTGATATACTTTTTAGTTCAATTAGAATTTATATAGATAATAATTTAGTTTTTAATGGCAATTCTTTTATTTATCCATATATTGGTACAGTTACACCAACAATTGTTGGTCTTTTTAAAGGTTTTCATTTAATTATTGAAAATGAAGAACCATATAATGCTTCGAATTGGATTACAGTAAGATTGTTAGCAGAAAATATTCTTGGTTTTGATATTGACGAAAGTTGGAAATTTTACACAAAAACTTCAATAAAACAAATTGAACAAGGGCCATATGAAATTACAGTTGATTTAACATTTAGTGGTCCTATGTATAATGATATAGAATTTACAAATTCAGCAAATTATAAATTTACAAATGGAGCTTATGCTCGTAAAATTGAAAAACTTAATGATGATCAGGTAAGGATTTGGACTGAATATTTATATGGCCATACTCTTTTTGATTTAAGTGTATTTAATGTAAAAGACAATTATAATTTTTTAATATACGAAAATACAATTTCAATAGCTCCATTTTATTCTACAGCGAGTTTGGGTAGCTATAATGGAATGATAAGAACATTTCATGATAGTAGATTTATAACTTCAGATAGTCAAAGAATTTATTTAGCAGGGTCAAAAGGTTTGGATATTTTTAAAACTGAAAAAAGGATAAATAAAACTTGGGCACAAGTTTTTGATAGTTATGGAACAGATTCTATGGTTGTTGTTAATTATCCAAATGACTTAACAATTAATGATAATATTCCACCATATATTAGTTATGCTTTACCAAATAATGGAGGGACAGCTTTTTCAAATACTCATATTATTTTTATTATTTCTGATCTTTCTACTTCTATTGAAATTTCATCCTTAGTTATATATATAAATGGAATTTTAGTATTTATAGGAAATAATGGTGGATGGCAGTATGGAGTTTCTGGTAATATAGATATTGGTTATAAAAATATTAAAGTAGAATTTTGGTTATCTACATTATTTGTTGTTGGTACTTCTGTTATAGTTAGAATTATTGCTGATGACCTTATGAAAAATAAAATGGATAGCTCTTATAGTTTTACAATTATATAGTAATTTTAGGGAGTCTAATGATTTTACCATTTATTGAAAATAATTTTCCTACACCAAATAGTTTAGAAAATCAAAAAAATACTTTAATAAGTTTTGATATAACAGATCCAAATAATACATTAGATATTAGCCTTCTTGATGCTTATATAGAAGGTATAGATGCTTACCATGGTACAATAGGATTTATTGCCCCATTTAATGGTTCACTTTCTTCGATACAATATATTCCTAATGGTTCTAGCTGGGGTTTCAATTTATATAGAATTATTATAGATAAAACTAATGATTACTCAGATAAAGTAACTATTGAAGTAAAATATTCAAATATAATTAATGAAAACTGGTCAATATTTACAAAAATGTCAGTTCCATATATTTCAAATTTTAATACTGTTTATTTTTCTAATTTAGAAGGAATAAAAAAAGTAGAAATTGCTAATTTAGTTGGGGAAAGCCAATCAATAGCTCAGATTATATTATCAACAAATACTATACCGCCAATTCCAGATAATAACATAAATTCAATGACTGCTGAAATTATTGATGGATATTTATATCTCATTTTTTCATTAAAAAATAAAATTTTAACAGATTTAAATTGGGGAGAATTTAGATGGGGAGAAACTTGGGGTGAAGATTATATATATAGGGGATGTTTTACTGTAAAAAATGAAGTTGAACTTTTACAATTTTCAGATGGATATAAAATTTATAATGCTGCGATTAATGATAGAGGAATTTTATATCTAATAAATAAAAATACTAATAAAATAGAAGTTTATTATGGTGCTGATACAAGATCTGGAAAAGATCGTGATCCCGATTTTATATATAGTACGACATCAATCCCATCAATTTTCCCAGGAGAAATTCTTTGTTTGTATATAACTAATAATTCTTCTTCTGAGTTAGCAAATGGAACAAGATTGTATATTGGGACTTCCTTAGGAATAACAAGAATTGATGCTTGTGATGTTGAGAATCCTGATGGATATTGTTCAGGTTTAGATTATTTGGGTAAATCAACAACATATAGTATTGTTGGTGGAGGAGCTACATATGAAATTTTAGGTGGTACTTCTCCAAGGGTAGTGTCGGTTTCTTCAAATGAAAGAAAAACAATTATGTTTGTAGCTACTGATGATGGATATGGTGAAGCAGGTCTTTCTCAAATATTATTAACAGATAATAAAAGAATGATTTTTATGACTAAAGAAAATGGATTAATTCCTAGTAACATAATAAGAGATATTTCTGGAAAAGAAGTTTAAAACATTTATTGGGAAATAGAAAAGACTCAAATTTTAAATTCATGTTTTAAAAAATATAGTTGATAAATACAATTTGAGCGTCATTAAAATGGATAATATTTAATGGTGTTTCAAAAAGAAAATTTAGAAAAATTTTAAAGGCTTAAATCTAACTTGTATTTACTAACTAGGTTATAAAAGTTTATAAGAATAACTAAAAAACATAAGAAGTAAAAGAATATTTTGAATGATTTGGAGCTACTCAGAAAAAAATTTTAAAATTAAGTAAATAAGATATATTAATATAAAATAAAATATGTCAAATTGTTTACATTTTTTTAACTTACATTAGTAGGATGCTTAAAATTAAGAAAAAATATTTAAATGATAAAATAATTTTAGAACAAATTGACAAAAAAATTACAAAATAATAAAAATTAGCTAACAATTATATTGGGTTAATAAAAATAATATTTATTAATTAAAATTAAAAATAATAAAGAAATGTAAAATGTATGAAATAATTTATAAAAAAATACTAAAAATATGGAGTTTTAATTATGATTAAAAAATGGACTACTATTTACCCAGTAAATTTGGATTCTTATGCACAAATGCCAACTTTAGTTAATAACGTTGATAAAACTTGTGTAAGCCAAATACATGCTGTTAGAGATGCTATTCATCAAATTGAAAAAATAATTGGTTCTGATTTGATAGAATATGGATCTATTTCTAGTCGGTTACAATTTTTAGAAGATGGTTATTCCTATATTATAGATGGATATCAAAGTTTATCCAACCAAGTTACCAGATTGTTACCACTTTATGGATCTGGTGTTCCCGGAAATACGCCATTATTTATTGGCCAGATATATATAGATAATGATGGGCCAAATATATATATGGTTACTGTCAATAATAATATACTAGTTTGGACACTAATTTTTGGCACCCAAAATTTTTAAGTCGATAATTTTGATTAGTTTTTCTAAGAAGAAGAAGAAGAAGAAGAAGAAGAGAGGGAAATTATGAAAATACAAGCTATGACAGAGATTGAATTAGTTCTTTTAAGAAATTGGATGTGTGAAATTTATAATACGGGAAAAGGATTTGTTGGTGTTAGTCAATCACAACTTATTGCACTTCACAAAAAACTAGAGGAATTAGATACAGAATTGCTTAAAAGAGTTCTGGATGATGGAAAGTCTATTGCTTCTTTTGTCGATGAAAATTTTGATGAAACACTTAAGCAGATACGAGCCGATAACTTTACAATTGGGAGTAATAATGACCCAACAAAGTAATGAAGAAACTATGAAACTTGTCCAAGAAATTCTTGAACAAAAATTTGAATTAGAAAAGTTAAGGTTTAAGCCTCGCGTTATTTTAATTAATGAAAAATTATATGATATGATTTTAGGTGAATGGTTAGAATCATATAAACAATTACCTTGGGGGGATACAGCAGCTTACGAACTCCAGCGACAGATGGAAAAAAATAGAAATGTGTTTTTAGGAGATGCCACTTTGTTCGGTTTATGGGTTATAAAAGTAGATTCAATTGAAAATTTTGAGGTAAGATGATAATAGACTTAAAATCTGACGAAGAAATAGAAGGTTTTAAAAAAGCTGGATTTGAAACTGGCAGAATTCTTAATCTTTTAATTTATAATGCTCAAGTGGGCTGGACTGGTTTAGATTTAGATAAGATTGCAAGAGAAGAATGCGAAAAAATAGGCGCGAAGCCAGTTTTTTTAAATTACAGAGGTTTTCCGGCAGCAATTTGTATATCTAAAAACATAACGCTTGTTCATGGAATTCCAAATGAAGAACCTTTTAAACATGGTGATTTAGTATCAATTGATTTTGGGTTATCTTTGGACGGATTTATTGGAGATACAGCAAAAACGGTTATAATTAAATCTAAACAACACAATGAAAGTTTTGATTGCTATTCAAATTTGCTTAGTGATTGTAGATTTGCTTTATGGAAAGGTATTCAACAAGCTATAGTTGGTAATCACCTTTCTAATATTAGTTGTGCTATTGAAACTATTGCAAAAGAAGGAAAATTTAAAGTTCCAAGAGAATATGGAGGACATGGTGTAAGTCGTAATAACTTACACTCCCCACCATTTATCCCAAATTATTATGAAAGAAATGAGGAAAATATTACTTTACGCAAAGGAATGGTGTTGGCTATTGAGCCAATGTTTATTGATGGACAAAATAATAAATTAATTGTCGCACCTGATGGGTGGTCTGTTATTGCACAAGGAAATACAGCCCACTTCGAACATACAATTTTGATTACAGATAAAGAACCGCTGGTCCTTACGGATTGTTATGGTTCTTTTTTATCTGGCAAGCAACTTTAGGAGAATCAATGACAGAAAAGACACTATTCATTACTTTGGAAGGTGGCGATGGTGCGGGAAAGTCTACACAAATCAAGCTCCTTTCCGACTGGATGAATAAACGCAGTATTTCTCATATACTTACGAAAGAACCTGGAAGTAGCTATGTTGCTGAATGTGTTAAGATTCGAGAGTTGTTATTAAATCCAGGCAACGATCTCGCTACAAATACAGAATTGTTGTTGTTTCTTGCTGACCGCGCCCAACATGTCACCAAACTAATTAAACCTACACTCAATGAAGGAAAGCATGTTATTTGTGATAGATATTCGGATTCTACTCGTATTTATCAATGTGCTAGGGGATTGAGCAGATCAAAAGTTGATATGCTGATTGATTTTGCAACATATGGTTTGAAGCCCGATCTAACTTTTATTCTCGATATTCCTGTAGAAATTGGTTTGAAACGAGCGAAAGCAAAAAGCGCTTATAAAGAGGGTGACAGAATGGAGAGTGCTGGGACCAAGTTTCACGAAGATGTGCGACACGGCTTTCTAAAATTAGCCGAAAGTATAACAGAACATCGTTTTAGAGTAATTAATGTAGCTCCTCCAAAAACTATTGAGGAGATTCATAAAGAAATAATTGAACATGTATCCAAAAAGCTTTGGATTGATGAAATGGAGAATGAAAATGAATAATACTTCAATTGTTGTTTGTGGACAAAAATTTAATATTGGAACCAAGGTTGTGTTGTGGAATGAAACAGGCGGGCTGAATGCTTATAGTGAAGCTCCTTATAAAATGGAAGATAGAAAAACAGGTAAAGTTGTTGTAAATTCTGGAAAAAGATATGGCGCCAGAAGTTTATTAAAACCCAATCCAACACTTGAACAGCTTAAAAGTATGATTACTCAGTTTTTTCTTCATCATACTGGTAATCGCACAGCAGAATCAACATTCGAAACTCTTCATTTAGAAAGAAAACTGTCTGTAACTTTTATTCTTGATGATGATGGAACTATCTATCAAACGCTTGATGTTAAAGAAAAAGCCTGGCACGGTGGTACTAATAACCCAATAAGTATAGGAATAGAAATATGTTCTAGAGCATCAGCATCAAAATTTCCAGATGATTATGATGAATATCATCAACAGAAATATCATGTACTACCGCGCAAAAAGCGTATGGATAAAGTACAAGGAATGATGATTTGGGGTTATGAATATAACGATGCCCAATATGCTGCACTTATCAAACTTATGGCAAAAATAGTTGAAATTTTTCCAAAACTTGCAAAAGCTGATTTTCCAAGAACATCATCTGGCCGTGTTATAGAATCGCTGTTATCAAAGCCGCTCGATCATGTTGGTTTTATTTGTCACTATCACACCTGCAAAGAAAAATGGGATCCTGTTTGTTTGGATCACCAGCGAGTATTAGACGGAATAAAAGCTGGCTGCGATCAAGGAACTACATTTGTGACGTTTGAAACGGTTGAAAAAAAACAGGAAGCTCTTACTCAATTGGGTTATGATTTAGGAGATATAGACGGAGATTGGGGTCCTAAATCAGCAAAAGCTCTCAAAGAATTTGAAAAAGATAATGGTCTCAATGTTGATGGTGTTTGGGACGAAACTGATGTTTATGCTGTGGATATGGCTCTTAAAGTTAAAGGTATTAAGATATGACAGAAAAGGCATTTGTATTAGCTAGACACTTCTATTAATATGTTTGCCATATATAATCGGAGGAAAATGTGTTAATAGAAAATAAAACTTTGGACGGTACGCCCATTGAAAAATTAACTAAAGCTAATGAGAAGAAAATAAGAGCAAAATGTGACGGCTGTGGTGGTGGGAACAAATACTTGTTTGGCATAATTATAAATTATCTCAGGAGAAACATAATAGGAATGGCAAACTTTTTGTAGGAAATGCTCTTCTAAAATTAATGCCAAATTTAAAATTGGAAAAAAATGGAAAAAGAAACCCGAACAAATTAAAACAGGTGTGGAGCATCCAAGTTGGAAGGGAGGAAGATACATAAGTAGCGATGGTTATGTTATGATAAATATTAATGTAGGTATGGCTAAAAATGAAAACGAAATTGGGTGGAATAGATCAAAAAAAGAACATATTATTGTTATGGAAAAACATCTTGGTAGAAAATTAAAGAAAGGAGAAATTGTACATCACATAAATGGAATAAAAACAGATAATAGGATTGAAAACCTTAATTTCCAATGATAAGGATCATAGACAATTACACATCGAACTAATGGAAGTTTGTTACATGCTTGTACAAAAAGATTTTTTAGATTTTAATAATGGGCATTATGTTCTTAATAATAAGTTTTTAAGTTTATTTAATATATTTAATAAAAGATTAGGAGATGGTATGAAAGAATTGGAAGCTCGTGTTGATGAAATAGCTTTTCATATGCCAGAGGGTTATGTTTCTTTAGAAAAATGGTTAGAAAAAGTTGGTCGTACTTGCTACAAATCAGAGGATAAAATTACTGAGGAAAGCGCAGCTAGATTTATTAATATGCTAAGAGAGCGCGGACACCATGCAATGTTGGAGCACGCAATAGTTTCAGCTAGAATAATAGGAGATCGCGGATTAACGCATGAATTAGTTAGACATCGAATTGCCTCTTATGCACAAGAAAGTACTAGATATTGCAATTACTCAAAAGGAAAATTTGGTGAAGAAATTACTGTTATCACGCAGCCAGGATTAGACGAAAAGCAAACAGAAGTGTGGCAAAAAGCGATGTTCGTGGCCGAAGAAAACTATTTACTCTTGATTAAAATGGGTGTTAAACCGGAAATTGCGAGATCTGTATTACCAATAGGATTGAAAGCGGAGATTGTTATAACAACTAATTTGCGTGAATGGCTTTGTATTTTTGAATTACGATGTGATAAATCTGCGCATCCAATAATTCGTAAAGTCTGTCTCGATATCCTTAATGAATTTAATAACCGCCTGCCTTGTGTATATGAAAAAACAGCTATAAAGTTTGGAATTAAGTAAGTGTCGAATATAGTAGAAAAGTATAATTTTATATGTGGAGGACAGAAACTTGATTTACGAGTTTGTTGATTATTTTAAAGGAATAATGGTAGGACAAAAAATTAAAATACGTTGGCGCCATATTCCTCCTTGTCATTATAAAGTTGTGCCAGTGCATAATAATTTTGTTAGTTATGTTAGAACAAATGGAAATTGTTTTGTGGTTCGTTCGATTCAGGTTATTGATGACGATAATGCTATGATTGGTGTTGAAGAAGTTCAAGGCGTCCTCGAGATTTATCAGGTCGAACGTTATGCAACTAGCAAAAGAATAATAAATACCTAGTGTAAAGTAAAAATGAAAAAAATAGAAAATCAGGTAATAGAATTTAATGGTGGTGGAATTATTAAACTTGAAGTATTAGAGAATGGTATTAGTTTAATATTTCAATCGCCACATCTTGGCGAACAATTTAGAATTGTATCTATGAACGTAGTTCTTAATCAAGATGAAGCAGAGAAGATTACAAATTGGTTTAACAACGCTTTAAGAGAAAATTATGTCTAATATTATGTTTACAGCTCTTGAGAATAGAATAAAAGAAAGATATCCAGGTTTTAGTTATAAATTTAAAGATGAAGAAATTTTTATGCAACGTATCGGCAAAGCTATGTTTTTTAATAAAGATTTTATGACTTCCTACACAAATACTTTCGGTCAAACTGTATATTTTCCTAATAGAGCAAATTTTGATAAGAATCCTGATAATTATTTTGAGACTTTATGTCATGAATATGTTCATATTGCCGATGATGCCGCCCACCCAATTCTTTTTAAATTAAAATATGCTCTTCCACAAATTTTAGCACTGCCTGCTGTTCTTTTTATTCTTTTATCACCCATTTTTATTTTTCTTATGGCTTTTTCAATAATTTCTTCTCTTTGGTTACTTACTCTTCTTTCAGTAGTATTTTTGGCACCAATACCTTCACCTGGTAGAACGCAAGCAGAGCTTAGAGGTTATGGAATGAGTATCAAAATTAGAATGTGGGCAAACATAAATGATGTAACGCCTTATTTAAATAGATACTTGCCTGCTTTTGTTGGTTCTGGTTATTATTATATGTGCCCTTTCAAGAGATATGTTGCGAAAGAATTAGATAAATATTTTAAAACGGATGATTGTATAAATGATAAAAATCCAGCATATAAAGATGTATATAATTTAGTACAAAAATATGAAACTTTATGATTTAATAATCATAGGCGCAGGACCTGCTGGTGTAAGTGCGGCAAAAGTTGCCGTTGATAAAGGATTATCTGTCCTCATTCTTGAGCGTGGTAAAGATCTAGCAAAAAGACGTGATCTTATATCAGGATGGTTTGGAAAAGGAATTATAGATGTTGATCGTTTTGAATTAGAAGATATCTTATTGGATAACCAGAAGGCTGTAAAAGAAGCTCTTAAAATTGTTAAAAAAGTTGCATCAACTCAAATAAAAAATATTAACAAAAATAAAATTCATAGGTTTTCTCCAAAGTTTGGGGTAAATATGGCCGCATTCTTTTTTGATAAGCTACAGAAAAAGGTTGATATCTTTTTTAATTCTGAAGTTTTAAAAGTCGAACAAAGTGAGCAAAATTTTATTGTGTATACAATAAAGAATGTTTTTATGGGGCATTATTGTTTGATATCAACTGGTAAATATTCTATAGAGTGGATTAAAAATTTGTGTTCTGATTTTAATATCGATTTATTAAATAATAATATAAAAATTGGAGTGAGAATTGAAGTTCCAACATCCAAAGTGATAGATTTTTTAGAAACTGGAAATATTAATGTTTCTGACGGATCTACCAGCATAGAAGATACAAGATTTGATTCGTTTGTTGGAGAATGGGAAGAAGCAAATATTCTATCAGCTTTTGGACATAGCATTTTGAATAAAGAATCACACAAAACTAATTTTATGGTTGGAATATCTACCAAAACTGTGATAGATGAGGTTATAAGAGAGATTAAGATAGTTAACATTTTAGCAAACGATAGAATTAAATGTGAAAGAGTTTTTGATTATATGGAAGGAAAATCGCTAGTAAAACATATTGGGATCTTTGATGATCTTCGTATTGCTTTTGAGAAATTGGATACTATTTTACCATTTTTTTCTACATATGCAATTATGTACATTCCAGAAGTTAGGTTAAATGGAATTCTACCAGTTACATCTAGCATGGAAACATCAATTCCAGGATTATATGGTGCGGGTGAATGTACATCAAGAGTAAGTAATTTAGTTGGGGCTATGGCCTCAGGAATTATTGCTACAAAAACTATAGCAAAGGAGTAATAAAATGGGAAGAAAAAAGAAGGTTCAAGAAGAACAGAAAGTACAGGAAGTAAATGTTGAAACACTTAGAAAAGCAATTCTGAATTATTTACAGCTTAACGGATGGCAAATTAGAAAACAATTTGGTCTTATAGATGCCAGACTAGAAGAAAATCCAACAAGATTGGTACTCATAGCAACAAGTTCAGAACTTAAAACAAATGAGTTTGAGAACTTGGTTCATGATGGAGTAGTAATTCCCGTGGAAGTTCAAAAAGTGGAAATGAAGCCGGTTGTTGTCACAGGTGATGTAACTGACGGTGGTAAAGTAGAAGCAGCACAAGAGGTCGATCAGAATCCAGTTTTCCATCAAGAATTCTCTAAACAGGCAAAAGATGTTCTAAATATTAAAGAAACTGTTGGTCCGAATGCGACCAAAGATGATGTTAAAGGTCCAAATAAAGAAGAAGCTCTTAATGCTTGGAAAAAGAGACACTCAAAAGTTAAGATTGTTGGAGAGAAGTAATGTCTAATTTTACGTCTCTTTTGGACAAAGGAAAAAGACGTTATGTGGATAAGTATCTACGACCAAGAAAATTTGGTAAATGTGAAGGTTGTTCAAAGCCAGCACTACTAATTGAATATAAGGATGCGCAAGATTCAAAGGCATCGCTGTTGTTGTGTGAGCATTGTTATACAATCATTCTGAATGATAATAAATAGATGGGGTTATGAAATTGGTTAATAGCAAAGAAATTGGTAAAATTCTTGATGAAAACACGGATCCTATCTATGTCGTTGATGATTTTAACGAATCAGAGCATCGTAGCCCGTGCTGGGAAGCAAGAATTGATAAATTACGAAACAAGATATCGTTTTTAGTAGATAAAGAAGAAAAACTATCGGTGGCACTTTCAAAATTTAAATCTAATGAGATTACCGTGGATCTTTTAGCTAGTTTTATAAAGTTATTGCGAGAAGGAAAAATAGATGAACTTAAAAGACTGTGAGAATTAAATGATAGAAGGTTTAGCCTCTTTTTTTGATAGACTATATGGCTTTTATTATTTACTAATTCTGGGAAGTTTTTAAATCTACAAATCAATATAGTTTAGGAGAGGGGTTTTTGTCAACTTACAGAATCTTATAGCTTTAAAGTTTTTGTCCCAATAGCAAGATTACCCTTACTGAATTATCGACAGAGCGGCACATCATGATATATAAAAATGATAAGCTTAGGATATATTGAAACTTATAAAGCTGACTGAAAAATATAAGAATTTTGTTGAACATAAAAATTTTTTTATAAAATTAAAGAAGGTATAAACTTTCTATAGGAAAAAATAATGGATGAGCTTATTAAAAAATTTCCAGAATTAATTAAAGTTCTGCTTGATAAATTATCTAAATCGGAATTTAGTTCGGATGTACCAGAAATAAAGGAAGCAAAGGAAAAGTTATTATCACAACTTCAAACTATTACTGATGAAATGATTGGGCTTCAAAATAAAAGTGGGGATAGATTAACAGAAGAACAGTTAAAAAAATGTTTCGAAATGCGTTCACTATCGAAATGATATACTGGAAATAATAAAATTGAGAGGCAAATGATTTCTGTCTTGTCACAATTTCCAAAACACAATCCTAAACAGATTGAGTTTATTGAACAAAGAAAAAAATACTGACTGCGGTGTAGCTTGTTTAGCTATGCTTGTTATTCGTTTATATAATGAAATAATTACTTTATATCCTAGATTAAAAAGAACACATAGTGGGTTATTTCCAGATGATATTTTTGAAGTATTGGTAGATTTAAATTATGAATATTATGAAACTAAAACGCTTTCTAAGAAAGGTGTAGCCTTGATTGCAATTGAATGGAAAAATGTTGTATCGCAGGGCCACTATGTTGTGTAGGATAGTAAAAGAGGACAATTTTTAGATTTACTCCACGGTCTTGTTAATAAAAGTGATATGTTTTAATAAGCAGATGTTGAGGTATATATGGAAAATAAAAAAATAACAGCAGAAGATTTTGGATTAAGAGAGGATGAAAGTAAACCGCCGCTTAGAGATGAGAATATTATATTCTACATTTCTGATATGTTCTCCAATCCTACTATTCGTTTTAGCGATGTTATAACTAGACGTTTTAATATAATTAAACCAATGCAAGAAAGTGCCCGCCAAGAAATTCAGGCAGAAGAAGATAGAGTTGTTTTTGAAGCCCTAGACTCTGTAGCTGCCCAATACGAATTGGGCGCTACAATAGCATTTCCAATTAGAAACCTAAATTATCAGGGAATTGCTCGTAGAATTTTTTCTGAAGAACCTATGCCCCAAGGTGCTAATCCTGATGGATATTGTTCAGGTTTAGATTATTTGGGTAAATCAACAACTTAGCCTGTCGACTACGATGATGAATAAATTTTACTCATCTCGATGGAGAGGTATAAATGGAAGATATTAAAGCAGAAGATTTCGGGCTGCCAGAAATTGAAAATCAACTTTTATATAATCTTGTACCATCCCAAATCAGGATTAATGGCAAATTGTAGCTACACTCATTAAGTGCGTAGCCACGCTTCAGGGTTGTTTATAATTATATTGTTCCTAATCCTATCAACTTTATAAACATAAATTTTACTCTGTAGGAGTTTGAATGCACCAAAAGATAAAAGAATGGTTTAACCTTTATGGACGCAGTTTGGCAGAACTAAAGGTTCAAGGCGGCTCAGAGGTTTTTAAGCCTGTATAAGCTCGTGGAGTAAATGGACCCACCATGGGACGAATGGGCTCAATTCCTCGTCCTGACGGGGCAGCTATACGGCTTGGTGTGGATATTTTCACCCCGATGACCCAGATGAGGCTCTGGCGTTTATTGGAGAGATAACAAATCTCAATACGAACAAGAAGCAGTTATGATACACGCAATTACCGGAATGAAAAATGTACCAAAAGGTGAAGCATGAGAACCATCAATACCGATGGCCACAATATAGAAAAAATTATAGAAGAGGCTAAGAAGCTAATAAGGGAATATTGTAATTCTGGTTATATTGGTGGATTCGATCAAGATACCGAAAAGCGTGTTAAAAAGTTTATTAAAAAAATGTGGGGACTTGACGAAGCTGATGAACCGGAAGACGTTCCAAAAATTGGGAGATTTTAATGGGAAGAATTATTAATTCTGGAATTCCTTTTGCTATATATTTTGAAAACAAAATTAAACGTTGTAAAATTTCTCCTAATCGTGTCAATGAAACATGCGAGTCCTGGATTACTGTCAGTAACGGCTGGCATATTGTATTAGATAGAATTTCTCCAATATATTCATTGACTGATGCCCTATCAATGTATTATTCCGACATAAATAATTCTAGTTGGTTCTCCCCAAGACAATATTTTCTCAAACTAATTTGTTCTAGCTGCAGCCATGTTACTGTTTATATGGAACCCACTGATATTCCATTTTGTGGCGGAAAGTCGGGGCAATTGGTTTGTCCTCATTGTCAGCAAGAATGGCTTACATATCAATATGAGGAATAAATGAACGGTAGAATTTATAAGAATAAAAAGAAAGGAACTTTCTATATTATTGTTGGTGTGGCATTTGATGCAACAAATGCCCGAGATGGAAATAGAGTTATTGTATATAAATCTTGTGAAAACTGCAGAACTTTATGTAAGGGATGAGGAAGAATTTATTAATAAATTTTGAGGAAATAAAAGATTTTGAACCGGAGCGGGTTGATTAATTTTTTTGATTCAATTATGCCAGGTATATTCAATGAGCAGATTTTTTCTCCTCGCAATAGGATAAAAATTATATCCTCCTGATGGATTAGATTTGGATATATATAATTCAGACGATGAACCCACAATTCAAAAAACTTTAAGTGAAATAGGTTTGCAGCCATTTTTAGATCATATTAAAGTTGAAAAAGAATCGTATACTTCTAAAGTAACTATCTATATTGATTGGTGGTTAAAAGAACAGCTAAATTTTAATCAACAATATATGTTACTATGATTTAATAGGAGAACCTATAACTGTTCTTGATAGTATGCCATATATTTTTTCTTCAATAATAAAAACTTTAATACAACTTGAAAATTATCCTGGCGATTTCGGACAAACCATTGATTTTAAAGATACAATTTCACCCAATGATTTTGAACTAAGAGAGAACGAATGAGAATTATTAATACGAATAAAAATCCAGCAAGAGAGTTATTAGATAGGGCAATTACCAAATTTCGAGGCGCCTATAAAGTTCCCACTCTTCCAAAGATTAGAAGAATGTCACATGGTAGCGTTCTTTATAATTGGGATGACATAAAAGCAACTTTTTGGTTATATACGCATAACAATAGCGCAAGCTTTTTTATAACCCAAATTACTCAATCGCGTCTTTTACCAGCAGCTCCACTTTTTAATTTTTCCTCAGATGACGAATTAATTAATAATATTATTAGAATGTTTTGAGTACTGGGTTAATAATTGTATGAGGGGATAATGGAAAAAGTAAAAACAGAAATAATAGCAAAATGATTTTGGTCTAATGGAAAGCGAATCTCATAGGAGTCCTTATTTACTAAGCCCACTTATAAGATATTCGGTTACAATACCATATGATTCTCGCGAACCCTATACATGCTCCCGCATCATGCTGAATATGAAGTAGAATATTATTGTCCGCAATGTGGAGCGACCTATGTTTTTAAAGGTCGTTTGCAACAAAGACGTGATGCTTTTGGTGAAACCAAAAGATTCCTCACCCGTCCAACTACTTGTATTGGCTTGCGGAAACCATTGAATTAGGTTTTTAATCTTGCTAATAACTATTAATAAGCTAGTATTAAAGGAGAGGTGCTAGCTTAATGAAGTCCTTTTTAATTTCTAAAAGAGCCGATACAATAAAATTAGAACCTAAGTGGGAAAAGCATCGAGATCTACTTTGGTTTTTGCCTTCTCAAAAGAATCCACCGGTCGGGTTTGAATCATCTGAGTGGGTTCGACCTGTTCCTGTAGAAACTCCAAATATTCCAATAAAATATGAAGAATCTAATATAATTCGTGAAATGCTTAAAAAATTAGGGTGGGATGATATTCTTTTGAATTATAATAATATAAAAACATATCTACCCCTAGATTCAATAAATACCCTAAATTATCTTAAAAGTAAAATGTCAGAAAAAGATAAATTGGTCGTGGATAACATACTAGAAAGAGTTAAAGAGCAAAGAGGTACTAAAGAATATAAATATGACACAATTGATCATGAAGCAAAAGACCAAATGCCCTATCTACAATTAGGAGAAGATATAGAAAAAATAGGAGAAAGACTTAGCTATATTGCCGAAATTTTAAATTGGCCTAATCCTGTAGAGTCTTGGTTTGATAATAATAATAATGAAAAATTTAGACTACCAGGTTATATAAAAGATAATCGTGGTAGAGTTGTTAGAATGAGTAAACTTCTTGAACAAGCTAAAAGAAAGATGAAAAATGATACAGTCATTCTTGGTGATGGAAGAGATTTATCCATGGAAAATTTTGCCAAATATGTAAATGATAAATATTCTGTTGCTCCTAAGTTGAATAAATGGAAACTCGTTGTTTCGGCAGAACCCTCCGATATTCTTATGATGTCGACGAATAAAGGTTGGACATCTTGTATGGGAGAAGGAAAATCTAACTATTCATCATTGGATTCTGCTACAACAAATAGAGATATGGTTGCCTATGCTGTTGCCCCTAATCATGATAAGTGGGTTTCAAGAGTTTGGTTGCGTTTTGATGGTAAAGGGCATTGGTGGCCAGAAACAAAAATTTATGGTACAACTAGCCTAGATAATAAAATTTTTCTTGAAGCTGTTAATAAATATTTAAGCAAATATGGCATTCTTGGAAAAGTTGGAGAATATTCCCCAGAAGCAAAAGGCTGGTCTGATTTTGCAAAAAGTAAAATAGAATTCTCTGATAAAGTATTAAAACCAAGTATTGAGGAAATAAAAGAACGACAAATTCAAAATCTACCATATGAAGATATTAAACCAGAAATACGAAAATATAAAATATTTGTAAAACCATATATGGATTCTTTAGTTAAAAAAAAATTAGAAGCTTTTTCTAAAGATATAATAAATATTACTATTGATAGAGATGATGGAGATGATGCCCTTTTTGCAAATATGCCAGCAGAATTAGTAAAAGAATTATATGAGATACCAGAAATTATAAAAATAATTCCTGCTGGAACATATAAAATATTGCATTTAATAGTAAAAGATAAATCATTTAATGAAAATGTTTTAAACAAACTTACTACTTTTTGCTATTTATCTAGTAATCATGATATACCTAATATTAAAGAAATTGTAAGCGAGATTAATAAAGATTATACTAAATTTTTATATTTTTTTCCTAAAGAAAAAAAATTATATGATACAATAATATCGGAAAATTTAGAAATATTAAAATTACAAATACTTGGGCGATATTGGGGAGTTTTTAATAAATTTAAGCTAATTGGACCTGGAATTATTGATATAGAGCTTTTAGCAGAAAATGCTACTAAAATTTTATCAAGATTAAAAAAAATGAACATTACAGTTAAAATTAAAAACTCATTCTATATTTCAAAACGTGCTAATTATATAGAAAAAAGAAAAGAAGAGTCTGGAAATATTACTTATATATATGATGAAAAACATATTAAAGCAAGAAATAAAAAAAAAGCAGCGCGCCTGTTGCGATTATCGAAATCTCTTAAAAATATGAGAGCCCAGGTCAAAAAAGATATTACTAACGAAGATGATAGAACAAGACTTGCTGCTATCGCTGTTGCTCTCATTGATGAAACTTTTGAGAGAGTAGGTAATAGATATTCTGCCGCCGATATGAAACATTATGGTGTTACTACTTGGCTTGTTAAACATATTAAATTTTCCGGTTCAACTGCAAGGATTAAATATATTGGGAAATCTGGTGTAAAACAAAATAAGTTTGTTTCAACTCCTAAAGTTGTTTCTGCTCTTAAAAAGTTATGTAGCGCTAAAAAACCAGGAGATCTAGTATTTGAAATGGAAGATTTTACTTTAACTGACAACAATGTTAATCAATATCTTCGTCCATTTAATATTACAGCAAAAGATATTCGTGGTTTACATGCAAATGTTGAAGTTCGTAAACAGCTTCAAAAAATGAAAAAGGATAAGGATCAAAAAGAACGTAAAGAAAATTTTAAAAAAGCTGTAGAAGTAGCTGCTAAAATAGTTGGCCACAAACCGTCTACTCTTAAAAATCAATATCTTATACCAGGTTTTGAAGAGAAATATATTACGAAAGGTGAACTTATAGGACCAAAAACTGCTACAAGAATTCCTCTAATTATAAAACAAGCTGAACATACCGGAGCCATGTTGGCAATTATGGCGCCTAAAGGTATTATTAAAAGAATAGATGACAAAATTGATGAAGATTGTAAATCTGTTCTACATCTTACTTTATTATACTTAGGTGATTCTTCTAAATTAAATGAGAGTGAATTAAACGCTATTGAGAAGGTAGTTCAAAAAGTATGCGAAAAACATAATCCTCTCAAAATGGAAATTTCGGGAGCTGGTGTGTTTACTCCTGGTGATAAAGGTACTCCAACATTTATTATTCCAAACGCAAAAGGATTGTCAGCTTTACAGGCTGAATTAGAAGAAGCCGTGAGCAATATAGTTGATCTACCTTCCGATCATGGTTGGGTCCCCCATATGACTCTATCTTATTCCGAAGAGCCAGAACTTCCCGAGATTATAAAATATAAATGGACAGCAAATAAAGTAAGATTCCAAGTGGGCGGAAAGAAGCATGCCGATATTCCATTGGGTAAAAAAGCTGATTTTTTAATTTCAAAGCGCGCTCTAATAAAACAAGAATATGAAGAGCAATTAGAAAAAGAATATGACGGAATTGAGATAAAGGAACAGGGAAAATATGATTCTTTAACCGAGGAAGAAAAAAAAGCAGAAGAAGAGTTTTTGAACTACAATAAAAAATTAGAAATACAAAATAGACCAAAACGAAAACGTTCGAAAATAACAGCCGATAAAATGTTAGCAGAAATGTATCCCGAAAAACAAGAATACCTCAATCGCTATTTTGAAGCGCAATTGTTTAGACACGCTTCTCATTTTAATTGGACCAAACCATTGCTAAAAGATGAATTGCCAGAACTTCTTCGTGTAGCTCTGGAAGAAGGAATGTCATATGATTCCCTAAAACGTTCTTTTAATCACGGCATTCTTCGTTCACTAGATAAAAAGATTTGGGAACATCTTGATAATACTGATTCTCTTCCTATCAAGTCCTTAGACGATGCTATCGCTCTAGCAGAAAACTATGGCAAAAATTGGCAACCTATACAACAGGCTTTCGAAGAGCAAAAGTCTCTCCCAGCTCCAACAGTATTAGAACGTACTGATGGCTCTATTACCCTTGTAGGTGGTAACACACGTTTAGCTTTTGCTAAAGCACATCATGTAAAACCTGAAGTTTATTGGATAAAAGAACTTGAGCTGTTTGAGACACCACATAGGATTGAGCCAAAATTATGAAATTATTGATTAATACCTATTTTTTAAGATAAATTTATGAAATTGTTGAATTTTGTGGAGGCTTATGAGAATTTCAAAAAAATCTGCATTGATTCCAGGCTCAACAATCAAAATAAAGGAGTGTGATGATTCTACAGCTTGGATTACTATAGAAGATCTGGTGGTTATTCAATATGACGATGGCGTAGCTCAATCTATGAGCCCCAATGTTCTAAAAAACCAAATAGGTTAAACTAAGGTATAATTATGAAATCGTTGAATTTTCCAATATCTAAACGCGCAATAATTCAATTGCCCCCTGAAACAACCCAAATGTGGCAATGGGTGAAAACTAAGTATGCCCAAAGAGTATTGGCTAATTTCAAATACCAATTTCTATCAGAAAAGGAATCTAAAGAAATAATCCAAGAGTGCGCAAAAAGTCTAGATAAGATATATCTGCTCAAGAATGAATTAAAATCAGCCAAAACTCTAGGAGATGAAATAACTCTAGTTAAAAAATATGGATTGATAGTATTTAAATCATATGAGATAGGAGAAGGAACATATCTGGATACTCAAATAATCCTACGTACAAATGAGAAAAATCATGAAATTCCTAGTGAAAAGCCTGTTTGGCGCTGTAATAATAACCCATTTACAAATCTACAAGGCGTATTAGAAGAAACCATAACCAAGCTTATAGAAAATATCTCTTTAGCAGATTCTAACTATATGGATGATAAAGAACTGGTAGAACAAACTATGTTTAAACAAAAAGTCCTTAAAGATGCTAAAGCTAAAATCCCTTTTAATTATTTGTCGGCGGGAACAGAAATCCCTATAAATACACAAAAATGGGAAATGTATGGAATCTCTAATGTGCCGCAAGAAATAGAACTTAAAATACAACAAACCGCAGACAATTCTGCCTATGGAGAGTGGCTACAAGAAAATCTTGCTATCCTAATCTATGTCCTACCAGATGATGTGAACCCTGACTCTTTATATGAATATTCTATTATTCAGTTGAGACTAAAACAAACTGTCAACCATGAAGTAAGACATATGATCCAAACTTTAATTAATAAATCCAAGAATATAGAAACAGGCGGGCTACCAAAATATAAAACTCCTGGCTATGATCCTTATGGCTATAAAGAAGAATTTAAATATCTGGAAAAAAAACCATCCCAAAATTATACCGGGCTAGATAAACTAAATCTAACAGAAAGAGAATTAACTAGACAACCCCATGCCCTCAGAGCTATAGAATATCACACCCGATTAGCCGATTCTGTGGAAGAATTTAACCAACTAAAAACTAAATTCCCTAAATCAGAATTAGCTAACCTAACCAGAACTTTTATCGGTGAATACCCTATGTTTAAATATAATGGACAAATCATAATTACAGATGAATTCTTTCAGACTCTCAAAAATGATGTCAAAACTAAACTAAATCTTTACGAAAAATCAAAATCTAAAGAGGCGGAACAAAACCTCTCTAAAGCTAGAAAACGCTACTACCAGGCGGCTAAACAGTTCCTTAAAGAAATCCTATGAAAATTATCATATTCCCTAAAGAAATAAATAAAATACTCAAAACTCGTATCATCCCTACTACTAAATTGGGCTTCTTTAAACCTCACCAAATTTATCACGTCCTGGACTATAAAAGAAAATCCTCCCATACTTATATCCAAATCACTAGAGTTTATACCGCTACCCTGGAATCACTCCCGAAATATATTAAATTACAACCCGAATTTAAAAAATTACAGCCTAAAACAAAAATAGAAATCCTACACTTTAAAATAGTTTATCAGAATGAGTTTACCAAAGAAATATGGTAATATCATCCCAAAAACTGTTTAATTCCATTTTACCTAAATTGTTAATAATTCCAATGGAATTTATAATCTATATTTTCCATTTGTAAACCCTTACAATTATAGGGATTATTTTGTTAGGTATTTTATACAGACTACCCCTATCTTTAACCTAATATCTTATCTGTTTTCTCTTACCTCCACAAATATCCCTCACCTTTTCTAAATTTCCTCTGCCAAGTACCGCGCATAAGGAAAATCAAACCTAAAGAAAAAATAAATCGGCGGTTCTACTATATATATAAAAACAACAACTCTATAACCCCCTTAGAGATAAAATAATCTCCATAATATATATACCCTCTTACTATACATGTCTTATTATATCTTTTATGTAATTGTAACCCTATTATTTTGTTTTAAAGCATAAAGATATATTTTAAAATAGGGCGGGGGTGCTTCTTTCGTGTTGTTTCCTAACTTGTGCTACCAGCACGTTGTTAGTTATACAGCAAGTTGTATTAAATATTTTTTGCTTAATTATTTTAAGCAACTTAGCGCAACAAATTGGGGAAAAAAGTATTTGGGCCTTTTAGTTGTCGAAGCAAAAATTTTGTTAAGACAGCGGGGTGCTAGGGACTTAGGTGGTTTGATTAATAACAACAATTTAGGTAAGGAGAGATAATGTATATTCTTCGTCGCGAGTTAAATATGTTTGGGGTAGAGTTGTGGTGGGATGGGAATAAGGTATTGACTTGCTCATCTTACAAGCGTAAAACTTATGTGTTGGAAGAGCATGAGGCTCATACGTTGAAGACCGCCACGGTGATCATGAAGGACTTGGAAGAGGCATACTATAACTCTTGTTCCGCGATGTGTTAAGTAATATAAAAGATTAGCCACCACTACATATAGTATGTAGTATAATTCTTACCAGTCAAAAAGTTTTCAAAGCCCGAGAAAAATATCTAAAATGCTAGTAGGTACTTAACCTACATACTATATGCAGTGGGGTGGTTAGCCTATCAGCATTTTAGATATTGGGTAGGAGATGTTTATGAAGACTATAGTAATCAATGGTATGGAGATTGAAGTTATGGTATGTTTGCCTTCCAGGCGCAAGGCATCGAGCAATATCCAGAAGGCGCGGTATCAGAGGAACAACAGTGGTGCAAAGTGGTTGGCGGTGGACTCAGGACAGATCAAGATGATCAAGTAGTTTGCTGGACTTTAAAGTTTGTAGTACTGCTGCTTTATGCTACGTCACACTTCACAAGCAAGGGATGGTATGGCTTGTTAGTGGGTGTTAAGAAATATCCGCAAGGGAACGCTGACACTTATTAGCCTGTATGGAGTGTAGCACTTGCGGATATAAACTTACGAACCCTATTAGGTAAAGGGACGTAATACTCTGGGGAAGCTCCAGGGACCGCTGGGAAGCGGTGACAATATCTGAAGCCCACCCATTGGTGGTAAAACCAAAGGGGCCTATATGGTCCAGAAAGAGGAGAGTTCCAATGTCCGAGAAGAATGTAAACATCACGGGTAAGGTCACGGGGTTCATGACGGTCAGCGACAGCAACAAGCTTCCCCTGTCGGTGAAGCACAAGGTGATCTCGGCTCCCGCCGGTCAGGTGCGCAAGTTCCGTAAGGTGCTGATCGATCCCGAGACGGGTGAGGAGGTGGTGATAGAGGGTCGTGCGTACATCGGTGGCCTCGGGAAGGACGGGGAGCCAATCGGTGACCGCAAGCAGTCCCTCACCTGCCGCATCGCGTTCAGGGTGAAGAACCTCCTGAGTGTGCTGTCGGAGGGGAAGGTGACCGCAGTCAGCCCTTCTTCACCTGCCGCTGCCTCGGCGGACGAGATACTGAACGCCCTGCTCTAGTATACAACCCAACACTCGCTTATAGCCCAGGCGAGTAATAAATAACAGGGCTTTTCTCTCCCATCGTTTAGGGGGAAGTAGGCGCCTGTAGCTCAGCTGGATAGAGCATCGGACTTCTAATCCGGCGGTCGCAGGTTCGAGTCCTGCCAGGCGCGCAACTTGCGGCAGCTCGGAACCATATCCGTACTTTGGGAGAACCTGGGGCCAGCGACCACGTTTTGTTTTTCTGGAGCGTTTCATCATCTCCTCTCCTTTAGGTTAGTTATCAGGTTATTGTGGTTGACTTATGGAGGATGATTATCGCAACGCCTGTGCCAATCAGGTTTTCCTCCTTGAGGTCTTTGAAAACTAAGAAAAACTATTCCACCGGTGAGGCGAAGGTGACTGTTCCGGCGAGGAGAAAACTCCGGATTAACGACATCTTTGTCATGGTTTTATCAGACGTAACCTTCATGCCTTCCTAGGCTTGCGAATTTCTGATTTAACGCCGAGTGCCGGATGGGTGCTGAATTGAAGGAGATATAAACAATGCTAACCCGAGTTGCACTGAAGAATTTCGGCCCACTTACTCAAATTGATTGGCATGCTCTCGGTAAGATGAATCTCGTGATTGGTGGCAACGGCAGCGGGAAGACTTTTTTACTCAAAGCACTCTACAGCGGGATGCGCACCTTGGAGGAATATAAGCGTGGAGATGACCGGCGCACGGCGGCTGAAATTTTGGCGGATAAGCTCTATTGGGCCTTTCAACCAGAGAAGATCGGGGATCTGGTAACCAAGGGTGCTGATGCTCCCTTATCCTGTGCCATCACCCTCGACCAGCATGAATTTCGCTACAGCTTTGGCAAGGATACCACTAAGCAAATTTCCACCGTGGAAAACCAGGTCCCACCACGGGAGAGCAATTCGCTTTTCCTACCTGCTAAAGAGGTGCTGTCACTGCACCATATCATTCTGAAGTCTCGCGAACAGGATAAGGTGTTTGGCTTTGATGACACCTACCTGGATCTGGCCCGTGCACTGAGGCAAGCGCCTAAGAGAGAGAAGAACTACAAGGAGTTCGCCCAGTCGCGTCAAAGTCTGGAAGACATTTTAGGCGGCAGGGTGGAGTATGACGAGGCATCTGGACGTTGGCAGTTCAGGAAAGGAAACCAAAAATTTCCCATCGGCGTTACGGCTGAAGGCATTAAAAAAATCGCCATTCTCGATACGCTTTTGAGTAACCGCTACCTCGATACAGATTCGATGGTTTTCATCGACGAGCCCGAAGCTGCGCTGCATCCCCTTGCTATTTCGCAACTGTTGGAGATTGTGGTGACGTTGGCCAAATGTGGCATCCAATTCTTTTTCGCCAGCCATTCCTATTTTGTGGTGAAAAAGCTTTTTCTGATTGCCCAAAAAGAAGGCATATCCATTCCGATAATTTCAGAGAGCAATGCCACGTGGCAGTGTGCTGATTTGCAGGAAGGAATGCCGGATAACCCCATCATCAACGAATCTATTCAGCTCTATAAAGAAGAAGTGGGAATGGCGCTGCAATGACGACACAGCCCATTGTTGAATCCGGCATGACCTTTGGTCCGTTCCCTGAAGGGTGCGGAGTTTCGCCTGGTTCTTGTCGTCAAGAACCATAAAGAGGAATGGCTCCCTCCATTAAAAGATGCGCTCGCCAAGGCACGGTCAAGACCTGGGCATTGTCTCCGACTGCCGTGGCGGTCATTAACGATGATCTGGCGCGAGATCATGGTTTGATTTTGTAGCCTACAGGAAATGAGGTCCTATCGACGATGTTTGGTTAGCGGCCCGCCACTTTAAGGGCTTTGCTTCTATTTACGAACAAAAGGGCTTATTTGAATAAGGGAAAACATGACAATGAACTCAAATGAAACAGACAGTTCCGTTCACAATCTTAGCCTAACTGAGGTAGAAATTATAGTTAACAGAAAGTTTTCAGACGGTTCAAATTATAGCGTTACCTTTAACGCTGATCCCTATACCTTTCACATAGACCAAAAGCGTGACATTATACCTTGCTATGGCGGTGATTGCCAAAGTCAGACGCTAGAGCAGTACTCTACGGGAAGACCTGTTAAAATGATTGAAAATCATAGTAATCCTGGGGTTACGCTGAGCATAGTTTGTAAACTATTAGAAAATAAACCTAGTGTATACATTATTGACGGAGGAGCTAATAAAACCAATGACAAATAAAATATTGGAACAAATGGTCCATGTGTATCAGCTTGCCTCTGAAATGGCCAAGGTTGGGTTATCTGATAAATTCATTACCGCCATGGTTGGATTAGCCAGTCAATATGAAGGCGTTTATGATTTGATGGTTCTATGGTCAGAAGAAAACGATCAGGGTGAGAAGGACCATATTATTGCTGATATACAGGAATTGATCGATGGAAACGCCGACAAAGTTGAACGGTGCGAAGCTGGGAGGATTGTAAAAAAACCAAAGTTATCTTTTGATAAACTAGATACAGTTGGGAGTGCAGTTTTAGCGTTTAAAGCCGAGTTGCGGAAAAAAGTTGATAAATGGGGTGGTATTTCCAAACTGGCGGAAGTGACCGGTATGCCTCAGCCTTCTCTGAGCAGATTTTTTTCAAGTGCTTCCATGCCTCGTCGTGTGACTCTCTACAAAATAGCTGAAGCTCTCAGCTTACCAAAAGAACAAATCGACTTTGATTGGGTCACCTAACAACGACCCCTCCCCGGATCACTTGCATCGCCCAACATTCGCTTATAATCTAGGTAAAAAATAGGGGCCCTAATAAGCAATCAAGAATATTTTAGGAAATTGGATATACCCTAGCGGTTTATAAATCTGTACTGAATTCTGTAATGTAGAAGAGGTTACAGTCTACATATGCGATAGTGGGAAAATTATAGAATTGTATCAGATGTGTGAATATTGAAGCCCTTTATAATTGTGGAATGATTTTTGATATTTTGGAGGCATTTATGTATATTTATGAAAAAGAAAACAATAAGTATGAAATAACCAATATATATTATGGTGTTGCAATTCATGAATATCGAATTAAGTTAGTTGAAGGTAAATGGTTTCCTAAATATAAATTAGCTGAAATATGTGAAAAAGGAATTGGATCCTCAGTAAAGTTATTTGATTTCGACGATATCAAGTATGCATTAGTAACAATATTTACTAAATAAATTCCCCTAAAGTATATTAATAATCTCTAGTAAATATAGCTTCGTAGTCCTATCTCGATAAATAATCAATTAGTGTATAAATAAACCAATCTTGGGCTCAAACTTTATCTGATTACAAATAGAAACATATTCTTTCCCAGAAATAATACAGTGGTCCCTATTTTAAGTAAAAAATACTAGGGCAAATTATTTAATAGAATGTTACGATACCAAAAATCAAATAACAAAGAAATGCTATTTCAATTGTCATTAATCTATGAGAATTGATGTTTTACATAGTAATAAATATGTTAGCCTTCAAAATAAGTAAATTAATACCTAAATATATTTATATGTAGCAGTATGGGAAAGTATTTATCATATAAATGAAGGTAAATATTAGTTTTGTGTATTATAATTCAAAATAACCTATTAAAGTTTGTTTTGGGTATATATGATCATTTTGTTTTCTGTACATATCGCTATATAAACAGATTTTGGGTTTAAAATGTACATAGCGCAAATGATTTTTATCTAGTAAGTGGGTTATTAGATATAAAAATAATATGGCAATTTAGGTTACAAAAACAATGTGATTTTGTCATAAAAATTTTGGGCCAAGTATTTCACAAGATTATCAACTCTGCTACAATCTTTAATAACATACAAAATATCTACCGATATCATTTCCACAAACCTAAAGAGGAAATTATGAACCAAAATATATTACTACAATTGGGCTATAAATCATATAAACCCTATAAAGATGGAACCTCTAATTTATTTCAAAAATCCTTCTCCAATTCAAAAGGTATAAAATATTTCATTAATATCCATGAATATAACTGTACATACTATAATAACTATGTAGGAGACCAATCATATTTAGCAGAAGCTTTACTATATAGAGGAAATACAGAATTTAGTATCTTAGTTCATATCCATGACGAATCAATCCAACAAATTGAACAACTAATTGAACTTGTATGGAATAATATGGATTGTAAACTTGATATCTATAATAACTGAAAGATAAATAACACAAAGAAGTGTAGTTCGATACTCCATATATATAGAGAATTGTTTTCATCATCCTCGTACTACCACAACTTTCCAAGTACAGAATGTAAGATGTATACATCGAAAAATTGTTCTAGCGCCGTACGGCGCGTAAATGTAAACGAAAGTAGATACTTAACCGAGGGTAGATAAAATAAACCTAGAAAATGATTAATTAATTTTGGGTCAGGTGGGGGGCTAATATACCAGGCCAATTTTTATCGAAAAGTTGTATAACTTTCTGGATGATATTTTTCAAACTACTGTGTTCCCAGTCATACCCCACGAATAAGGATGTTATCCGTGCGTACAAGTTATACGATGAGTATTTGGACATTACAGTGTCTCATGTACTATGATAGATACGATAAATAATACATATGACATGAAGAAAAACATAACTACTCAAGGGGTGGTTTTGTACGAAGATGAGGAAATAAGTTATTACTTGTGAAGAAGTTATCAAGAGGATATGTGCTCTGGTGACTTAGGTTTGACCCCAAGCTCAACCCTTTCTACGCACATGATTGTTTCTGTGGCGAGAATGAGCCAAGGTGGAACATAGACATTTTATAGCTTCCAATTAAACCATGAGATTGTTCTTCGGGAACGCCATATCGTTCTTATGGGATTGCCGGTTTATATCCAAATCACCCGAAATTTTGAATTGTAGAAGATATAATCCGACGTTGTAAGTCTGCTAAAGAATATATAAGGACTACCACTAGAGCATCCATCAGACGGAAGGTTTATAACTTATATATTTTAGAGAACTTACATTTAGAGAGCAATATGTGTAATCACATTTGGTTGTGGAACCAATTTCGCTTCACAACAACTTCGGCATAATGGCTGAGGGTGAGGCAAAGGAATTAAACGAATCATTCAGCGTGACTACACAAGCAATAGGTTTGATAATAACCAACTACAATGAAAATGGTCATTTAACCAAGGGTACAGCGATGATTGGACCTACTGGGAGTTCTGGGCTGAGCAGACAAGCGAGTTAATGGCCAAAGTGATGGCAAAGATTGTAGCCATCAAGACATAGCTGGTCACGCCATATGAATTAAACTTTGATAACTGTGATGGCTGTACAGAGATACAGGGTGATCAGAAATGTGTAGCGTGCCGGAAATTCAAAGCTTTACAGGTAAAAGTTGATTCGTGATTTTGCTACAAAAAAATTTTTATCAAAAGGTTGTTATACTTTAACAGGAGATAAGATGATTCGAGCAAAAGGTGGTAAGAGGCAACCTAGATATTTTTATTTAAAGGACAAAGGGGCTGAAAAACTTTGTCGATATATGCAAATAAAAAGAAAGCCACCAAAGCTTAATAGTATAGAAGAAATAAAAAAAATAGATAAAGAATTATTGACATTATTATCTATAATAAAAACAAAATATAATATTAACGGATAGGAAAATTTAAAGGGAGTTAATCATGCCTGTAAGAAAGACGCCTAATATACGTTCTCTGCCGGCCTCTGCCAGCACTCTTGAACACAGCCTAATGGATGAATGGAAAAACCGGGCAACCTGATATAACGATTGAAGGGGACGAATTTCAGGTGGGTATTCATATTTACGTTATTTGGGATGACTGGAAAGACTTAGAACAAATTGACCGGTCAGAAATCATTATGCGGGTATTTGAAGTGATAGAAGGAAAAGAAAAAGCGAGGAAAGTAACGGTTGCCATGGGGCTAACTTCTGCCGAAGCCAAGCGTACAAGTTTTATATAAACATATGTAAATTAACTTTAAACAAAGGAATTTAAATGGTATTTGACGAAAAATGGACTAGCTATACAGTTGGTAAGCGTATGGCGAAATTTGATCATGTACAATTTATTTGTGATAATTGCGGCATAGCTTTTTATCCTCGACGGAAAATGTCACGATTTCTTCATTGGTTTTCATGTTCTATTATCTATAAATTGGGTTTTGGAACCATGAAATTAGCATTGTCATTGACAAATAATAATTTTAAAAAAAATAAATCAAAAAATAGTACATTAATTTATAAAGAACAATATAATAAAACATTATTAGTGATTCTTTAAAATATACTTATCTCATTTATAATATTTTTAGAAATTATTTTATAATATATCTTATTGTATTTTAATTTTAGTATTTATAGAATAATAAAATGTAAAGAGCTTGAAATAATTGATAATTTAGAGTAAAGTTTAAAATCTAAAAGGATATAATCAAAATGGCTGAAATTAGAAATAGATATAATAATGAAGTAATATTTAGTTCTAAAGAAGATAAAGATGTTAGAGAAACAGTTATTGAGGCAGTTAAACAAGAAATTAATTTATATAGAGCAAATCTTGAAGGAGCAAATCTTAAAGGAGCAGATCTTGTAAGAGCAAATCTTTATAAAGCAAATCTTTATGTAGCAAATCTTGAAGGAGCAAATCTTAAAGGAGCAGATCTTGTAAGAGCAGATCTTATAGGAGCAAATCTTTATAAAGCAAATCTTGTAGGAGCAAATCTTGAAGGAGCAAATCTTTATGTAGCTGCTCTTAAAGGAGCAGATCTTGAAGGAGCAAATCTTGAAGGAGCAAATCTTAAAGGAGCAGATCTTGTAAGAGCAGATCTTTATAGAGCAAATCTTTATAAAGCAAATCTTTATGTAGCAAATCTTGAAGGAGCAAATCTTAAAGGAGCAGATCTTGTAAGAGCAGATCTTATAGGAGCAAATCTTTA